ACGCAATGTCTCTTCGTAGACCCGCTTGATACTAGATTCGTTCATTGTTGTTTCCTCTCCAGACATTAGATTAGTAGCAATCCTGTTCCTGTTCCACTGCCAACATCCACCACTCGCGAAGCCTCTTCTTTGCGTATTCGATATCTGAAGCATTGAAGGCGGTAAATCCATCTGGAAGAAACTGTAGATAATCATTATCTTCCAATGATTCTACTGCCCAATGTCCTCCACTGACATAGTTACTTCGTGCGTACTTCTTGAGAACGTCTATCGCATCATATGCGTAGACAAGTGTAAAGTTGTTTGGGTTTCCCATGGTGGCCTCCCGGCCGGGTCGGGGTGTTGGGTGTCCCGACCACTGCTATATACTAACAGGTGTGAACGGCATCATCGGCATCAGGTAATGGTACACCCCCGGCACCATACATGGACGCGGCCCCGGCACATCCGGCGGGGGTGGCCGGGGGCACGCGGCCCCGGTGCAATGGTGAGGGGTCTGTACCATTTCCTCACACCCGCGACGGATTGCGGGCAAACAGAAACACTCCGGGCCACACAACCGGAGTGTCCTGTATGACTAGCACAGACAGGTGCTAGAAGTAGATGTTCTCCTCAAAGTTGATTGGCTTGAACTCCTCCTCCGCAGATCCGTATGCGCTCTCTATACGCTTGTGCGTGTGAGCGCAATAGAGATCATGGTCTTCGTAGTTTATATCAAGACCTATGACGTTCCATTCGTCCCCGTACTCCGGGTTGACAATGGCGAAGATAACCTCCTCTATGTTGTCAACCACCGCGTCATACGACAGGGCCTCCCCATCAGCGGTGACGTAGTAGGTGGGATACCCACCGGGCCACGCGTAGGGCGCGCTGTCAAATGACTTGACAAAATCGCTCAAGTTCCGGATCAGCATGGTGGCCTCCCAGCCGGATCGGGGTGTTGGGTGTCCCGACCACTGCTATATGATAACAGGTGTGAACGGCATCATCGGCATCAGGTAATGGTACAGGCTCGGCACCAATCGCCCTCACCCGCGACAGATTGGGCGCAAAAGAAAAGCCCCCCAAACCGGGGGGCTAGTGCTAGAAGTTTTCTTGACAGAACCTTATAACCTCCTTCATGATATAGATGCGCATGGATTGCCATGACGACTGGCCCTGATCGAGCTTCAGTCGCTGCATGGTCACACCCTCCCACACAATCTCTACGGTTGGACGGCATGCCCATAGAGAATAGTTATCTTCGCGCATCTGGTAGTCCGCGAAGACCAGCACCCTTTGTGCCTTGCCATCAGGCAACAGCACATTGAAGGCAACATGTCCTTCATGGTGATGGAGCTCAAGCCCCAACCCGGTCTGTTGGGTGGGGAACGAGCTCCATGACCAATCCTCTCGCAGCGGATAGCCGTACTTAGTGATCGTGATCGGGGTCGTCATGTGGCCCTCCCGGCCGGGTCGGGGTGTTGGGTGTCCCGACCACTGCTATATACTAACAGGTGCGAACGGCATCGTTGGCATCAGGTAATGGTACACCCCCGGCACCATACATGGACGCGGCCCCGGCACATCCGGCGGGGGTGGCACATGGGACGCGGCCCCGGTTCAATGGTGGGGGGTCTGTACCATTTCCTCACACCCGCGACACAATGGCAAAGAGGGAACCCCTCCGGCCCAACGCCGGAGGGGTTCCTTGAGGGTCTCTTATATACCCTCTCCCACTCATCATTATTTCGCTGTTTGGGCTGCCCCATTCAGCAACGATGAGCAGTCCACCCTCCCCTCCGCGCAAGCGCGGTGCAGCGGTTTGGATGGTGGGCGCACCCCTGTGCGCGACGCCTGCAAGCATCGCGCCCCAAGTCACGCCCGTGTCAATGGACTAAAACCCGCGCAATGACGGCGCGTCGTAGATGAGCGGCAGATTTGCCGCTTCCAGCAAATCCTCCCACGTCAATCGACGATTGCCGTTGACGGTCAGGGTCTTGCGACCCTGAAGCGCGGAGATGGATTTGTAGAGCTGGTTGCACAGCTCGATCCTGTCGCCCTCGTAGGTGACACTCTCTCCGATGGCCCTACCGATAGCCTTGTATTCCTTGATCGTCACGGTGGCCTCCCAGCCGGGTCGGGGTTGACAGTCCCGACCACTGCTATATACTAACAGGTCTGAACGGCATCGTTGTCATCAGGTAATGGTACAGGCTCGGCACCAATCGCTCATCACCCGCGACACAATGGCAGACGCGGCCCCGGCCCCACACCCGCGACGAAATCGGCGCAAAAGAAAAGCCCCCCAAACCGGGGGGCTTTGTTTTAGAGTTCGCCATGCACGTACTTGCAGTCATCCCATCGGGATGTCAGTAGGCGATTGGCAAGGATCGCCAGATCCAAGTCGTCTATAGCCGCCCGCAATATGTCGCCTCCAACGAGATCCATAGTGTAGGCATCAAGTTGGCTTACAACATTGTCGTAAACCTCTTCCATGATTTCCTCCAGACTATCCCGAATGAGGAAAATGCACTCATTCCGGCGGGGTTCGCCCTTCTCACGGGTAGACGTTTGCTGAACCGTCTCCCATGCGCTGTCAACGATGTTGTTGATACGCTTGTACAGCGTATCGTCATTGTTCAGCCACAACTCAACTTTTGACAATGCGTTCATGATGGCCTCCCAGCCGGGTCGGGGTGGGTGTCCCGACCACTGCTATATGATAACAGGTGTGAACGGCATCATCGGCATCAGGTAATGGTACAGGCTCACCACCCATACGCATACGCGGCCCCGGCGCATTCGGCGCGGGTGGGTGGAGTGACGCGGCCCCGGTGCAATGGTGATGGGGCTGTACCATTTGCCTCACACCCGCGACAGATTGCAGGCAAAGGGAAACCCCCCGACTGGCGTCGGGGGGTTGAGGGCTACCGCTCGTACATCATCACGTCGTACAAGCCTGCCTCCTCGGGATAATCCCGAGGGTTAGTCCGCTCGTCCTCCTGCTCTTCCTCGCCCTCGTCCTTCCACGTTTGCACGTTTAGACCCGACAAAAACTGATGCGTCAGGTGGATGGCAACTAACGCTTCTACATATGAGAACTTCCCGTCGCGTAGGCAACCCTCATATATGTAGTCCATTTCGGCGACCTTTTCGCCCGCCTCTATCGCACCCTCCTGCCCCAAATCCAGAGCATCCCACAGGGCCGTCGCCCTTGCGTGTGCAAGTTCGACAAGCCGCGCGTCGGTGGTCGTGTACTCCATGTGGCCCTCCCGGCCGGGTCGGGGTGTCGTCTCCCGACCACTGCCCCTAGTGTAACAGGTCTGGACGGCATCGTCGGTCTTCGAGAATGGTACAGGGTCATGCCCCCCCACCCCACAGCATACGCGGCCCCGGCGCATTCGGCGCGGGTGGGTGGAGTGACGCGGCCCCGGTGCAATGGTGATGGGGCTGTACCATTTCCCACACCCGCGACAGATTGCGGACAAAAGAAAACCCCGGCCGAAGCCGGGGTCTCGTGCGACCTAGTAAGCGCGGTACTCGTCGTCCTCCCAGTCCCAGTCAACATCCACCGGATTGATCCGGATGAGGATGCTGGAGTACCTTCCGATGGTGAGGTCAGCCCAGTCGTCCCCTTGGACGACCTCCCAGTACTCGTTGGGAACCTCCACCCCGTTCTCGTAGACAAACTCCCATCCGTCTGCCCAGCTCTGGATCAAGGCTGGCATCGCCGCCCGCGCGCTTGCGAGATCGGGATAGACATCCTGACTATCCGGCAGGCATCCCGGCATACTCGCAGTCAAGCTGTAGATCGTGTTGGTCACGGTCTCGGTCGTCATGTGGCCCTCCCGGCCGGGTCGGGGTGTTGGGTGTCCCGACCACTGCTATATACTAACAGGTGTGAACGGCATCATCGGCATCAGGTAATGGTACACCCCCGGCACCATACATGGACGCGGCCCCGGCGCGTCGGTCGGGGGTGGGCAGAGGGACGCGGCCCCGGTTCAATGGTGGGGGGGCTGTACCATTTCCCACACCCGCGACACAATCGGCGCAAAAGAAAAGCCCCCTAATCGGGGGCTTGACCCTAGGCGAAGTGCAGGTGATCTCCCACCTGACCCACAAGCACCCGGCTTGTGGCCCGTTTCCAGATTGCGGGGAGATCCGCAGGACGGTCGGTATCGTCACATACCATCCACCCGTCCCCGTGGTTACTCTCAACTACCCAATAGAGATTGGGGTCATTGATGTCCGTGAAGTACATTTTCTCGATCTCAAGTATACGATAAGAAGCTTCATTCTTCTCATCATTATATATCTTGATGACAACCTGTCGGGAGACATCATCAGCATACGTGCTGTGCTGAAGGTCGTTCTTGAGATTGTTGATGGTCGTCTCCAAATCCGAGAGGATTTTCGCATAATACTCCGTAATATATTGCGGAGTAATGTTGCTTGTATAACTCCATACACTCCTGAAGTGCATGGGATTGGTCTTGGCGACCTCCGCATTACTGCGGTATCGTGGAAGGTGTTCTTCCAGTTGCCTGATCAGGGCTTCCACCCGCACGCGGGTTGAGAGTGAGCGATTCTGCATGTGGCCTCCCAGCCGGGTCGGTGTTGACAGTCCCGACCACTGCTATATACTAACAGGTGCGAACGGCATCATCGGCATCGGATAATGGTACACCCCCGGCACCATACATGGACGCGGCCCCGGCACATCCGGCGGGGGTGGCACATGGGACGCGGCCCCGGTTCAATGGTGGGGGGTCTGTACCATTACCCCACACCCGCGACGGATTGCGGATCGAAAAAACCGCCCCGGTTTGACCGGGGCGGTTCCCTTGCTAGGCTTGAGCGTACCCTCGCACGGGCGGAAGCCCGAGGTCGTTCCTCGCTGCCACAAGGTCAAGCGGGAGATTGACCAGTCGTGCGATGCGCTTGTCTGCACCGGCAAAGCGTTTCACGAACACCGTGAACGCGATGTCCGCTTTTGCCGCATTGCAAGCGGCACACGCCGTGATCAGGTTTGACTGATGATTATTGCGAACCGCCTGTCCGCCGTCCGTAAACCGCACGGCACGACCATCAATATGATCGAGCTGGCGATCCACCTCGCGCTTGACGACCCGCAGGTCTTTCTGGCAATAGCCACACTTGTAGCCATCGCGCGCGTAAATCGCGCGACGCTTGACCGGACGTATCCAACGTCCGAGGGGACTGATGCCGTCCCGTTTCGTGCGTGCCATGAGTGTCTCCGCAGTCGCAGTTCCTACACCCGCGACTGACCTGCTATATACTAACACAAGCAAACGGCACCGTTGACAATGAGAGAATGGTACAGGCTTCACACCAATGGAGAAAAGTGGAAATGGTATAGGCATTGCACCATACATGGACGCGGCCCCGGCGCGTCGGTCGGGGGTGGGTGGAGGGACGCGGCCCCGGTGCAATGGTGATGGGGCTGTACCATTTGCCTCACCCGCGACGGATTGCGGGCAAAAGAAAACCCCGGCCGAAGCCGGGGTTCCGCGGGCGGAGTGCGCGGGACTACCTGTCGAAGTAGTCCTGCGCGTCCTCCCACGTGGGCGCGTAAGACCCGTCGCCCTCGATGGACTCGACGATCTGGCGGAACGCCCGCGTCTCCGGATCTTCGGCGCGCGCGCCCTTGCCCTTGCCCTTGCCCTTCTTCGGCGCGAGCTCTGCGCGAAGGACGTTGGCCGCCCCGCGCAGTTGACCGATGGACAGGGTGCCCTTGACCGCCCCGCGGTACAAGGACAGCATGAACGCGAAGCGCCCATCGTAGGCGATCACGTACTGGCGCAGACCCTCCTGAACGTCCAAGCGTCCTTCGAGGTCTGCGTCCTCCAGCTTGCGGAAGCCGACGAACGGCAGGACAAACTCCTGCGCGACCTTCAGCGGGGTGCGAGTGGTGATGGTGGACATGGTGGCCCTCCCGGCCGGGTCGGGGTGTTGGGTGTCCCGACCACTGCCACTAGTGTAACAGGTGTCTGAACGGCATCGTCGGTCTTAGAGAATGGTACAGGGTCATGCCCCCCCACCCTACAGCATACGCGGCCCCGGCGCATTCGGCGCGGGTGGGTGGGGGCACGCGGCCCCGGTGCAATGGTGATGGGGCTGTACCATTTCCCACACCCGCGACAGATTGCGGGCAAAAAGAAACCCCGGCCGAAGCCGGGGTCTCGCGAGCGGAGTGCGTGCGGCTATCCGAGGATAAACGCACGCACCTTCGCGATCTCCGCGAGTGCCTTACGCTCCGAGATGCGCATCGTCTCCACGAGGTAGACGAGGTCGCGGATGCGCGTGCCTGCCTCAACGGCGTCGTGCGCGGCGAGCATCGGCTCGACGCGCGTGTAGATGGCCAGAACGCGCTCAAGCGCGTCCTGAACGACGGGCGCGAGCGGCGCAGCGGTTTGGGTGGTGGACATGGTGGCCTCCCGACCGGGTCGCGCGTGTGGTGGCGCAACCTCTGCCCCTAGTGTAACAGGTCTGAACGGCATCGTCGGTCTTAGAGAATGGTACAGGGTCATGCCCCCCCACCCCACAGCATACGCGGCCCCGGCGCATTCGGCGCGGGTGGGTGGGGGCACGCGGCCCCGGTGTAATGATGATGGGGCTGTACCATTTCCCACACCCGCGACAGATTGCGGGCAAAAGAAAACCCCGGCCGAAGCCGGGGCTTGGGACTAGCCCTCGCGGATGGCCGCGAGGGCGCGTCGCTTCTCCGCCTCCCAATGGCGGATTCGGTTCTCCGCCTTCCGCAAGGCGTAGGTGTGCCGCGCGCGTGCGCGGGCGGCGTGCGCCTGCTTCACCTGCTCGGTGAAGTAGGCAAACGCCTCGTGGGCAGTGAGCTCCACGAGGGTGGCAGTGGCAGTGGGCATGGTGGCCTCCCGACCGGGTCGCGCGTGTGGTGGCGCAACCTCTGCCCCTAGTGTAACAGGTCTAAACGGCATCGTCGGTCTTAGAGAATGGTACAGGGTCATGCCCCCCCACCCCACAGCATACGCGGCCCCGGCGCGTCGGTCGGGGGTGGGTGGAGGGACGCGGCCCCGGTGCAATGGTGATGGGGCTGTACCATTTCCCACACCCGCGACGGATTGCGGGCAAAACAAAACCCCGGCCGAAGCCGGGGTTCCTCGGGCGGAGTGCGGGACTAGTCCCGGACGTACCCTCGCACGGGCGGAAGCCCGAGTGCGATCCTCGCCGCCGGAATGTCCAACGGGAGCTTCACCAGTCGTGCGATGCGCGACTGGGAACCGGCGAACCGCTTCGCAAACACTGCGAACGCGATGTCCGCCTTTGCGGCGTTGCATCCCGCGCACGCCGTCACCAGATTCGACTGGTGATTATTCCGGACGGCCTGACCACCGGCCGTGAACCGGATCGCGCGCCCGTCAAGGTGATCGAGCTGGCGATCCAGCTCGCGCTTCACGACCTGCAGATCCTTTGTGCAATATGCACACTTGAATCCGTCACGCGCGTAGATCGCGTAACGCTTCTCCGGGCGGATCCAACGCCCAAGGGGACTAGTGCCATCGCGTTGCGTGCGTGCCATCGGGAGCTCCTGTGATCGCGGATCCTACCCCCGCGACCGATCTGCTATAGACTAACACAAACAAACGGCATCGTTGTCATTAGAGAATGGTACAGACCGGAACGGCATCGCCGCCCGCAGGGAATGGTATAGGCCCACCACCCTTCCAGAGACGCGGCCCCGGTGTGCCGGTCGGGGGTGGATAGAGGGGCGCGGCCCCGGTGTGGGTGGTGTGGCGGTTTGGGGGGTGTATCCCAGAGGGGGTCTCACGGAGGCACAGGTGCAGTTCGGGTAAGGGCACTATATGTGCAATATGTCAACATCAAGGGACGCGGCCCCGGCCCGTCTCAGGCCTCTTGAGTGGCCTGACCGGCCACTCAAGAGGCCATGGGCCTATGGGTGCCCACTCACCCGGCTGGGTGGGGGGTGGGTGGGAGTGAGAAATTAATTAATTCGGCCACTGGGGGGGAGGGGAGGGGGAAGCCACGAAAGTGGCGATTAGGCTCCCGTTTCCCAGAAAATTCTCCAGAAAATTCTCCAGAAAAATTTCCAGAAAAAATTTCCAAAAATAAAATTTCTCGGTGGTACATGCTGATCCGGGAGGGTATCAATGAATAAATATATATCAATCAAACAGCGCGTAGGGATCAGCGAGGGGAGGGCGACCCAGACTCGTACTCTTGCTGGGTTTGCCAGTCACCGGGGAGATTCTCTGGTACTGGCCGAGGCGTGCTTGTCTGGACGTGCCGGTCCGTGTGCGTGAGGAGCGGTAGCGGCGTTTCCCTTGCGGATAGCCGTACATTTCGCCATAGGAGTCCTTCTTTTCCTCCTCGGTTACTGGCTTCTCCTCAAGATCATAAAGAATGGTCTTCATGGTCTTGCCTTGCCGGAGGCCATCGCGGACTGCGATGAAGTGGGGATGACTCGTATCTATGGTGCGCTTGGATGCTTCATATCTTGCGGGGAACGTACCTCGTTCGATATGTTTCGTCACTGCCGAGTGCGGTATGCCGAGTATTCTTGCGGCTTCCGCGACAGAGACATGGCCATCAGCGGATGATGCGAGAAGCCCTTGCGAGCGTCTTGGCATCAACGGTGTCCGTGATCGCTTGGGCACAGTCGCTTCTCTCGCTTGGGGAGATCCGGCCGGAAGGGCGGCAAGTTCCGCCAATTTTTGGGCGCTTCGCTGTTGAATGGCAATCTGGCGTGGCGTGAGCGTTGGGCCAACTGCGGGCTGCCAGCGGGGGGAACGGGGGCCGGAGGTATTATGGTTTGGCTTTTTTGCGTCTAGCTCTGCCTTGCTCATCTTGGCTTGCTTCGCCGCAACAAATTTGTCCCATTGAGCTGCCAGCGGACGGAAAAGACGATCCCTGCGGGAAGATTGCCGATCAGAAAATCTTTCATCATTGTCTTCTAGCGCACTCCAACTCATCGGCTTCGTGTACCCCGCGTCATGCAATGCTCCAAAAATCTCCGTAATATGATGTGGTTCAACTTTTGTACCGGGTTCTATATGTACCCATTCAATGTGAGTGCTATCGGGGTATGCTTTGTGGGATTCTACGAGAATATGTCTCTTTTCTCCAAATACACCTATATGCGACATACCATATACACCTAGCTGCGAAGTTTTCGTCATTTGCCCCGTTGGATAATCGCGTTCACTAAATCCTTTAGCGCCGGAAAATAAATGGTCTTGCCGCGCATCTTCGCCCCGGCCTTTTGCAAGTTTCTTTTTCTTGAGCCGCTCGCTCATGGCCGCTGCCTTTCGCTTCGCATCCGCCTTGCTCGATGCTCCCCACACACGAAGGGCCAGCAACAATCTGGTTGGCTTCCCATGCTCATCATATTCGGGGCCGGGACTTCCGCCCATTCTGGCAAGAAACGATGCGCGGCGAGGATTGTCGCCCGATTTCACCGGAGCCTTGAGATTGTGGCCCTCGCGCTTGGCTGATGCCCGCCCCTTGGCGTTGAGTCCGCCCTTGGGGTTCTTGCCTTCCTTGCGTTGCCATGCGGCGCTTTTTTCCATGGACGACAATGATCGCTCAAGGCGTGAGCGATTGGCTGGCCTGATCCTGTCCTGTGCGGTACGCATGCGCTCTTGAGCGGCCATCCGCGATGCCATATCGTCATCACGATATCTCGGCTTTTTTGCGCGCTTTTCTTGCTCTTCTTTTTCTCTCTTCTTTGCACGCCTTTCTTTCTCTGCTTCCCCTTTTTTGACAATTGACTTTCCAACCCCGTTTTCATTATGCTTTCTGTCGAATTCTTCAAAAGCGTGTTCCGGACCATCAAAGGAAATCGGCTCTGCCTCTTCCCAAGGCTGCGCTGTACCCGCAATCTGCCTTCCTCTCTTGTGATCCATATTCCCCGTGAGATCGGTGATGCCTCCCACATAGGGGTTTGCCTTGTCTGCTGCCAGTATCGGACGCATGATTTCTGACATTTTTTTATAATCTTCTGCTTCAGCATCATGACCACTCAACTGTATGACAGATCCGAATTTCTCGTCGCTTCCATAGTGGGCTATTGGGCCAAGATGTCTGGTTTGATGTTCTGCGGGAAGAACATACACGGACATTCCGCTACTATTGGAAACTTTTGGACCAATGAGGTCAGGTATGTCATGAAATGTTCCGGAAGGAGATCTGACAATTGGTGCCGTCATTTCTTCTCTAACCAATGCATCAGACAACCCTCTTCTGGTTATCTGCTTTCCAGCCGCAGCCAATCGTATTGCATGCTGAAGAACAGCATGCGGGGCACCCTTCTTCCTTGGCCACCATTCGGATGCCCCGCTAGCAAAATCAGGATCGCTTCCCAGTTTCTTGATTCCGTCCATGACCCCCGAACCTGCCGTTACCGAAGAACTTGCTATTGACTTGCTTCCGCCGGGAACTAGCACTCCCAGCAACCCGGTTGTAGCGCCACGCACTATTCCTAATCCTGACGAGACCCATGTTTCCGCAGACGGATTCGAACCGACGCGATGAACCAGCGAGGAAAGATCGGTCCCTCCCGCGACCTTGGGAAGAGCGGGCACACCACTGGCGATGGCGGATGCTCCGGGAGCAGCCATGTCAAGCGCTATCTTTCCCGCCGCCTTGGGATTTGACGCAATTGCCGATGCTCCCTCCAAGCCAGAACGTCTCGTGACCTTGACCTTTCCAAGCATGCGGCTGGCAAGACTCGGCCTGTCCTGCGCAGGCTCCGGAGGTGGCGCAGCACCAACCTGTGGTTTCCTTTCCCAAAACCGTCTGGTCAACGATTTTGCCATCGGGTATTGCTTGTACCCCTTTGCGCGGATGAAGTCCTTCCAGCCTTGGACAAAGGGACGGTATAACCTCTGACGCCTGTTAAGCCCGTTCTTGTCGCGCCGACCATCCGAATCCGAAGGTGCAAAGAAATCCATGGTATCGCCGGTATATCCCTGCCGATGGAGCGCCTCATATACTTGCTGGGCATGCTCGGGGCCGGGATTGGCTGCTCCCGGCTTGACCTGCAGGTACTGGATGTACGGATGAATTGGGCGGTTTTCCTCGTCATCCAGATCAAGCATTGTGTTCTCTCCATCAACATGAGTGGCATGCTGCGGAGCAGGCTTGACATGAAGATAAAGATCCCGGTCCTTGCCGAAGATTCCCTCATGTCCATCCCAATGGTTGGCACTATCATCCCACTCACTATGACCGCCAAAAGGGGCAAAGTGGCCAGTAGGATATTTTTCCGAAGAGTCAAACGCATCGGCCACATGTGGATGACGGTCCATTCCCTGATCGCGCGCTTGTGCCCCAAGGATCTTGAACAGCGGACCCCCGAATGATCGCTCAAAATGTATATTAATAAGGTTCTCATACTTCTCTGGTGGGTATTGCTTGTTGCCCTTCGACCGGATGAAGTCCTTCCATCCTTGGACAAAGGGACGGTATAACCTCTGACGCCTGTTAAGCCCGTTCTTGTCGCGCCGACCATCTTCATCCGTAGGCGCATGGAACTTCATGGTATCGCCGGTATATCCCTGACGATGCAGCGCTTCATATACTTGCTGGGCATGCTCTGGGCCGGGATTGGCTGCTCCCGGCTTGACCTGCATATATTCGATGTATGGATGAACTGGACGGTCTGCCTCATCGTCTAGATGAAGTCTCGTGTTCACGCCATCAACATGGGTTATACGCTGAGGACTTGGACGGACATGTAAGTACAAACTCCGGTCGTTGCCAAAGACCCCTTCATGTTCCCCCTCATAAACTCCACTGGCAGGCACAAACTTTCCAGTAGGAAATTTCCTGATTGACGCAAACACCTTCGTCAGATTCTTGTTCCGCCGCGCATAGTACGCCATTCCGTTCTTGCGCGATGCTTCACCAAGAATCTTGAACAGCGGATTCATCATCTCCATTGCAACGAGTCGGGTATGTTCGATATTGTTCATGAATTAACTGCTTATGTTGAGGCGAGCATCAGCATGACTTTTTTAGGCCTGTATAGTGCGCTTTTTGCAACTGTTCTGGAGAACGATTTTTCTTTGGGTTTCATGACATTCTTTGCCCAGTCAGTCACCTTGTCAATAACGCCCCTGTTGTTATTGACAGTAGTTTTGACGGCATCAGGAAATTCTGGATTATTCCGGAGAAACGTTTGCCCGTTATTTACCAGCGCTAACCCCGAAGCCGCCGCCCCTGCACCTCCTATGGCTATCTTTGCAGCAGTGCCGAAGAAACTACGTCGATTTGAACGGCGCGGGGTTGACCTTGGAGTCGTTGGGTTTGCCCTTGCAGCCGCTTTCGCAATCATCTCGGTATGCTTCCGTAACTCCCGTGATGCCTCCCGGCGACGCGCGGATTGGTCCCGGTCAACCTTCGTTTGCAGATTGCGTGCGTGCTGCTCAATTCCATGCGTAATTTTCTGGACATGCTTCGGGATTCCCCGTCCGGTATGATCGTCAAGGATGCGCTTCTTTTGGCGTCGTTCTTCCCGACGGATGATTTTTTGAGTGTTCTCTCGGGATTCATCGAAAGTGTCAAGCACATTCGCATGGATTCTTTTCATTGCGGGGCTGCTTGTCATCGTGTTCTCCCGAATCTGTATAATTGGTGTGTGTCTATACTATAATAAATTTTTACTATACTGACAACGGCTTTTGAAAGGACATCATCATGAAAGAGGCGGACATTTCCTCCAAAAAGATACTTCAAAAAGAAGAAGAACGTATCCGTGATGTTCGAGAAGAATCCCTGCAAGATCATGAGAATGCTCTGACCCGAAAATGGAAAGTGCCCAACGTGAATCCTGAAACCGATGTGGAGTCACGCTGGACTGAAATAAAATTCTTTCATACACCCCTGTCGCGAGATTGATGCTAGACGTTCATGCCCCAACTGAAGGAACGGGCCATGAACTCCGATCCCGTGCTGAACTTTGATCCCTTGGGCTTGCGCTTTGGAATCAAATCGCTCGTAGTTGCGCGGTCACCCCGATCATACGCCCTGAAATGTGTTCTCATCGCCCGAGCAAACTCTTTCGGACCCTTGAACATGTCAACAGCTCTTACAATGCTTTCCGCACGACTGGCGAAGATCTTGGCTTGTTTTGGATCGTCGTCATTTTTATACAGTTCCCTAATGGCTCCGCCATGACGACGCCATATCTTGGCGATACCTTCCATTTGCCGGTATGCCTCTCTTGGAGTTACGATTCCTTCTCCAATCATTTGATAGAGCTGGGGAAACAACACAGATCGAGGAGAAACTTCCCCCCATATATCTGAACCTTTTTCGCCTCCGAATGCATTATATTTCAATGCATAGCCATTATCCACTTTCCACGGAATGTCCATGTGCTTTCCATCAAACATGGTATTGTTCAGATGATCGTCACCGTGAGCGAGCAATGCTTTTGCCACAGCGTATCGTCGTTCATGCCCTTCCCATGCGCTCTGATGTCTCCGATCCGCGCTAGCCACCGTTGTGGAATCCTTGCCAAGATGTTCGGCTAGGCGGGTGGATGCTTCTCCCGGTGACCACTTATAATCATGCGGAACGGGCAATCCTGTCTTCAGGCTATACACTTGCGACCGTGGAGCTGGAACTCCCAGAATCCGGAAAATCCGGTCAGCAATCATTTCCTGATTTGTAGACTTTCTGGAACTATCCACCGCTTCAGATCCACGTTTGCCGGGAAGAGCTATCTTTTGTACAAATAACTTTCCTGCAGCGGTCTTCCTGACCCCCGGAGTCATGGCATGAAAATTAGCCATGTGTTCAGGATCGTCTCCGCTGCGGCCCTCGTGATGGTACTGCTTGAATGTGACTCCACTGAGGTCTATGGGCAGACGCTCGCCGCCGCCCTTGGGAGTTACCTCGTCCAAATGCGCCGGAAATCCCTTGGGCGGGATTTCGTCAATATCCTGAAATTCATGACCAGCAGGTAGCCGCAGGGACTCCTCGGTGTGACGCCTGCCGTCCGCGCGAGGTTCTGGCCCGCGAACAGGTGAGGTTAGGGCCGATGCCCTTCCCGGACGACCGCCATTGCGCCGATCATTGCCAAATTGCGAGTCGGGATCAGAACCGCCTCGACGCCCTCTCGCTACAGGTGCCCTCTGCGCGGGGGTCGTTATCCCTTGCCTGCGTGCCGCGGCTATCTGCCACAATCTATCCGCACGGCTCTCGTCACTGACTTTTTGCCTCGCCATGCGCCTTGTTTCCGAACCCCAAGTAGTCCCTCTTGCATGCTCCGCCTCAAGAGCATCTACATGCCGTACCCGCCTGTTTCGACTGAGATCCATCGCATCCGCTGGTTTTCCCGCAGCACGGCGACGCGCTCTGGCAGCAGCGCCAATTTTCTTGGCGCGAAGAACTCTCGCATTACGTTTTGCTGCCCTTATCGCGTCAGGGGGCGCGTCGCGTCGCAAGTCGCCCTGACGTACAAGCGCTGCAAGATCATCTCGCGTCTTGGTGCCGGGGGTAGGCGAATCTCCCGCACGACGTTTGCCCACTGCATAATCTCTCTGCTGCAAGGCGGCTACGATTTTGTTTTCCCGCTTTATCTTTGCTCGCACCGCGGCCTGTCTCGCTGACGGCATACCTCTTTCATGATCGAGCATTTCTTGGGCCATGGCTCTTGTCCTCGCGCCCCAATCTCTCTGGCCTGCTCTTCCGTAACGGGCCTCAAGATCATCCACCCGCCTGAATCCCCTTCGTCGTGCCGAGCTCCCCGTCAAGGTTCCCCAACGCCTGCCAAGATTCTCCGCACGGTTAACCCTGACTATTTCTTTCAGCTCCTTTCTTGTGGCATTCCCCCACTGCGATTCCGGAGCGTAGAAGGTGTCAGGTAGTGACGCAAGATCATCTCGCGTTTTTGAGCGAGTCTCAGGTGAGTCTCCCGCACCACGTTTGGCCCACGCCGCGTTCCGTGCCACAAGAGCATCGTTGACACGTCCTAATCGCTCAGTCCTTGAGTTCAGGGGCGGCACTCCGCCACTGATAGATGGATGCGACGCTGCGGCAATATGACCAGCCGCCGCTTGTTCCGGCGATGTCTGTCCCCCTGAAGGCGGAGAATGCCCGGACCAGTGACTTGGAGGAGTCATCCCACCCAAGCCCGGACCACCTCCATTATAATCCGGATCGGATGATGTGTTCTTTGGCATTGATATATCTCCTGTCGTGGTATTAATGCTAGACGTTCATGCCCCACCTGAATGAACGGGCCATGAACTCCGATCCCACGGTGAACTTTGATCCCTTGGGCTTGCGCTTTGGTGCATGGTCCTGTAACGGGCCGAATCCTTGTTCTAAATTGTGGTTCAGCGCTCGGGCAAACTCTCTCGGACCCTTGAACATGTCAACAGCTCTTGCAATGCTATCGGCGCGACTGGCAAAGATCTTGAACTGCTCGGGATCTTCTTCGTTTTTGTAGATCTTCTCAATGGCTCCCCGGTGACGACGCCATATCTTGGCGATACCTTCCATTTGCCGGTATGCCTCTCTTGGCGTTATTTTTTTATTTATAACTGATTCAAGGAGTTGAGGAAATATGACATCACTGGCTGGCACTTTGCCCCATACACTCTCGTGCTTGGTTCCTCCAAACGCATCATATTTCAATGCAGAGCCATTATCCACTTTCCAAGGAACATCCATATGCTTCCCGTCAAGCATGGTATTATATTCATGATTATCCCCATGGGCAAGCAATGCTTTTGCAACCTCGTATCTTTTTTCGTTGCTTTTCCAATCTTCTCTAATATGATCACCATGTCTATATGCTAAATCACCTATTGTTCCGGAATCTTTGCCAACATGCTCTGATATTCGCGTTGATGCTTCTCCGGGTGCCCACTGGTAATCATGAGGAACAGGTAATCCGGTCTTCATGCTATACACTTGCGACCGTGGAGCTGGAACCCCCAGAATCCGGAAAATACGGTCGGCAATGACTTCACCATTCGTGGATTTTCTGGACGCATCAACTGGGCTTTCCCTTCTTGACGAAGATGGAAGGCCTATCTTTTGCACAAACAATTTTCCCGCAGCAGTTTTTCTGATACCCGGCTTCATGGCATGAAAATTAGCCATGTGTTCAGGATCGTCTCCGCTGTTGGTTTCGTGAAAACGCTCGCTGAACGTTACTCCCCCCGGCTCTATGGGAAGCCGCTCGCCGCCGCCATCAGGAGTCAGTTCCTTCAAATGAGACGGAAACCCTTTGGGGGGGTATTCATCAATATCCTGAAAATCATGACCTTCAGGCAATCGCAGGGATTCCTCGGCGTGACGTTTGCCGTCCGCGCGCGGTTCTGGCCCGCGAACAGGAGAAGTTAGCGCACCAGCTCTCGGTGGCTTTCCCGGAACCGCCCATCGGTTGCCCTGCGCAAATTGCGAGTCGGGATCAGATCCTCCCCGCCTTCCCGCTACACGTGCCCCCCGCGATGGTCTCGTTGGACTCGGCGTGGTGGATGCTGTCTGGCTTGGACTCGACTGCCACCACGAAGGTGTTTGCACAGACATTGAAGACGGGGTACTTTTGTCTGTCGACGCATTAGGGCCACGCAACGCTGCCCTCAATCTTCTTGGAGTAAGCGTCTCTTCCCGTGGAAGGGCCACTTTTCGTGCTTGATCCAACTGCGCTCTCACCGCTTGATGTATAGCTGCTTTGTCCGGCGACATGGAAGTCGTTTTTTTTGGCATTTATGTATTCCTTATTTTATGGATTGACAATATCGGCATTGGAATCAAGTCCTGCGCGACGCACTTTTCTCTTTGCGCTTGTTTTTCCTGCGTTGGCTTGAGGAATTATTCTTTGATGCCGCTCAATCAATCTTCTCAAATTTCGTGCGTTTCCAAGAACATTTACTGCACGGGCAACGCTTTGAGCGCGACTCTTGAAAATCTGATACTGCTCTGGATCTTTTTCATCGGCAAATATTTTTTTAATTGTATTTTTCTGTTTGGCCCAGATTTCAGCAATTTGTTTCATTTGATCAAATGCGTGATGAAAGTCAATACTTCCTGATGTTAGTGCATAATAAATTTGAGGAAGCAATATGCTCTTTGGTTCATGTCGGACCCAATGTCTCTTCCTTCTTCCCCATGCATCATGACTCAGCGCTGCTCCATTATCAACTTTCCAAGGAATATCAAAATGCACACCATCGGTCATGCTGTTTCCCTCATGATCATCACCATCGGAATCAAACAACGCCGCAACCATGGAGTATCTTTTCTTGTTTCCTCGCCAATTCGTGGCTGCTATAGCGTCCGGACCCCAAGAAACGCCATGTTCGGCCATTGTCTTTGATTCTGGTCCAAGATGTTCAGATATTCTGGTGGCCATCTCGTCGGGTTTCCATTGATAACCATGAGGAACGGGTTTTCCGGTTGCAAGACTGTATAACTGTGTTCTCGGAACCGGAATTCCAAATACTCGCAACAAACGATCTCCAATTGCTTCGTGAACAGTGTTTTCCCGAGATTTGTCGGCAGCACTCATTCCTGCCATGTGCGCAGAATGCGACGACGACGCAGGAAGACAGATTTTCTGAATGAACTTTCGTCCGTCAGCAGTCTCCCGAATACCCGGCCTCCATCTCTTGAAGGTAGCCATGTATTTCTTGGCATTTGCATCATATCTTGATGCGCTTTCATGCCTGCTCCTATCAAAATTGATACCACTTAAACTAATGGGCAGTCTTCTTCCTCCACCTCGTGTATGAAGCTCCCTGAGGTGATCAGGAAATCCGTGAGGAGGGGTTTCCCCGATGTCCTGATGCTCGTGACCATCCGGAAGTTTCAATGCTTCTTCGGCATGGAAACGATTGCCCCTCATTCTCTGTCCGGGACCGAATACCGTTGATGTAACAGGAAGAATCCGGGCGGTATTCCATCGAGGAGATCCTCGAAGTACAGTCCTGTCCTTGGCCGATGTTCCGGGATTTGATTGGACTTTTGTGCGGCCGGGGCGATACTCATCTCCGAGATACAAGTCGCGAAGATCGGCAGGAACTTCCCCCCCCGCACGGTTGTGCATCTCAAGCATTCTTCTTCGCACGGCTCTCGGCAACCGCCTGAAATCTCTTCTGGCAGAGGGATTACCCTGCTCCAGCGCCGCTCGTCGCCTTGCCTCAAATGGATACATGCCAGCAGCTTGTGTCGTGGCACCTATGGTATGCGGATCACTCTTTGGCCACGGTGGCAATGGACCATACATTTTTTCTCCCCGAGTATTGAGTTCTGTTTCGGGAAGATCTTTTGTGTCCGGCGGAGGATTTGCCTGCACAGCCGGACGCGCTTTCCTCAGGATTTTCAAAGGTGTAACGGCTAGCATTAACATTGACCGCGCCATGAATCCTGATTCAGATCCTGCTGATCGCTTCTTTCGCGGAAATCTTCTGTTCCGAATCACTTCGCCTTTTGGTCCTACGCGGGCAGGATCATCATATGGTCTTTGTTTATGTGCCTCAAACACCCTGCGTAATTCGCTTGGACTCTTTATAAGATCAACTGCCCGTGCAATGCTGTTGGCCCGACTGGCAAAAATATGAAACTGCTCAGGATCTTCATCAGATTTGTAAAGATGCGCAATTGCATCTTTTTGACGATTCCATATTTTTGCAACTTGTTCCATTTGCCGATAGGCTTCCCTGTAGGTAATGGTTTTATTCAGCAGAAGATCTATAATTTCAGGAATAAGAATTGTTTTTGGGTGAACAACTCCCCATTCCTCTTCGTCTTTTTCTGAACCAAATGCAGTATGTTTCAATGCAGACCCATTGTCAACCTTCCAGACAATATCCTTTGCTATTCCGTCAGTCATGCTGTTGCGGTGATGATCATCACCGCCTCCAAGTAGTGCTTGAACAACCGCGTAACGCTTCTTGTTTCTGTTAAATCCGGCATGCGGGCGATCCGTACTAGCGTCAGTGCCTGAAGAATTTCCCCGCAAAGCGCGAGCGGACATACGGGCGACAGAACTGGAGCGTCCACGATTTCGGCCAATTGGACCCAAGCCAAGGTTTCTTCCCCGGATCACGCCGCCGTTACGCGCCTCATCATCACCGGCAATCGTGTTTGAAGCATCTCCAAGATGTTCAGATATTCTTGTTGCCGATTCGTTAGGTGCCCACTGGTAATCATGAGGAACGGGCAATCCTGTTTTCAAACTATAGATTTGCGAACGCGGAACAGGAACGCCAAAGATACGATAAATCCGGTCGGCAAGAGTCTCCCCAACAGTGCTTCTTCGAGACTCTTCAACTTTTGATATCCCATTTTCTCCACGTGCGGTGCTTTCATTTGGAAGACATATCTTTTGAATGAATTTCTTTCCGGATGCATCAGCCCGTATCCCCGGAGGCATTGATTCGACGGCATCCATATGATCGGGATCGTCGTCGCTATGGGATAAATGATAATCGTATGAAAATGTTATTCCGCTCGGTGTATCGCCGACGCGCCTGCCGCCGCCATCAGGAGTCAGCGCCTTTAAATGCGCAGGAAATCCTTTCGGTGGATATTCATCAATATCCTGAAATTCATGGCCATGAGGCAATCGCAGGGACTCCTCGGCGTGACGCCTGCCGTCCGCACGAGGTTCCGGACCGCGAACGGGCGATACTATTGGTCCAGCCAATTCAGACAAGTCGCTGGGGTGGCCCCATCCGTGGGCCGCGCGTGCTACTTCGTCAGTTTGTCCGGTCCCGCCTACATTTCTCGTGAAGCCATCGCTATCTGGATCCTTGTCGCGAGGCCTCCTTGTGCCCCCTCCTGTGTACCGAGGGATCGCTGTAAAGCCATCTATTCCTCTCATATGCGCAGGAGGTGTTGCTGTTGCCATTGGACCCAAGGCCGCTCTCTCTCGCCTTGTTGTCGTTCCCGTGCCCGGAGTCTTTGCACGCAAGGGAGCGCGCGTCCAGCGATTGTCCCTCAGCTCTTTTTTCACCCATTTTCTTGTCTTCGTTCCCCATTGGGATTCGGGACGATCAGCAACTTCTTCTCTTTTGGCAGTGTCAAGCCAAGGATTAAATCGCAAAATCTTGTCTTTTATCTCGCGTCTTGTTGTCGTTCCAGTACCGTCTGGCCCGATGGGCACGCCAAGGCTACGACCTCCTCCTGACGATGTTTTGCGAAATACGATAGTCATACTTTTTTCTACGAGTAGTGAAGATGCTTTTCGTGGGCAGGAGCTTTGCGCCTACGGCGAGCCATTTCGCGCTCCATCGCCTTCTCTTTCTTCATGGCTTCCATGTAGGCGGCTAATGCTTTCGGATCTACAAGATTACGACCTTGAAGGATTTCTTCAATACTGCGTTGTGGCTTCTTTTTTGCGTCCATTTTCTCTTTCCTTTCAACTAGTTCTGAACTTCGTCTTCATACATGGCCCATTCCCATTCTGGAATTGCGCACCGTCGAGAGTGTTCGGCCAAATTATGCTGCGCAACTTTCTTAGAAACCGGAGAAGATTTTCTGCTTGAGGATTTCTTCATTTTTTCAACTTTTTTTTCAGCCATCTTGTTTTTCCTCATTGTGATAGAGTTCCTGATATTTTTCCGGCCATAAGCCAACTTTCTGATCAGCATATGTGGTATCCGGAGGGGATGTTCGATTCTTTTTCCCATGAGGGCCATAGTTAACCCATGAATTTTGTCCTCTTAACTCCTGAGTCATCGCCATTCGTGCTGCCGGTGTGTACATCAAGAGATGATGTCTCCATGCGCTTTCCTCTCCATGAGGAGTAAACGAATAACCTTTATATCCTGAACCACCGGCAAGCCCATGCCCCATCACATCGTGAACAACTCTGAATATATCATTTACCATAAGCGGACCACTATGTCCATCTATATGCAAGTTCTTTCCATCAGATCCTACGGCGATTGCAGTCAGGGGCTTATTCTCCGGATCAACATTCGCTCCCTCATCGCCATATCCATGTGCGGTCTGGAAATAATGCAGCGTCTTGTTGTGATGCAAGTCATGCAGCATCTTTTGTGCATTTCCTTCATATGGATCGCCATGACCCTCGGGAATCGGCTTGAATTTCACTCCAGCCCGACGTAACGCTTCAAATTGCGCTATTGTTTCTTTGGCGAGTGCATCATACGATGCTCTTACCGCAGGATGATTTGGTTCATTTTTCATGTGTTCAAATGCATGAGCCATTTCAGTATGAAATGCCGGATCAACTTTTGCAATCGGAGGATGATCATGATTGATCTTCGGAAGTCCTATGCTTGCAACATATCTATCTGCAATGCGTCGTAATCTCCTCATGGTTCCGAGCGACCGCGGGTCGCGCTCTTCCGGAGCGCCGGTTCCGGGAATGCGTCTCTCGCCATTTGGCCAAGGTTTTGGCGCAGCAGTACGCTTTGGCTTGGGAGCGCCAGCGCGTCCCTGCCAGAACTCGCGCTGACTTTCGATATGATCGCGAGCAGATGGAGGAAGCCCGGACGGATCATTCAAGTGTTGGTCGAGCGTCGCTCCGTGATATCGTTGCCAATAGTCACTTTGTGCCCTCGGGTTTCCGCCAGCGCTTGCCTGTGCGTTCAGATCAGCTTTTCGCATTGCGGAATACCAAACCAAAGAATGATTCGCGTCCCTCAACTCTTGTCTGGATTTTCTAAGCAAATGTTCTCTTAACGATACTGACATTTTATTCTCCGACAAATATTATATCACGTGTATACTATAATACAAATGTCGCCAAAAATAAAGGCTTTCAAAAAAAACTGATTTGCTGCTGATGATCCATGACGCCACCCCTAGTATAACAGACGCCGACGGATCCGGCTACCCACGAGGAAAGAATTGCGCATCATGAAGGAATATCTTGAAGTTTTAGACGAAGTGCTGAGGCATGGCGTTCGAAGGATGGATCGCACAGGGACGGGTACGCGAAGTGTTTTTGCGCCCAGAGAAATGCGTTTCCATTTTAATGATGGATTTCCCTTGGTAACCACCAAGCGGCTGGCATGGAAATCCATTGTATGGGAATTGTTGTTTTTTATTCGTGGAGAAACAAACAATAATTGGCTAAAAGAACGCCGCGTAACTATCTGGAATGAGTGGGAAAAAGACGACGGATCGCTAGGTCCAATTTATGGACATCAATGGCGAAATTGGCCATCTCCTTCCGGATCAATTGATCAACTTCAAAACATTGTTGATGAAATACGCACGAATCCAAATAGCCGCAGACTTGTCGTGAATGCATGGAATCCTTCCGATATTCCTTCGATGGCACTCCCTCCCTGCCATGTCATGTTTCAATTATATTGTCATGGATATAATCATGTTTCAATGAAAGTTACCCAGAGATCTGGAGATATGTTTCTTGGGGTTCCTTTTAACATAGCATCGTATGGACTTCTTCTTTCCATACTTGCTCAAGTTACAGACAGAATTCCGCATTCATTGATATTTTCCCTTGGAGATGCCCATATATATGACAATCACGTTGAACAAGTCAGTGAACAGTTATCCCGCGATCCTTTCAATCGTCCGACTCTGGTAATGCCGTCATTCTCTTCTCTTCAGGAAGTCGAAAATCTTTCTGCCTCTGATTTTGTTCTTTATGAATTGCAAAGTCATCCATCAATATCAGCACCTGTATCCGTATAAGCGTTGACACTCCTTTGCTTCTTCTGTTATCTTGTCTAAGCAAACCATTTCTTATAGAATTTGTTTATAATAAATCAATACTGTGCCGAACGAGGAGAAGTTCATGGCAAGAAGATATCTTTTCAATAAATCAATGAATACGTATGTTGAACTTCAGGATTTATCCAAGGCAGAAAAGGGTATTCCCTATCATCCCGAGGCTGGTCATCACTATCATCAATATAACGATCAGCAAATTGCGCATGCCCGAGCGGATGCGCTCGACGCGCGAGATCATTTTGCGAAGCAAGCGCATCAAGCCGAAACTGCCGGACAACACACGAAGTTTCGGCAAGCGGAAGAGAAATATGCAACCCAACTTGACACGCTTCGCGCCATTCGTCAATGGCGTGAAAAGCAGTCAAAAGGTCAGGGCGTATCTGGAATGCCAAGTTGGTATCACGAAGAATATGGCCATGGCTCGAAGAAGAGTTTTGGCAAGGGTCTTCTCGATGACATGGGTAACGACTATCCGCTTGGGGACGCAGACTACAAGCCAAGAAAAGGCCCGAGTGCAATTGAGCGACGAAAAGGCAAAATGACAGGAGTTGCACCTGTCCCCCAAAAACGTACCCCTCGCGGGCAAGTCCTTCCTCCCGGAATGACTCTTAGCGATTATCATCCGGCAGCGAATCCGGGATCAACCGGACTTGACGGACAGCGCTATCCAAAGGCAACGCATAATCCCGACGGAACACGAAAGTCATTTCGCAAGGCTGAGTTTGCCACTGCGGCCGGAAACAAGTTCAAGATTCCGCTGCCGAGTGATACAAGAAACATTCAGGAAGAGCGTCCGGAAAATCGTCCGGGACGAGTTCGTCCCCCTGTTGAAAAAAAACCAGTCATGAAAACCAATCGTCCTTTTGGATTTTCCGCAGGTCCGGGGCCAGACGCAATGACTGAAGATGATTATCGGCAAGCCAAATCAAAACGCAAGTAAAAAGGAAGAAAACATAATGAACCGCAACACCACGTCATTCCTTGGAAATATGAATGATTCTGTCAAGATCTACAAGTCTGCACCAAATGATGAACTTATTTCCGACATGATGAGAAGCATGTATGGATACAGCCAGAATCACTATAACGCAAGCATCAGGAAGATTGACGCTCCTGAGACGCATGCAACGATTGGCGCATGGCATGTTGGAAACAAGTTTGAGTTGCATCAGGATGGTGCATATGGCGTGATCATTGCTCCGCTTGGAGAGGGAACGTCGTCGTCCCGATCAATTGCTATTGAAGGTGTTGACGCCAAACATTTCAAGGAAGACCTTGCTCGCGTCCGAAAGTCTGCAACAGAGATTGAGCAGCGTGATTTGCGCAAGGGAATTGCGACAAATGATCCGGAATTTCATTATCGTTCCGCAATTGATACGGTTGCTGGTGAGTACTATTCAACGTATTCCTTGATCAAGGCCCAGTATCTTGATTCCTCTCATCCAAAATTCGGGCAGGAAGTGGGAAACGCAAAGAAGCCCAATATGGCCGCTCCGGGACAGACACAGCACTTCGGCGGGCCACGAAATGGACAGGCTGTACATGGAACCGGGACAGCGCAGGCCATGGCGCAGAATACCAAGAACGAGAACAATAGCAAGCGGCAGAAGTTTGCTTCGTTTGCTTCACCAGAGGAACTGGATAAGGGCGAAGAAGATGATGCGCCTTCGTATTCGTCCATGCGTCGTCAGCCGCCAAGCGCACGAGGAACAGACAAGCGTGACGACCGTGCAAGCGGCAACGGACGCATGCGCTCGGGCCGACATCAGGAAGGCGCAAAGGCAATTGCCGCCGACCGCTCCATCCGAAGCGCACAAAAACTTGGCAAGTCGGCTGAAAAGCGGGCAGCAAATCGCGCAAGAGTGGCGGCTGAAAACGGCCAAACGTTTGATCCCAGCAAGGTCGGCCCAAGTGGTAGTTTTCAGCACATGGGTGGAAGCTGGGACAGGCACGTTGCTGCCCGAGAAGATGATATCCGCCATGCCCGTGCGATGGAACAACAGAGTCAGCAGGATCCAAATCTTCCCGATGATCGTCCGCGGAGATCATTTGCTACTTTCGTTCAGTTTCGAGGCAAGAAGAATCCGCCAAAGCCGCTGGACAAGTCAATCCGCCAGCCAGATTTTGATGTTTCGTTTGCCAAAAGCCTTCTTCTTCACGGTCGTTCAATGCGCAAAAACGCAACTGGACGATAACAATGAAAAACGACAAGTTTGGTAAGGATGATTACACTCCCCGCTGGGGACCAAACGACAAATTGCCAAAACAAACAAAGCGTCAATTGAATCCGGAAGAGAAGCGCAAGCGACGGATTGACATTGCGTACAAATCGTTTACTCAAACATATTCACAAAATTTCTTTTCCCCAATCACTGATCAGCAAACAGAAGATGCATTTTACGAAGTAGAGACATATCGTCTATTTCCAGTGCGAGCCAATGGCGTTTCCTTTGAAAAAGCCTATAAAGATACTCCGTATGTAAATGTAGAATCTTTAATTAATTACTACAAAAAGTCTTTTGGATACAATAATAAACAAATTTATAATTTACTAGCAAAGAATGATAATATTGATTATTTTTCCAAAGCACTGTGGTCGCCACCATCTCCGGCAAAAGGTGCGTCAACCAAGGGAATGGGCGCATCGTTTCATCCCGCTAGTTCTGCTGGAGTAGCGGCCACTACAAAGGCTGCGACTGATGCAAAAATGAAAGCCGATAAAAACGGTCTTTACAGTAAAGGCAATCAGACAATGCAGGGCATGCAGGGCTTAGGCGAAGCGTATGCAAATCTTGCCGCTATGAATAATCATGGAATTCTTAGTGAACACAGTAATTCGGCAGATGTCGAGCATCGTTCCCCTCAAGAAGCAGCTCACTGGAAGTACATGCATGGACTGAAAGACTCAAGATCCATGAATATTGGTCTTGCAAACAACGGAACAGGTCAATGGGGTTCAAAAGTTGGTGCCACCCCCATTGTAAAAATTAATGATCATGAGGGTCATGAGCAAATTTTTGCTCATCATCCAACACATGGATGGGTTCCAAGCCACGGAATTGCTCAAGACAAAACTACCGGAAAAGATGTGGTTGGATTTCACACTGGAGAGATGGGAGATTACCACAGAAATATTGCCAATCATCTCAACACGTTTGTTCCCGGTCATTTGTTCAGAGACGAGAAGAATCATGAGAAGATAGGAAATTTGAATCTTACCCTTGGGAACGGCAGGGATGAACTGCATCAAAATGGTTTAGAGCATGCCAATACTGCAGAAAAAGTCCAGAAACTTCACCAGCAATTCAATGATAAAAAGCGTGGATATCTAGCATCAGATCCCACAAATCCTGCGAAAACAATCAGACTGCAAGCCAAACGTGTTGGTCACGAAGGATGGACAACAGACAGGGATTCTGCTGACATAAAGGGCAAGCCAGCAGGGTTCGCAGAACGAGCTATCTTGAATGAAGGTCACATGCAAGATATTGCATCGGGAAAACGCAAGCATTTTTCTAAAAACGCGGATCCTAAGATGACAGGTGATCCTAAGCTTGGACCAAAATCTAAAACGTTCATGGACCATGCAAACACATATTTCCGCGACCTCAGGCATGGCAAAAGAAAGAAGCGAGTCAAGGCGGGGTGGCATGGACTAGACACATTTGAAAATAATAATGATGCCTCGTATGGAGCATTTTCTTTCTAAGAAATACATGATGAAGCCAGAAAAATTTGCGGAGTTGATGGAGCGAATGCATGGAATTCCGGTTTCGGTTTCCATGCAAAGGCTGCGTAAAGCTACAGAAAGTGACCCCTCTTTTAGTATGCGATCAAAGCAAATTGGAGGAAGTGGATCTGCGGCATCATCGTTTGGCATGAGAGTAAAATTAAATCCTACAGCAAATGACGTAGAGCAAAAAACATCAGATGCTTCGAGCAATATACGCAAAGAACCGCAAAAAATGAATATGGATGCGTCTATTGCAACAAGAAAAAATCAAAAAAACAAAGGCGAACTTGAGTATAGACGCGAAAACGATAGAAATCGCGGACAACAAGGTCAACACCAAGAGGTTGGCGGACATGTTCAGTCAATGTATTCAGATATTGACATGGACACTAATCCGGCTCACACAAAAACAGATCAAGAATTAGAGAGTGCCGCAAGAATATCTGGAAGAATAACTGATCCGGGTCACATAAATTATGGCTGGCATCAGCGAAACAAGAACAGCGCTGATGCTGTGCTTGATTGGAGAAGGCGCAACGGCATCAAGGTCGTGCGAGGGGTTGGAGATTACAATACCGTGACTGGTCCAAATGCCGAATACTATAAGGAAACATATCACTCAACACCTGTTGATTATACTGGAATATTGCAATCACCCTCGGATCAGGTCCAGAGAGTTCCTCGTCCATATGATGTATCCGAAAATGTCACGTCTGATAGTTATTCCAGAAAGCCAATTGCAAACTAATGAATAATAATGATATTGCAAAGTTTATGAGAAGAATGTATGGATATGTTGTAAGGACAAATCCATCTCCTGTCATTGATATCAGCAGCCCTGAAGCAAGACTGCAAAAGGGTTTGCAACCCATCATATCCCGAGGAATGGGCAAAAAAAGCATAGCACCTGCATCGAAGATTGTTACTGCGAGAGAGAAGGAACTTAGCGGACGAGCAAAGGCACAACTTGCAGAACACATGAGGGCACACAATCTTCTCATGCAGGGCAAAATATTGGACGGCAATAAAGAAGTTGATATTTCAAAACTTATCGCGCATCCGCACGTAGTGCCTGAAGGAAGAGTGATTCCTCCGGGAAAACCGTATAGCGACCCTAATCATCCCAATCATCATATTGCCATTACTACAGATATGGGATATTTGTTGCATGATCCAAAAAATCCAACCGCTGCACCTGTTGATTTATTTCAACATGGATTAAAAGTTACTACTCCGAGTGGGAAAAGCCCTGTTTTTGAAGCGCCAGATTTACGAGTGCAAAAAGTAAAAGAAGATCAAATCCGCGATCAAATCGCAGCAGTTTTGAAAACCTCTCAAATTCACGGATGGGCAACGCCCCGGCGTCTTACTCCTGTTTTTGAAGGAGCCGAAAGGTATGATCCCACGAATGAAGCACATCAGGAAGCAAAACGACAGGCTACTCGTTCAGCAATAGCGTTTTTTGACGCAAAAAAGGCATCCATAAAAAGTGGAGAAGATCCGATTGCAGCAAATGTGGCGGCAATGCAGCAATCTGCTTCTGCGCCAAAAAGAACCCGGCCAAAAAAAACGGCAGCAGCAGTAGCCGAGGAATCTCCAGCACCAGATCCGGTTGTCGAACGACCTGCACGCAGGCCTCGCGCACCGAAACGACCAGCAGCCGAAGGAGATGCCCCTGTATCCACGCGACGAAAATTGGAGGGTCTTCCGGTAGAAGAAAGAAGAGCATTATTAAACCCAATCAAAGCCGCACAAGCAAGGGCACGCCGCAGACTTGCCAATCCCGATCTTGACAAACCTCGCGATCCAAAACCTGAACCCCCAGCCATCTCTGCCGATTCCAAAAGATGGGAGGCCAAGGGCAACAAGCATCTGATGGTTCCCCGATTCAGAGATCATCCGGCCATGAAAAATGCATTGCATAGTGGTGATCTTGCCTATGATCACATTCAGGGATTAAAAGATCAAATGGATGATCCGGAAGGCTCCAAATATCTTACCGATGATGATAAATATACTGTAGCAGTATATGAGGCACTTCATGATTCGCAGAGATATGCCTCTCTTCCTGTAAAATACCGAACACCACTTCTTAGGGAATATAATAAGCAGCGTCAGGAATGGGAAAAAGAAGTAAGAAAAGGAAGTCAAAGAAAAAATTATCAGCCACCCATGCCTCCCCTGATGGAGGATGGAGCCTATCGACTTCATCCAGAAATTCGCTCCATACTTCGTGGCGAACACCCTCTTGTTCCCGTAGCCAAACCCAAAAAATCCCGGAAGCCAAGTGTCCGTGACGCCAAAGCGATTGCCCAAAAATACAAAGAATTTTCCGGGGAAAAGTAGCACACTAATGATTTATGGAATTGTTGCTGGTGCCCGTCGCCCTGATGGAGCATACGTAATTGGAAAAGATAACGTCATGCCTTGGCATCTGCCTGATGAATTAAAATTATTCAAGAGAAAAACTCTTGGCAAAACAATCGTAATGGGACGAAAAACATTTGAAAATCTTCCGCAAAAACCATTACCGGGAAGAAAAAATATTGTACTCACCACGCAGAAAGACTGGAAATATCCGGGCGTAGAAGTTGCTAATGATATTCAATCTCTTATTGACAAACACGCAACATCTGATCATGATCATTTATATGTTACTGGTGGATCAGAAATATACAAGCAGTTTTTACCAGTAACACATCAATTACATTTTACACACATACAACATCATATTCCCGGAGATACATTATTTCCTTTAACTCATGCCGAGATTAATGAACATTTTACTCCTGTTGAATCAGAGCATCATGTATCAGCGGTAAATCCTGATAAATGGAATGGCAACGATCAAGTTCGCTGGAATCATGTAATTTATGAACGCAAGGGTCCATTTATGATTGCAAAAAAATCATTACTTGTATTCAAAACAAATAAGTATGTGTATTTTTCTTCAATGAAAAATAGAACAGGGGAGAGCGATGCATTCTTCATGCGGTCAGAATAATTGTCAAGAATCTTATTGGCAAATTAATACATTGTTAATTTCATTTTGTACAATAGTCCTATCTGCTCTTGCTATAAAATATTATTGAAAATACGAGGAAAAAATGTCTGACTTTTATTCTCTTAAACAGCAAATAATGAAGAAGCAAAATAATCTTGCCAAAAAAATCCATGGAGAAGAACTTGCTGAAGAAAATGGCAAGGAACACGAAAAAGACCATGGAATTCACAAGCATAATAAAGAATTATTTTCTTTGCTTGAAAAGTACGAAACTCAACTACAAGAAAAAGAAATTAAAAAATCGCAATGGTTTTCTCTTGTTCAAAAAAATTAGAAAGAATCTTATAATGTATGAATATAAAGTAGCACGTTTGATTGATGTTGTTGATGGCGACACCATTGATGTACAAATTGATTTAGGTTTTGATGTTTCATTTTCAAGCAGGGTGCGTCTTAATGGGATTGACACTCCGGAGTCGAGGACGCTCGATCTTCGAGAAAAGAAAATGGGATTAGCCGCGAAAGAATGGCTCAAGCATCGTCTGGAATCCGCCAAGAAAATCGTGATCAAGACCGAAAAACCTGATTCGTCCGAAAAATACGGAAGAATCCTTGGCACGATATTTATTGATGGCGAGCCGCTCTCATTGAACGACCAGTTAGTGAAAGGCGGATACGCTTGGGCGTATGACGGGGGAACCAAGCACAAGGATCTTGACGCACTGGAGAAAATCCGCCTCGCTCAGTAGATTGACCCATGCCGTTTGCCTGTACAATAGAGGGGAGCCGAACGGCTCTCCTTTCTATTTTGGAGATTTCTCATGTCTGAAACTCTGTCTGTGTCTATACATAATCTTGATTCTCTTTCTGGAATGGCAGACAAGATACCTGCAAATAGTATTGATATGATTTTCACCGATCCTCCGTATGGAATAAAAGGCGAGACTCTTGATGTCATGTACAACCGTGATGAGTCGCGTGTCATTCCCGGATACATTGATGTTCCTCTGTCGCAGTATGCCGAATGGTCTTTGTCATGGATACAACAATGTGAGCGCGTCCTGCGTCCCGGAGGGTCAATGTATATTGTGTCCGGCTATACAAACTTGCATCATGTTCTGAATGCTTTACACAGCACGTCTCTTAATGAGATCAATCATATTATTGCACAATATAGTTTCGGCGTGTACACAAAAAAGAAATGGGTATCTAGCCATTATCACGTATTATTCTGGTCAAAGTCAGAGACATCATCACAAAAACGTACTTTCAATACGCACTGTCTGTTCTCCGACACCCAGCAAAGTTATCTGGACAGACTGTCCGTTCAGAAACTTCCTCGTCATTACAAGTTTGGTGAAATAAAAAATAGCAATCAACTTTCAGAAGAATTTATTGATAAATATATTCTTTACAGTTCATCAAAAGGAGAAACCATCCTTGATCCTTTTGCCGGAAGTTACAGCACGGGATTCTCGGCGGTTCGTCTTGGCAGGAGATTCATCGGCTTTGAATTGAATACTCGTGCCCATGATTACTTTGGGCCTCAATTACTAGAATACGCGGTGCAGCAATCGGCGACCTCCTAGATGGCACTGTATCGACAATTCATACGTGCCACACTTACGCCCGAGATACTCGCACAAGCACAGGAGCGGGCATTGAAGATGCCTATCCTGAGGCATTCTCATCGAGGGTTCATCGCCAATCAGATTGGCTGCCTTGGCGAACTTGTTGTTGAAATATGGTTGACAAAATATCGCGTTCCCTGCAAGTTTGTTTATTACCGAAGCCATGATATTGAAATACGAGGCAAGAAAACAGAGATCAAGACTAAGGACCGAAGTGTTGCCCCAAAAGAAACTTTTGAATGTTCCACGCCTACCTACAACAATGGGGTGCAAAATCCAGAACTTTATGTTTTTATTTCATTACAGCGATATTCCGATATACACGACAAGCAAGATATATACAGGTTCCACACTGCGTGGATACTTGGGTATGCCACGAAAGATGACATGTCCACACTAGCGCAGATTCGCAAAGCAGGAGACAGGGAACCCAATGGTGTGGTGTTTTTTACTGATTGCATGAATATATTCATTCATCAATTACGGCCAATTTCGGAGATAGTTCATGACCGTACAACTGCATAATCATAGTCATTTTTCCATTCTTGATGGACGTTCCAGAATTTCCGAGATCATCAGCCGCGTTGCGGAACTTGGACAAACCGCAGTTGCACTGACTGATCATGGAGTAATGTATGGGTCAATTGAATTCTATCGCGCAGCAAAGTCTGCAGGGATAAAGCCAATTGTAGGAGTCGAAGCATATATCACAAAAGGTAACATGCTGAGAAAAGATGCTGTATTGGATAAGGCAGGAAGCAGTTGTCATCTTACACTATTGGCAATGAATGAAGTTGGATATAAAAATTTACTAAAATTAACAAGTAAAGCACATGTTGAAGGATTGTATTATAAACCGCGCATTGATTTTTCTTGCCTTGAGCAACATTCCGAAGGAATTTTTGCCCTTTCTGGATGTATGTCCGGTGAGGTATCCGAAGCAATTCTGGAGAGAAGTGTCGATGACGCCAGAGCAATTGCTGGCAAATATAAAGAACTCTTCGGGGATCGGTATGCGATTGAGGTCCACAACCATGGCCACGAAAAGCAGCGAACCCTTAATCCTGCGCTCTTCGGAATAGCCGACTGGCTTGGGGCGAAGGCGGTCGCTGCGTGCGACAGCCACTATGCGCGTCCTGAGGATGCCAAGTCTCATGATGCCATGCTCGCCATTCAAACCGGATCGACCCTTAATGATCCGAAGAGATTCAAGATAACCCCCTATGGTGCGTATTACCTTCGTGGCGAAGAGGAGATGCTTCGTGATTTTTCGGGACGCGAAGAAGCAGTTCGCAACACCGATTGGGTGGCTGATCAGTGCAATCTTGCATTGGATTTTTCCAAAGTCATGCTTCCGGAGTTTGAAATTCCCCAAGGGCACACTCCAGACTCTTGGCTAACCAAGCAGGTCTACGATGGACTCGCTTGGCGCTACGGAACAGTTAGTACTGGACATAAAGAACGTGCAGATTATGAATTATCGGTTATAAAAGAAACTGGATATGCATTATATTTTCTTATTGTTCAGGATTATGTTCGGTTCGCACGTCTCCAAGGGGTTATGGCTGTTCCTCGCGGATCTGTTGCGGGAAGCTTGTGCGTCTATTCGCTGGGTATTTGCGATATTGATCCGGTGAAATACGACATCATGTTCGAGCGATTCCTTCATAAGGATCGCAAGGGCATGCCGGATATTGACATGGATTTTGCGGACAACCGCAGGGCTGATGTCATTGAGTATGTGACCGAAAAATATGGCAAGACTAAAGTCGCTCATGTAGGAACATTTCTTACTTTGGGATCACGGGCTGCGGTAAAAGACATTGCCCGCGTCATGGAAGTTCCCTTTGATGTAAGCAATTCCTTTACTTCTCTATTTGTTGATACACCCGGAATTACTCTTGATGAAGTTTCTCTAGATCCAAAAATTATCCGGGCTATGAAAAATAATCCACAATTAAATGAAGTCTTTTCCTTGGCCAAAGAAATCGAAGGATTGACGAGAGGATTTGGAACCCATGCCGCAGGAATTCTCATTACTGCAACAGATCTTGATGAAGTGGTTCCAGTACAGTTGCCTCCTGAAAAATCCGGACGCAAAACTGGAACATTTGTCACTCAGTATGACAACAACAACTCCACCGGAATTATCGAAAGCCTTGGACTTTCGAAGTTCGATTTTCTTGGCCTCGCAAATCTCACAATTATCAAAGATGTATGCGAACTCATAAAACAGAGACACGATATAGATTTGTACGGAACCAGTGGGGAGAAATTGTATAGCGACATTCCCATTGAGTACAGCAATCCCCTTGCCCAGAGAACCTACGATCTTTTGGCGCGTGGGGACACCGCAGCCGTATTCCAATTGGAATCTGTAGGAATGCGTCGAGCATTGCGTCTTGTGCGCCCATCAAGGATTACCGATCTTCCTGCAATCGTGGCGCTGTATCGCCCCGGACCAATGGAACACATTCCGGACTTTGCAACTGCCAAGAACAATTCCCGATACATTTCGTATTTGCATGATGATTTGCGAGAAATACTTGAAGAAACATACGGCGTGGTGGTGTATCAGGATCAGGTCTTATTGATTGCCCGGAAGATTGCCGGGTTCTCTTGGGGAGAAGTAGATGTTCTCCGCAAAGGAATGGGCAAGAAACAAATCAGTGTGATTGAAGAACAGAAAGAAAAATTCATTTCTGGCAGCATGTCGCGTGGGTATGACATGGATGTGGCCTCAGATATCTGGGAGACCATTGCACCGTTTGCCGGATATGGATTCAATCGTGCGCATGCTTTCTGCTACGGATATATTTCTTATATCACTGCATACCTCAAGGCAAATTATTCTATTGAGTACATGACGACAGTAATGACCTACGAATCCAACAATAAGGAAAAGATTTCCGAATCAATTGCTGAATGCCGTCGCATGGGAATCCAAGTTATTCCTCCTATGGTGAATGTATCTTCAGATGTGTTTTCCATCGCAGAAATTGATGGCACAGAGGCCATTGCGTTTGGCCTGTCTGCCGTATCGGGCATGAGTTCAACAGCATGCAAGACTCTGGTATTTGCCAGAGTGTCTCAGGGAAAATTTGAATCTTTCCATGATTTTCTGTCAAAGATAAATCTTAGTGTCATTAATCAAAAAGGCGTTGCAAATCTCATCAAGGCAGGTTCCTTGGACGAGTTTGGCGAGAGGGCAAGCCTGATTGAATCGTTGCCAAAATTTATCGAGTCTGCACGCGAACGTTCGGCGCTTCGCTCCTCTGGGCAACTTGACATGTTTGGCGACGGTGACGTACAATCACTTGGGCTACTGGGTGCCGACCCGATGACCCGGTCCCAGCGTCTTGAGTATGAATACGAGGTGCTTGGCGTGTACCTATCAGAGCATCCGCTAGATGATGTGCGCCATATCATTGATTACTATGCAACACACAATTCCCAAAACCTCATGGAGGGCGCAGATCAATCCGCCATTGTAGGCGGAGTCATACGGAGCGTGCGAGATTTTCAAACCAAGAACGGCAAGATGATGTCTTTCTTGCTCATGGAAGATCAGCATGGCCAAATTGATATCGTCTTATTTTCAAATAAATATATTTCTGTCTGTGGGTCGAACCCCCAGCAACTCCTAGACAGGCGGGTTCTGGTAAAGGGAGAAATTCGGGTAAGGGATGGCAAGCCATCCGTTATTTGTGATGATATCGTCATTATCAATCCTGACGCGCCAGTGACCGACACATCCGATCCAGTAGTCTTATGGTCTCTTAGGGAAACAAAAGTTTCATCTCGACTAGGAATGCTTTGGACGGTTTATCAAAAAGGGCAGTCTAGCGATGAATCCTGTGTGGTGAGAGTTCATTCTGATCGGGGAACGATAGATATGGAAGTTCCAATTTCCATATCAAGTGCAATGAAAGTATTTACGTAATGACATTCACTTTTTATACGTATGGACTTGACAGATACAAAGATATTCGAGAACAGGTCAATCACAAACATCGTTGTACACGATGCGAAATTCGAGCATTCTATAAAAAGGGGAGATGTTTTCACTGCCCTATCCGTGGAATGAAATGCATTGTTCCTTATAAAAAAGAAACATAATGGTAGATTTTACAAAAGCAATAATAGTAAAAAGCAGCAAGCCCGCAGCGGAAGTTTCTGTCTCACAGTCTGACTCCCCATCTCCGGAAACGACTGTGGAAACGCCTCCTGCGTACTTGAAAAAACTTCCCCCAGAATGGATCATTCACTCTTCTCGAAACGAGCATGTTGTGCAATGGTGGCTTTTGGCAGACCGCGCATATCGCCGCGACAAAGATACAGTCCCGTCATGTATTCATCCCATGATGCGATCTTTTGTCATGGACGACTGGAACATGCCATGGCCCAGCCCCATGGAGCATGCAACAGAACTGGAAGTTATCGAAGTAAAGAAATGGATGTCTACCATAGAGGGGTGGGATGAAACGGACCCATTAAAAAAATACTTCCCACCCCTCTACTTTCGTGATATGGCCAAAGAGAGGCTATCTCCTCCCCGAGCGTCCAATCTTTGACAAGATTTCCCGAATCTGGCTAGGCGTCAGCGCTTGTCCGGCAGGCTGTTCATCTTCTGACGAATTTGCGTCTGGAAGGCTACCCTGCCCTGCTTGCCCCTGCTGAGGTGCGTTTGCTGGCTGCTGATCGTTAGATTGTGAACCATCAGGTGGCTGCTGTCCTCCAGCATCAGGTGGCTGCTGTCCTCCAGCATCAGGCTGTTGTCCTCCGCCCATCATTTGGGCCATCATTGCCGCGGGATCACCGCCCCCCTGTGGTGGCTGACCACCGTCCTGTCCGGGCTGACCGCCGTCTGGACCCTGCTGACCCGGTTGGCCCGGTTGGCCGCCTCCAAAATTTCCCTTTTCGTATTCTTTCTTGGCATCTTCTTGCTGCTTTTCTTGCTTCTTGAGCGAGACCCATTGCAGCCACACACCATCGTTGATGACCTCTCCGCCCTCCATGTCACTGAGAGGAGGGAGATTCCTGCGTGCGCGAATTTCGTTCTTTGTACTCCAAGCAGATTCCATCTGCAATGACTGGAGAACAACTGCTTCGCTTTCTTCGTGAAGGCCATCAAAAATGAGAATAAGATCATCGTAGTGTGGTTGAATAAGAGTACGCGTCAACCAGTCAGCATTGCTTTCAAGTATTGCGTACAAACCTTCTTCATTGACAGTCTTTGATACTTCGCTTGTTGCACTGCCAGAACCCATCACTAAACCCTGAGGATTATTCTCGCTCAAGTTTAGCCGGGAAGGATGCATGCCGAAGAATGAACATTTGACACAAGACATAAGTCTGAAAAATTGTTCAAACTGCATATCGCCGGGATTATTTGTCAGATCCAACACTTGCGCCCGCATATTTTCTGGCCCCGGCAAAACTGGCATTTTCGACTTGGGACTGGCAGGACCACCCTGCCCCAGAATCTGCCGCTCAAATGTGGCTAATCCTTCGGCAGAATAATCTCCCGACAATACAAGCATTCGCGAGGGGAATCCGGGCCGAAACAGATCCTTGTTAAAATTAAACATATTTAACAAGAGCGATGTTGCCTGAAGTGATTGCTCAAGCAGACTGACGCCAAATCCCCAGCGGTTCAATTCACCGGAAGGGTTAGACCATTCAACATCTATCTCATCTTCCTTCCACGCCCCCACTACCTGACCATCAACCTCCTGTACGTAAGCCGCCTCAGTGATGTCGATGGTCAGTCCGGATTTTTGAGAATATTCTTCCGATAGGATCATTCTTGCTACGCGTTCGTTGGTGATGCCTCGACGTGCCATCCACGGCATAAGGACATACAGCACAGGCAGGATTGTATCTCCCGGCAACAAATAATACTCAACCGGACGCCCTTTGGAATCTCGATTGACAACCATGGCGCGACGATCAATCACTAGTTCTTCTTGTACGGCCACGGTCAAGAAATCCCTGAATGTCTTGTGATAAAGACGCGATGGACTCTCTATTATTTTTTCCATTTCCCGGCATCGACGTTGGATCTTGGGATCACTAGAATCAAAATTTGGATCATCAAATCTTTTATGAACAACCCTCCATCCTTTTTGCTTTCCGGAAACAACAATTTTTCTTGATAATCCTTTGATATCTTCAACTCGCCTAGACACGATTGCCCTGTCGATAAGGCTGTCTCTGACAACTTGGCGCAACATTGCAAAGGGAGGAGTGTCTAGTGGTTTGCGAAGCGTTCCATTCAGCGATCCAATATTAGTGACATTGGGTCCGTAATTAGAAAACCATTGGCCACGACGACGCGCTTCGTTTTCGTTTACTTTTTCAATATTTGATTTACTTAAAATCTCTGTAAGATCCAAGTCTTGCTTTTTGGGAAGTATCGCATTTCCATATAAATCTACCAGCATTGTTTTTCCTCTAATTTAGTATACTATTTTAACAACGCTTGTCTGGTTCTTACACTAATAAAATTTCGTCAAAAAGCCGCTTGCCAGATCGTGATGTTTCTATGGCCATCTCTAGAGCATCAAGTATATCATCATGCTGTGATCTCGGATAGGTCATTAACTGGTCGTAAAGGGGCCAAAAATGTGGATGAACTACAGCCATTCTTGTCTCATCATAATTAAATCCTGAGATTGAGTCTGGTTCACTTGTTATTTCATCTTTAGTTATTTCGTATTCTGCGCATTTGCGTATAAAAATTTTAGACTGTTCAAATAATGGAGCCATGCCCTCAATGCGAATTTGTTTTCTTTTTCTTGAAACATGAACAATTTTTCTAATTGGTATTAATGCTCGTCTTAATACTTGTTGAATAATAACATGCTGAAATCCGTTTGCTTCAATTCCATTCATTTGTATTTTATATGCTTGATTTTGTTGAATAAGTCTGTTTACTTGATTTGCAACATCAGTTCTGTCTGCATTAATATCAAATACAACTATATCATTATCTGATGTTCTGCCAATCATGACAATTGCAAAAAAATCTGATTGATCGTCTTTACCAACACTCCAATCAACTCCTGTATACATTGATAATGGTTTATTTCTAAAATACCATTTATTATACATTGAATTATATGTTATATCGTAACTATCATACCATTGAATCCATGAACTTCTAAATGATCTTGTGGTATCATCACGAGGATCATTCATATATTCTTTTTGAAAAGCAAGAACATTTTTTGCTTTTAATGCCGCAAGCCTCTCCATCGAGAATCTTTCCGGCCACAATGGTGCCTGAATTTTGCTGCCATCTTCCAATTGTTTGTTGACAATTGCTTGATACCTGCGAGTGACATACAAATCTGGACGACCAAGCATTTGATTAAGCAATGAGCCATAATGCAACACTGTTCCCACCAAGATTATTTGTCCGATGGGTGGAGGCTCGATCATTGGCTCCACAGCGGAATCCCACCATTGAGCGAGTTTCTCGCGCTGGGCAGAAGTGTCTACGAGTTCATCGTTCTCCAAGTCATCAGCAATAACCAGATCGGGACGCCGAAAGCCAAACCTAAGACCACGAAGAGGATTATTAGCCATTCTAGCCAGCACTTTTGCACGGTCTTCAAGTTCGTCGCTCCAGCAGTTTTTGTATTTATCCCATTTACGAAAACCAATTACAAACTCTTCGTCAGTCCATTTTTCCCGCTCATTTTTTGCGGCTCCCGACAAAGTCTCCCACTCTCTTCCAAGAATTATACCCCAATCATTGCATAATCTTTCATTTGACTCAAACTCTTCTTTAATATTTCTTGTATGACCAACAGAGATTCTTGCAATATCAGAGATAATAACAGTAAAAAATTTTCTTTGCGTCACTAACGACCATATGACATATAAAAATGTAATAAGAGTTGATTTGCTATGATTTCTTGGAGCGGCAAGAACAAGCGTATTAAGCATCTCTTTGCCAACCCAGTCTGCAGGATTTTTACGAGTCGCTAAATCCATAATATCTTTATGAAATTCCGGAGAGGCCTGAAACCAGTATTTGGGAAAATATATTCTTCCGAATTCAAATGGATCATCAATGGTTTTTTCAATTCTCCATTTTCGTAATCCATCTTCAATTCCTGTCGGAGGAGGTACGGATTGTACCATGGATGTCATTGTTTATCTTCCAAAATGGATACTGGTTCAGATAAGCCTAATCTATTTCTTAAGCGCATCTGTCTTTGGCCCTCAGGATCCAGTTTCAGATCTTCATACAATCCAGCCCTGTCACACTCGATATACAAATCTCGTATGGTGAATGCCAAGCGCTTTGTATGATCTTCCTCAGTTTCTCCAACCTTTTTTGTCCATACAGCAGCCAGTTTTGCTTGGGGAGAATTTGGCGCAAATGCATTAGATCCTATGTTATTTTGAACCTGAACGCTTACTGCCCCCGGCGCGCCTTCTACAGGTGCCATGCCGGTAACTGATGACATCATTCTGTCAATAAGTCCACCCAGTTTGGCAATGGACTCCGGACTAGCATCATCGCGCAAGTTTGACATTGCTTTTACAAGCCAATTGAATCCATCAATTCCAGCTTGGCGTCGCTTCATGATCTGCCAATCTCTTAGCCGATCTTCCTCAAGAGCCATTCGTTCCTGAATTTTTGAGGACTGCTCTAGCCTGTATGATTCTCGCGCCTCAGGCCATCTTCCCTTTCGGCCATTGAGCCTTACTAATGTAAAGGAAATATTGCATTCATTGGCAATACGCTCATAAGTCCATCCGCCGTTTACATACAATAATTTCACCAGATGCCAATCAATATCTGGTTTGCCTTTTTCGTGACCTTTTCGCACAGCCAGAGCAAGTTGCAACGCGGCTTCTTCTGGAGTTAATGGGTCTTCGCCCGGAGTACCGTCTGGCATGTCTGAATAAATTGTTCCTGTGTTTTCAATTTCTTCCGAATTATCAGATTCAATGTTTTCCGGTCTTGATACATTTTCATCATTGTCTGATGTATTGACAACTAAAGAAGAATCTTTTATTTTTCTTCTACTTTGCATTCGATCTTCTGCGGGAAATACAGGCAACGATACGGACTCAACAACGATTGGTCGCTTTTTTGGCGATGATTTAGAAGATTCTGCAATATCTTTCATTGCCTGTTCCCGAAATTGACGACGCACAACGTCAGAGATACTCTCCATTTTATGTTTCGTTTTTTGTAGGATACGAGGATTGGTTTACTTTTGGCAATGGAGCGGAAGGTTGATACGAAAAATCGTGAATTTTTGTTCTTCCCATTGACCAATTATCCTGAATACGAATTTCCGTATTTGGAAACGTCCAGCAACATCCTCCGTCGTCAAGGAATACTACCCATTCAAGATAATGTTCCTGCGATCTATCAATAATAAAATACGCCCAGCCCTTTCCTCTTGGAGTGACGACCGGCAAGGGCGTGTGCATTTGGGTAATCATAGATGCCTTCCGATGTGTATTATATTTTAAGAAATTCAAGAGGACTTTTTTGCGAGTTCCATCCGTGAATTCCAGTCGCCCATGCCTGAACCGCTCTGATGTCGTGTTTGGTCGCTACCACTTCTTGCTCTTTCCATGTTGGATCTAACATGAAATGAATGGATTCCGGAACATTATCTGGGTTTGACAAAAACAATGCTTCAGCCGCCGACCACCACGTCGCGGTTAAATCGTTTTTTACTGCGCTGATTACCCATTCAGGCTCCGCTCTCATCACCATTCCTCCTCATAGGGAATAAAGACACAATCTTTCTTGCATATTTTGCATCTTCTTGTAATGTCATTTTCTCCATTATGTTCAATTGTTTCCTTTTCGCAATTTGAACAATAATACTTCTTTTTTTTTGATTTATATTTTAATTTATTTGCCATTAGAGTACTGCCAATTCTTCTCTTTCAAGGCGTTGTCGCATGAGCGTAACAAAATCTATTCCCAAGCATCCACTTAATTGCAATAACTGCAATCCAGCCTTCGCCAGACATTCATTGAGTGTGTGCTGTAATTTTGATTCTGCCGTCATTAATATAGGCATTTCATATTCTTTATCAATTGATGTCTGCCACAGAATCTCAGATGCAATTGACAAGTATTTTTGCGCAGTAATAATATCTCTTTGCATGCAAGCGACACCAAGAGACCCTCTTCTTTCTGGATATCTTTTTCTTCGTTGTGCTTGATCAAACGCCCGGACACTCAAATCCGACATTAGACAATGATCCTTTTTTCAAATTGACTTATCCATTTGGGATCTTTGTACACTTGCTCAAAAGCCATCATTGTTGTGCTTATCGTAGAATTAACTAGATTCATGTTTTCGGCATGGGATGGGCCAAAGCATAACTGTGATACTTTTTTCTTTATTCCAGTTTTTTCATCAGGAACATCAGCCTCAAGCCAAATCACAAAATCAATACCACCGCCGTTTTGTACTGACCTCCGGATGGCAGCTACTGTATATCTGACATCTGGTTCTTTGATATCAACAACGTCTACCAATTTTGGAACAAGCACATTTGTCGTTCTTCGAAAAATCCACTCGTCACCCTCTTCATCCCATAATACTGGATAATTTTCTAGTATCGGGTGCGCAGGAAAACCTTCAGTAATATGACGCAGGTCATCCGTTAAATTTGTCATGGTGTCGTCTGGTCGCATGTCATCTTCCTATTGGATCATTGGATACTATGTTATTAGCCAATGAAATTATATCAGACATTTCATCAGTTAATTCAAAATTATGTTTATTTTTTAAAAAGGTAATAATTTCTACTAACTTTTCAATAATTGCTACCGGATTTGATCCGCTAATCGCATCCAGCGCTCTCTTGACTTTCTGCGATTGCAGCCATTGATTCAAAATTTTTTGCTGCATTCTTTTGGCATTTCTTGCATGAATTGCCTTGTGTTTCCACATCTGATATTCCTCATTGGAAATATCTAGTTTTTCCATTCTGTGCGGATCATTAATTTGCTGATTAATCTTATGCAAATTTTGCTGTAATTCAAAAAGTCTATCCTGACATTCTGATATTGTTTCTGGTTCCTTGAAATCATGAGAAAAATAATTGATTTGTGGAAATGGCTTTACTGCGCCGGAATTCATTTTCTTATCCTTGAAATTTGGTTGATGCACGCTTTTGTGTTTGAGAACGCCCGGGTCCAACAACTACACTATACTGCATGCGAAGTATTTCTTGTTTTTGCATTCTGCAGATAACTTCACCCATTGCAATAGCGTCGCATACATTACCATTTATTTCTTGTGCTTGTCCCCAATAGACTGGAAGATCGTATCCGCAGCCCTTCAAAATCATTTGAACCATTTCCTTTGACGCTGACGGAGCGCCACACATAATGGTTTTTACATGATTTGTTGAAAATTCAACATACGGCACTGAAGATAATCCACACGCAAGCATGGTAATGTACCTGATTCCAGCCATGACTTCTAGTGTCGCACTGCTTGTCTTGAGATTGCCACGAGTAAACGGATGCGTTTCGCCAATCACCACATCTGGATTGTGGTCTTTAATCATTTGATCAACCCAATTGAAGTATTTAATAATTTTAAATACTTGCGATTGATTTTTTTTGATTGTTAGAAAAAGCCCGATATTATCTTTTGACTCTTCGTCAATAACTTTTTGATATACGCAATCAACAAAAAGTGCTGCTCCGCTATCATTAAGACTTTCGTCAATACATAATATTCTTGATATGGTTGGCCAAGATTTTCCAGTAAGTGCAGGTAGTGCAATGTCGGGCGTAGAGGATTTTCTTGATTTATTAAATGCCATAACTCATTGTTTTTCTGTCAGAATTATTCTGCAAAGAACTGATGGGTTCATTGAAGTTGACTGACAGAACGATTGTACCTCAGCCACAGAGGTAATTGCAATAAGTTCGCTCCAGCACTCTGCGGAAAATTTGCGAATGAGCAAAGATCCCTTTTGCTCTTCGGAATAAATGAACAGCGCTGCTTTTCTGGCATTTTCATTTATTGATTTCATATCGCTCGAATGAGCAAACGTTCGCTGGTTTCCTGTTTTCCATTGGATATTGCTGGCAATCAAGATGCTGGCTAGCTTGTCCATTGTGTCAATTGCTTCGGCTATGGACAGAAACGACGAAGTCTCCCCCTTTTGTCGAGGGGGAGACTTTTTCATTACATCAAATACGTTGAATGACGCCATATCAATCTGCTGTTCGTCCAAACCGAAGCCCCCAGCACTCCACCTGCTGGCCACCGACATTCCTCACGATTCGTGTCAGGGTGTTCTGCTCCATGGCCTTAAGGGTATTGACCAAGCCCGGTGATGGACTCATGCTCATGGCCTCGGCAATGTCTTCTACCGACATGGATTTGTTTTTCAGGACAAACTTAATCTTATCCCTGAAACTTATCCCGCTGTCTTTCAGTGATTCAGGAGAAAGATCAGAGGGATTCATCATCTGGAAACTTACCAGTCCACCCGGCTCGTCTTCATAAGGAAATTGAAATCGTATCGCAATCGGGGGATTCATTGCACCAGCATTTATTTTCTGGTGTGTCATGACGAGGTCGGATATGTTGCTTCCCTCTTCCTGAACCTTGCGGATATGCCACGTTGATCGAGCCTGATTCTCCCACTGCACTCCACCGAAAGCAGTTTGGACATCATCCTGAGAATTTCTATCATTCTTCGTGATGTGAGCGAGAATTAATGACCCCACGTTGAGTTGTGAGATGCTCTGAAAGAACGCCACAATCTCGTCATTATCGCTAGCACGACCACAAGCAGGACTAGCAGAGTCAATAATGACATACGTCACTCCTTCTTGTGCGATAAGTCGCTTTAGTTCGTCAATCTGATTGCGAAGCGGTCTGCCTCCACAATTCCGGTAGACAATATTGACGCCAAGTCGCTCTTGGTCTGACGGAGATATTATTGTATCCAATCGTCGCGCATGTTGGCCAATATCCCATTCCCAGTCAAGGTACGCGACATGATTCCGGACCAGCGGAGTTCCCAGCCCAAGATCAATGCCCGTTTCCATTTGTATGCCCAGAGCGAGGGCTAGGTAGCTTTTCATGCCACCACCCGCGCTGAACCAAAGGGTGGGTTCCTTGGCCAACAGGAGAGGCCTGTGTGCGTATCCCATCTGCTGTGCGCGGGGCGCATCTCGCAGAAGGCTCCATGGCTGCCCCCGAGTGAACTGACCGATGCTTAGCCGCGCTACGTCACTGACCATCTGACGCCACGGAGGTCCAAACATCCGCTTCTCAAGTTCCGTGACCAGCGCGGACAATTTCTGTCCGTCCTTCATTGTAACTGCCACGGGGCCATAGAGATATTTTGGCAGGGAGGGAATGCCATTCGTCTGCACCTCCCACTCCCCAACAAGTCCGAAGCGATCAGTATCCAGAACTTTTGATATGACAATATCCACCTTGAACGTATGCCAAGTGTATTTCATGCCAGTACCACTAGAACTCATCGTAGGAGGGTCAACCACTCCGTGATTCTTTGCCATTTGCTGATATGAACAAATGCTTCGAATCACTGTCTGAAGTTCTCTCATTGAAAAGGGAGGCTGACAACGCTCCGCCCATGGAGCCATGATGGTCTCGATAATGTCCTTGCCTATTCCCTTATTCCAGAAATATCCTACAAGGCGAGCAGCGTCTGGATTTCGTGTTCCAGAAGGAGAGCCATGAGCAATAAGATCAGAAACCCATTGGGGTCTGGTCTTTTCGGCAGAAACGGGGGCAGCCTCAGATTCATTGTCGTCTCGTGAGGATTCACCACGGACGATCCACCCCGGACATGTTGCAAGGGGAGCCTCAATCAGGATTCTGTACTGCTCTTCATCAATTTTTGATGGATGGATAACAATGTATCCACCATCTGCTTTGATGTCAACTTTTGGCAGAATAGGGAAACTTTTTACGTCACTGCCGGGGTGTAGAAAAAACATGTGAAACCCATGTGGGCTTGCTTGCATCCATGTCTTTGTTGATTGTATTTCCGGATGAAATTTTTGAAGAGAAGCAATTCCCAGATCCCCATCCACATCCATTACAACAAGATTTGATATCTTGCCGCACACAACTGCCCAGTTGCACTCCGGAAACTGAGAATACCAAGTCTTTATCTGATCCTTGGTATTCTTGTTGTATTGAAATGTATTCCACTTCAATCTAACCTCAAACTCTTCTCCAGAGTTATCCTTCCCCCGGCTTACAACAACTGGGCGTTTACCATTCTTTTCTATTGGGAAAATATTCCATCCCTTATCGACATATGAAAAAAGGATGGAGAGAGTGTCCTCTAGCGTACTTGTCACAGGCATCCCCCTCGGTGAGTGCGGGGCTGGATCCAGCCCCGCGGGAAAGATTATCGCACGCGGCGGACTGCGGCAAGTTCATCTTCCTGCTCATCGAGAGGCAGCGGCTCGTGGGCGTCAGTATCTTCCCATTCGATAAATTCGACAGCGTCATCCTCTGTGCTGACTGACGCGCGACGAACAACTGGAGACTGACCTGACTGGGAAGAGTTTATGGAGGCAAGAATTTGCATCGGGTCTTCGGCTGAGTACACTGTCCGGCGCGCTTCGAATCCGATAAGTGACTCGGCCTCTTCGCGAACGATCTGAACTGCTTGTGCAATAATGCTCGGAAGATCCTTGGAAATTTCCTCAGCAGTAGACTTGCGACCCTTCTTGTTCGAAGATGAAGCTAATAGCGACTTGCTTTGCTCGACATATGCCTCGATCAATTCCGCCTGACGCTTGATTCCATCAAGTCCAGACACATCCGCTGTCATCTGGCTGATCATATCTACGACACGGAGTACTGCATTTAACTGTCTGGGAGAAATTGCACGATTGTCATTCTGAACAAAGTTGAGAAATCCAAGAAAAACCATCTCGGTGCGCTCTACGATAGTTCTGACATAAGACACTGTAAGTTCATGCGCCTGAGAAGACATGGTGCTATTCACAACATCCCTGATCTGACTGATTGCAGTATTTTCAGAGTTTCGATTCCGAATCTTTTCATCAGCAAGAATGCGGTCTTCGGCAACCTTGGACGGCAGAGGTGCCCAAAAAAACTTGGCATCTACTCGATACTTATTGATGATATCTTGCTTGGTGGGCCAAGCGCGAAGAACAACACGCTTCCAGCGACGCACCCACTGGACAGGTGTGATCTGCACCTCCATTGACTCGCCAGCGGTTCCGCCAAAGCGTCGCGCTGTAAGGTCATTCAACTGGATAGTGCGCGTCAATTGCTGAGGCGCAGTCTTCTGAAGCCGGTTGTACACATCAAGGGCAATCTGCACGTAATGATTGACTGATGCACTCCTCAGTCGATCATAGTTATCAACGATGAGTTGTGCCGCACGAAGATGCTCTGTCTTCGCCTCTTCATACTGCTTGCTCCAGCGAACCCAAGAAGCGAGCGGAATGAAAGTCATTCCATACAATGGAATGGCATCCCATGATGCTTCAGAAGCAGAAGCCGGTCCCTTATCCTCGTCGTAGCGAGTGGGAAACAAGAACCTTACAGCCCGGTCAGTAATCTCTGGCATGGGAATGGCAACTTTCTTGCCATCCACGTAATGGAACATTTCATCCTTGGGCAGCAAAGATGCGCGCTGAGAATTTCTGAGAACCGAGTCGATGGCGCTAACCAACTTTTCCTTTCGGTTTTCGCGAGTAGGAACAATTCCCAAGTCAGACAACTTGATGGAAAAGTTGAATCGCTCAGCGGTCACGCGAACATTTGCCAAGACGCCGGATTCAAAAATCTTTGTGACTGAATCAGGATTGATGATTTTGGGAGCCACCTCCAGCCCAAGTTGCTGGCGTAGCGATTCGGACTGTTCTTCTAGGGTTTGCGGGTTCGTAAGAGTAACGGTCATTTTTTCTCCAGTTCCGGGGCAGTGCCCACAAGATAATACTATCAGACGGATTCGTCGGTGTCAAGTCAGTGGGGGTATTCGGTCGGCATATTGGAAAGACTATCCATGATCTGCGACACAATTTGGTCGACAGTGTCGTCAATTTGATAATCAGGAAGTGAATGAATCAATCGGAATCTGAGATTATGTGTTGCTTTTGCTATTTTGTCATACACATCAGATGTATACTTTGGATTTTTCATATGATCTAGATTCATCATTTCTTCAATTGCATTGAATAATTCTTCTATATTTGATTTCATAGAGTATTCAAATTGTTTGACTAACATATCTTGAAATTTTGGATCTCTGAATATTGGCAGCGACGTGTTGTTTTTAAAAGTACTCATGATAATTCCTTTCGGGGCAGTGTGGCCTAGCGAACTCCCCGTTCGCTAGGCCCGACCTCATCGTCATCATCTGCCTCAATCTCTCGCAAGATTTTCTTGACTTCCCGCTCCTGCTTCACTTGAAAGCCCGGAGGAAGAAGGTCGGTATCAGATGACTGAGAAGCAGCAAGATAGGAGAGTGCTTCCGTGCGCGTTGTATCAACACGGTATGAAGCGGAAGCCAGTTGGAGAAAATGTCCGACTCGTGATGAAAACTCATCGCCTTTCCGTGAGGCAATAGACGCTGCCTTCTCAGCAAGAATAGACAAGTTGGCTTGTGTGTACCACTTTGTAGCACCGTCTGCAACAACTTCTTCTGGGATTTCGATCAAATTGCGATCTATGCCCTGCTCGCGGATAAGAACATTCTCCAATACCGCTCGACGATCTTCTGGTGTCATTGGAGGAAGAATAGGAAGAACTGTCTGCAGGCGACGCCTCATTGCTGCATCAATGTTATCAGCACGGTTTGTTGCGCCAACAAGAAGAAGTTTGCCCTTGATTTCGTCCCGCTCCAGCCAAGGCATCAAGATGCTAAGCATCTTTGATCCAACCCCGGAGCTATCACCAACGCCGCCATCGCGCGAGGTAAGCGCAACGTCGATTTCGTCAATGAAAACCATGCAAGGAAGGTTGGCTTCAACCCAGTCCAACACCTGCTGCGTCTGCTTCTCCGAATCCCCTACCCACTTGCTCTGAGTGAGGGCAGGACTCCAGTGAACGCACTTGTATCCAAGTTCGTAGGCCAAGGCATACGCAAGGATGCTCTTTCCGGTGCCGGGAGGGCCAGCCTCAAGGATGTTTGCGTTCCTGAGTTTGCCAGCACGGAATTGCCTGATAAACCATTCCATGTATTCAATCAGATACGCCGGAAACCCATAGTCGCGAAGACCCTTTGTGGGATTGATGACCGTCAGGTACTCGGATCCGCCCTGACCAGCAAACTGTTCGGAAATGGTTTCATTGATAATCTTCTGAACCATGTCACGAGTAAGCATGCGGTGACGGTCGCCAGCAAGGCGCATGTCTTCGATAGCGCGAATACTCAGTCCGCCAGTTGCACTTGCCAGCCACTTTGCCCGGTCTTCTTCGGCAACATTGTCGCCAAAGTCAATCTCGACCTGTTCAAGGTATGCCGGGGTCATGACCCTCTCAGAGATATAGTATTCGCGCTCTACTGGAGAAGGAAAGCCGACATTGATCGGAATCCAGCCAGAAATGCTACGTCCCTTTGAGAGGGCGGCATTGATTTCCGACTTATCATCGGTTATACCGATAATAATGTGCCCAGCCCCACCCTTGGTCCATTTACGACCATGACCACCTATGTTGTCAAAGTCCAGACCCCATGATCTTGCGGCAATAATGCAATTGGTGAACATTTCGCCAATCTTGTCCCAATCGCCACGAGGACAAATACTCTGGAACTCATCCAGAATAACGCACAGTCGCACTTCGCTTTGAGAAAGCGCGTCAGTCAATAGCGGAATGGCGAGTGCAGGATTCTTGGATTGTTCCAAGATATCCGACTTTGGAGCGGAAGAAATTCCGCTAGACATTCCTCCGCGAATTCCTGCTGCGTTTGCTGCGCCAGCCGGAGCGTTGGCACGAATCTTCTCGACGATTGCCTTGAATCGCTCACGATCATCGCTGCGCTTCTTTTCCGTTCCAATGAACCGGAACCCAGCAACGCGGTCGTAACGAACAACGATATCGAAGTCAAGTTGCACGGGCTTGTTGGGCGTCGCCTTGTTGCCAAACGTGTGATACAGATTGGCGTGCAGGTCGTAGGACAAGGCGCTGATGTCATGAATTCCCGGCCCATAGAGAAGGTAGGCATGGCCTTCTCCAGTGAGGTACTTCTTGACGACGGTCTTTGCCCACTCGGGGCTGGGAGCAATTTCGGTACTGGCCATAAGAGTAGTTCCTTTCGGAGAGTCCTTGGGCGGGATTCCCGCCTAGAACAAGTGTATACGACGGGTTCGTCTATGTCAAGGGGAAAAGATATTTAGCGCCCAAGGGAAAGACGTTGGTACATCGAGGCGGGCAGACCCTCGGCTTTCATCTTCTTTTGAACGGACGGAACATCGTAAGGAGTCCTGCGGTGCATGATGCGAATACCCGAAGCAGTTACTTCAGCAATTCCGTAGGATGCACGCGGGTCGTGATCGCGAGGCTGCCCGACACTGCCGGGATTGATCACGAATCGGCCGTTTCCTTGATTATTCAAGATGTGCAATTTGTCATTGTGCAACAAGGAATAATCATTTGCTGCAGGACCAAGGAATGGAAATGATCCATCTTCGGCAGGGTGTTCGACGATATGATCCGGATCAAACTGAAAAGCCCTCGGATCATGCGTATGACCAACAATGACATGAGGAGTATACGGAGTGTGTTCATGATCCGCATCAAGATGATCTAATCCGTAAAGCGCGGATTCATATGAATCTGCATACGTTCCCTGCGGACTGTCTGGAGTTCCGTGAGCAAGCGTGAACATGCTTCGGCTTCCAGTTAATCCAGCAGGATTTTCGATCTTTGGGCCAACTTGAGCAGTATCTGGAAGACTTGCAAGCCAACGCTGATTTTCTGGAGTTATGATTGAGGCATTATGTTCTGCACACTGAGCTGCTGCCGTGTGCATGTGATCTCTTGCATTTGTTATTCCAGCGACAGCAGTATCGTGGTTTCCCTTTACCGCGTGAACAGCAATGCCTTCTTTTTGAAATTTGCGCAGCATGTCAATGACTTCGTTCGGCTCAGGTCCGTAGCCAACAAGATCGCCAACGCACCAGATTTCGTGAAACGGAAGCCCTGATGCGTGAAAATTTTTCCTTCCCTTTAATGCCTTGGTTGCATCATCAATAACTGCGCGCAATGCATGTGCGTTACTGTGAATATCCGAAACAATGAGTGCGCGTTCTTTGTGTTTGGCGTCCATTTTATTTTACCTTCTATTTTATGAATACAAAGCGTTTGATTCTTGTGAATATATTGCTTTTGCGTTGTTGTCAATGTCCATTTTAACAACTTCTGTCGCAAGTCCCATTGCTTGGACTTTCTCTATGACTCGACCAAATTCACCGCCCACGAGCCAGACAGAATCATCATGAAGTACATCGAGAAAATCAATCTCAAATTCAAGAGTCTTGTAGACAACAACGCCGATGGTTGCGTTTCGAGTCACATCTCTGGCGTTAATGACCCAAGTTCCCTCATGATCAGGAGAGACGTAGGCGTGCATTTCGTAGCCGTCTGCTTCCAGTGCGGCAAAGATCTGTCGCGCAACGTAGGACTGCTGGTATCGCTGCACAAGTTCTGCATCTAGTGACCCTCCGGCCATTCGATAAAGAACCAAATTGTTTTCGTAATTTGGACGAGCGCCAAAATCATTGGGAACATCAATGGTAAGGACAGATGCCATCATGTCCCACATCGGAACAGTCTCGCTGATCTGTTCATTGGTCACTTGCTTGATTGCTGTTTCAATAAGAATGTCGTGGCAGGGCATCGTGCCTTCCTTCTTTCTGGCGACTCCGGCTTGGGCGGGCCACCTGCATCAAGTATACACAATGCAGACGGTTTCGTCAACATCGAGCGAATACTGGGAAATTGTCAGAAACTGAAAGCAAAATCCCCTTCGGTCTTGTTCCAAACCGAAGGGGATTCAGGCGGGTAGACAACGAATCTACAGAACTACAGGCTCTGTATCTGCGCTGCCTTGTCGCGTCCCCAGTAAGGCAACTGGTTAGCAAGGGGGATGCCGACGCGACATCTCAACTATAAGCCAAGCGGGAACGCTTGTCAAGCCCGATCTAGATGAACCCCTTCAGAGAGCGGATCAAGTCTGCGCCTCGCCGGTAACACATCGGATCAATGGTAATGCGAAGCCCGTGGCCGGGGCGGGATTTGTTCAGGAACTGGCGATACTTCTCTAGCGTGTCGTATCCGACACCCCATCCTGCGGCACACTTGTTGATTTCGTCAACCAGAGGGCCGGAGCCGGGTTCATCAATAATCCTGAACCTCGTCAAACCATGCCCACGCTGCGCAAGCGCAATGATGCGAAGTGCGTCTTGAGTATCCTTGGCTGTGATGACTCGTTCATCATTTTCGCGCCAATTATTCATCGTGTCCTCCTGCCTACAGTATAGCAGACGGAATCAACTCTAGCAAGGTGCTGGGAGCGGGACTCGAACCCGCACGACGGAATGTCCGCCTCCTGATTTTAAGTCAGGTATGTCTACCGATTTCATCATCCCAGCAAAAGGCACTGTATTTATTAAGTATAATTATATACTATAAATGAGGAGTAACATAATGAAACTTCAAGAGCCGCCGACAATTTTTGAGTACGCTGGTGTTGTTATTGGGTTTTTGTCCATATTGGCAATTATTTATCTTGCCGTAGTAGTAGAAAATCCCGGAGCTATCCCGGTCCTTACTGGTGTCGTCGGTGCGGCTACGGGAACATTCTACAGCACAAGTCTCCGGGCAAAAAATGCAGCTTCTGAAAGCTCGACCGATACCAGATCAACCGACGCAACCCCTCTTTCGCGAGAAATTGCGCCGAGAGGATAAATCTATTGTTTAAGCAAGGCAAACAACAATGGAAGAAGAAGATACAGGGGATCAAGCAAGGACGCCTCAGGAGTAACGCTAGGCATCACTGAGGGGATAAGCGTTGATACTGGCTGATGAATGACGCATTCCATTGCTAATTGATTCACAGGATAGACGTAATTACGTAACTCGTAAAATGGTAACTGTCCCGATGTAGTATGCATGGATGTTACCGTAGAGATTCCCATGTGATACGCCGCCAATGCCCAGTCGTAATCACCATTGAATACATTCAAATATGATCGTATTAATTTTGCTGAATAGTACAAGGATTCAATAGGATTGAAAACATTCACTCCGGGATGCCAGATCCTCATGATCTGAGCAATACCTGCAGCACCAGAGTCCGGGTTGACTGCATTTGGGTTCCATTTACTTTCTATGGTAATCAAACCACAAAAAATATTCTCGTTGATGTTGTTCTCTCTTGCAGCCAATCTTGCAACAGGCTCGTAGAGTTCTTTGAATGAAGGCATATTAACTCCAGTAATAAATTACTAGAGACCATGTACAGCATGCTGCAGGTCTCTGTTTCCGAGATGCTTGATTCCATTTATGGACTCTTGAACATCCCTCTGAATTGACTTCAACTTATCCACCATTGCGGAAAGTTTGTTCAATTTTCGTCTAGGCTCTTCGCCGGGAATAATTGAAGAGAGCATTTTTGCAACATTGGGATACAGGGCAGTTAATGCCGAGATGTTGCTGCTTGCCAATTCTCCCGCTGATCGAGCAGCTTCCGCGGTAAGACGATACTCGGAACGCGCTCCAAGCATCAACAATACCTGTGACTGCACCTCGTTGCACTGTGTCTCAAATTCGCTTTTGAGTTCAATGCAATCTGCATACAATAACCCCAATCTATGGTTCAGAGTGATCAGTTTCCACAACATTTCGTGTGACTGAACAATATCTCTTAATTCCAATCTGCTGAACTCATACAACAATGTACTTGATTCTTGTATGGCAGGAACAATTTCCTTTTGAATCCAGTCTGCTACCGGATCAATAGTAGTACTCATATTCCGTAAAATCCTAATAATTCTCTCTTCGGACAATTACCGTTTTATTCGGTACTATCCGTAAGAATTACTTCCGGTAGCTAGCTACTCCGGATATTCCGTTAGTATCGGAATAGTTTTTAAGAAAAATAACGTTATTATCCGATAACGTTATATCCGGAGAAATTATACCACGCTTCTTAGCGTAATCAAGAAGATATTCAACACTTGTTGAAATCAGGGACCGAGCTATCGAGTCCACCTGTGAGAACTGTAGCAGGATCGGACCAGTCTCGTCAAGGCTTCTTGTCGGTGCTGGGTCTGCGTTGGCCTCCCACGATCCGAAAAATCCCAGTTTCTGAAGATCTTCCAGCCCCGGAGTTGCCTCGCCGTGCATTGCCTTATGATGATTTTTCGGGAAAAAATCGCCGCAAATATAAAGATGATTTGTAAATTCATCCCTATGAGCAATTGATTGAGATCGAGGAATAATGTGATGTAGGTCTAGTGGATGATCTGACGTTCCGTAAGAAATGCATTGAGGTATGGAGCATTTTTCATACCTCAATTGCTGACTTTTTTCAAGAGTTGTCGGAGTAGGAATTTTCAATATTCTACGTAATTGTTCCGGATTTCTGTGTACTTTTCGTATTTTTTCTACTTGAGATTGTTTCGAATATTCCATATTGCTATGTACTTGGTGTATCTTTCTTTATGGTGTGTACCGCAGACTCAATAAGCACTCTTCCAAGTTCTTCGGTCATGAATTTAATTCCATTTTTTTGAGCCATAGTTTCAACTATTTTATATGCGTAATCAAATTTAAGTGTTTTATTTTCATGATCAATGGTTTGCTGTGCAGACTTTACTGCAAAAGTTGCTATTGTTGCCAATAATTCCCATTGACTGGCATGATGAGAAGTTTCAACTTTTTTTTGCACAGACCTCAAAAGCATTGGTCCAACAATAGCAACTGATGCAATAGCTAACGCCATCACTAAAGCAAGAATATCGTCAATAATAGACGAAATAAATGCTTGTTCTTCAGGAGTAAAAATGCCAAAAGAAAGACCGGCTTGAGCAAAATAAGTAAACAATTTTATCATACTCTTTTCCTTTCATAAAAGAGTATGGCATTTACGTGGGATGCACAGACCGCCTTGTTGTTTCGGAAAAGTCATGCATGAACGCAGGACCGTTCATGTAACGAACAGCATCCTCTGCGCTTGGAAAACATATATGCTTGTGCATGTTTTTTGGCATTGGAAAATACACAATTGTTGGAGTGCCTATGCTTGGCTGACCAAAATATCGTTGGCTATAGGTATCGTTTGTTTTATATGTTCCGGTTTTTACAAGATAGGATCGACCGCCAAAACCGTATCCCAAAGATTGTCCCAGTTCGTAGTGCGTATATTGTTCATAATCTGGGCTATGTGTATGCCCTGTTGCAATCACATGAGCCGGGAATCTCGTCTGATAGATTCGCTTGTTTCCAGCAAGTTTGTGAACGCTGCTATGTGATCGAGATTGATGCACAATAATATGCGTATAAAACGTTTCGCCAATATGAAGTTCTACAAAACCTTCTCCCTCAAGGGCAATTGTCTTGTTAAGTCGAACTCCATTTCGCCAGATATAATTAGCTGCTTCATATCCAATGACTTTTTCATCAAATTCTACGGAATGATTATCCCAAGTAATAATCCATAATTTATTTGCTTGGACAAGTCTGGTGGAAATATCTTCAAGAACAAGATTTTGCAAATCTCCGGCAAATCCTTGACCATGAATAGCAGCAACATTATGGAATGAGGCAAAATTATCTTTCAAATCACCAACGGTAGCAAGCCCGATGTTGGCGGTGGAAAGAAGAAAATCAAGGTCTCGCTGCATGCTGTCATAATCGCAGCCTAGAGAACCAAGATGCCAGTCGGACGAATAGACCATTGCAATCGGTCCGTCAGCATGCCTCAGGTCCAAGTATGCTTTTTCTACCCTATATTGAGAATCCTTCTTGATCTTCTGCAATTCCTTGGTAACCCGAAAAACATCCTCAAATTTGATTTTCCCATCTGGACTGAATGGCACCCGCGCAAGAATGTGTTCTTCCTCTGTTTCCAAGGGGAATCCGTCGATTGACGGATGAGGGACATCATTAAGCCGTGTTTCTGGAGTTTTGCCAATTGATCGTGTCATATGTTCTCCGCAATATAAAGATACATTGAGGGTAGCATACTTTTGGAAAAATAGAAAACGAGCCACTACGGCTCGTTTTCAAAATGCGGAACATGAAAAATTATTGTTTTTCCGGGTGATCTCCATCGTAAGATTCATCCGCCTTGGCCGCTTCTCCTGCTAACGCCAATTGGCTTCGCAAAGCGCCGTTTTCGTTGATCCATTCCTCGACACTGGTGGCAGTTGCGTTGAGGCCAGCCATCAAGCGAACAACTGGTTCGGCATATGAGATGTAATTCAATTCTCGAACTGCATTGATCAGGGACTTTTCTCCATCACTCAGCATATCGTATTCTCCTTTTTGTTCTTCGCTTGGAACATAGTCATCATAATTTTTGCAAAACTGCAAGGGATCGGTGTATGTGGCAAGCATTTGATCCTTTGTCAAACCACCACCCCAGTATCCCCATGTTGGGGGTTTGTCATTCTTAACCTCAAAATGGAGATGAGCAAATTGTTGTCCGCCTGATTTTCCGCACTCGCCGATTTTTTCTCCTCGACCAGAAATGGTTCCAATCTCCGAATGAACAAAATTGTGCGCATGGCAGTAATGAATCCACGAACCGATATGCGGACCTTCTAGAATTTCCCACCATTGATGTTTTCCATACCCTCGTGCAGTCTCTTCACTGGCACGCAGAGCAGACTTGCAAACAGTCACCAATGGTAATCCGATGTCTCCATCACCCCCATTCCCTGCATTAAAATCGAGTCCGGGATGAAATTGATTTGAGTAAGTACTCCATTCACCAAAATCATATCCACCCATTGTAGGGTTATTATCTCGGGAATCCAAAAGTGGAAACATTCACACCTCCTTCTGTAGATGAATCTACAATAGAAGTGTAGCAGTTAAAAAAATAAGGGTTGCCAACTGGCAACCCTTATCATGAAGTATCAAGCCAAAATAATTATGGAGTATTGGCTTCAGCCTGCTTGGCGTTTACAGCCTCTAGGGAGATGTAGTACTTGCCCCACTTCTGCGCAGAGGGGAACTCCTCCTCGACAGCCTTCTGGTCATCAACAGCCTTCCGAAGACGCTCTGTCGCAGCATTGAGTCGCTGCTCATTGTTCCGCTTGCTGGAGAGCCGAATCTCTGCTTGTGCCCGGATCTTCTCGCGCTCAGCTTCAGCCCAGATTTCGCCACCGTACTTGCCGTCTGCAAGTACGTCAACGAACTGATCGTACTCCATGGCCTCGTCCGTCGCTTCAGGATTGCTGGCAATGACTTCCGTCTCTTCCATTGTGAACTCCGCATCCACTACATTATTTGCGCGCGCCACGTTTCATGCTCCTTGTTTGTATTGGCGGAAACTTGTTCCTTGGTTTTATGGTAGCACATCACCCATTGGGATGTCAATAAGAACCTACGTATTTGTGAAAATTTTTCACAGCAGATTTTGTTTGATTTCTTGCAAAAGAGCCTTTTTTAAAGAACCCTTTCCAAAAAGATCGTATCGTTGCTGAAGAGATTGTCTGTCTTTGTATGTTTTGGAAATATTTTCACAAGCCCATGCAACAGATGCTATAAAATCGTTATATTTAAATTCTTGCAATTTAATACGTTTATTAGTATGAAATTTAATATACATACATGGCTCATCTTCTTTTAAGATGATTTCTCGAACATTATTCCACAACATATAGTCTATGTATAATGGTCGAAACCATTGGCCAATATCAAATTTTCCGGCAGTGAGCGCTCCATATTGCGTTGAAGAAACATTATGCATGTACGGAGGAAATAGTTCAATATCAAGGCTTTCTTCGCAAAAGAAAATGGGAGCTCCTTTAAATTGAACAGCATATCTATTAGACATTGTATCATCATGAGTACTAGTTCTGCCTGAATCTTTATTGATAAAATTATTGTATTTGTTTTCTACAATTGGATTTCCAACTTCGTCAAAAACAACATGAATATTTATGGGAAAATCTAAAATTAATGTATCAGATTTGACACTTCTATGTGCTGGACATCCCAGTAAATGCTGCCCTCTTCCGATGTCAGTATGCAAACCGATTGAATCTTGAGATAACCATCGAAAATTTTTCTGAATTAATTTAGCAAAAGCCCATGATGAAGAAGGTGTCCAAGCGGACCAATAAATCGTTGTTGTTTCTTGCGACAAAGTGTCTTCAAATTTATCGCTATTTTTTGCGCACAGATCATTCACAAATATATCTTTCCATATTATTCAAACAAAGCCTCATGTTGAGGAAAAAAATATTGTCCTCTAATATTGCTTTCAAAATTATATAACCCCGTTATTGCGGTGCAAAAAAGCGGATAATTTTTTCCTTCATTGATAATAGTCAATTTTGTAACTGAACCGTTTTCGACTTCCGCAACTCGAAGTTTTGCTCCCTCTGATCCAACAAAATATACATCTACCTCATCGTTGATGTCGTAATTATTGCCACCATCTACAACATTTGCGGTTTTCACCGCTCCATCTTTAGAGGATAATCCCACAATTAATCCTTTTGTATCGACTACACTAAATCTTGGAACTGGAAGTTTTTCTTTATCTCCAAAAATTATGAACTCCAATGGAGGATCATTGAAATCCCATCCTTCTGTAGATAAAGCAATATTTTTAGCCATATAGTAATAATCTGGCCTTAATTCACTACTTCCAGCAAGAGATACTCCCACCCGTTGTTTAAAATATTCAATGGCTTCTAAAAAATAAAAAATATTGTATTTTTCTGAAATTATTTGAATATTTTTCCACCAATCTGGTGAAGAGTTAAAGAAATAAACCACATGACAAAAAGTTCCAATATGTGGAAATGGAGTTACTATAATGTTTCCGTTTTCGTCGGGTCTTCCAATTCCCAAATGTCTTTCCATATATAATCCGTTTTTTTCCACATATATTGTATTACTTTTTATATAGGAAACAATAGAACTAATGTTATCAATATTTTTTGTTTTCACTTGATTTTCTAAAATTTCTTTTATAAAATTATCTTGCGATTTATCTGAAATATAAACAGAATGATGATGAGAGCCATCTCCAAATGCAACATCGTGTTTTACGGTGTATTCCATTGTTTATTTTCCTCAAACCAAAGAATTGTACCAAGAGACAAACTTTTCATGGTAGTATCCAAAGAAACTGTTTGATTGCTTGCTGTTCCTCCAGATGGATTCTTAGAAGTGACGATGAGAATAGATGAAGCTGTTCCTGACGTTCCTTTGGGTCCAGACCCGCCACCAACACAGTATTCTCCTTCCGACGAGGAGTTGTGTTTACCGGAGGTTCCCGACACATATTCGGAGCCTCCATAATTATAGCACCCATCACCGCCACCGGCACAATTAGCAAACCACACCCCATTGCCTACGCAATATCTCTCACTAGCCCAAGCTGGACCTCCTTCAGCGCCATCGCAACTTATCCTTATTCCTGCCCCTCCTGAAATATCAGGAGAAATAATCCATATGAATCCGCCACTAGCTCCAGTTCCGCTATTCGTATTGTTATAGTCCGCACTAGCACTAATAGTCCCATTATTTATAAGTTTATTTGCCATAATTTTAAGAGAATTTTTACCAGCACCAGTTCCGTTCGCTCCGTTAGAAGAAGCGGGCAACGTGTCATCAGCCGTCGTTGCAGCATAAGCGGTTCCTGACCCAGATTCTCCCGCGACATTGTTTACTGCAATTATATTTCCCGTGGATCCAATAGTCAAAGTTCCACTTACTCTAAAATCTGCGGTTCTATGTACGTAGAGGTTTCCCGAAATGGTTGCATTGACCCAATGAGAAGTTGTGTTTGCTGGAATTGTATAGGAAGTTCCTGCACTTACAGCAAGATCACTACTTGAACTTCCAAAACTAACAATTTTGTCTTTCCATTTAAATGGCATTTAAAAATTTTCCTTTTATCCAAATACAATTGACATGCCTGTCAAAGTTGCCGTTTGTGATACGGCACATGTTAATTTAATATAGTATGCCGTGCTAGCAACTAGTATTGTTGCTCCTGAAGTAAATGTTGTGTCAGCAGCAGATGTTGTTCCATATTTTGCAGTAAGATTACCCGTTGCAGTGCCATGAATAGTAAACGAGCATGTCCCTCCACCGTAGTTTGCAGGAACAACTAAATATACATACGCAGTATTTGCAGCAGCAAATGTCCATTGATATTGTCCAGTAGTAGTGTCTGTTGACAACGTTGCGTTAAGTGATGTAAATGCTCCGGCAGGAATAAAGCAACGTGGTGCTGCACCGCCGCTCATTTTGTCTGCTGATAATGTTCCCGGAAAAGAAGTGTTTCCAGATGCATCAAGAAGAGTAGCGGTTCGGGTTGGGTTTTTCCATGAATCAGTGTCTCCAGAACTTCCGTTAAGATACCCCCAAGTATACTGACGGACATGTATTGGTTCCGATCCATTATCAGCAGTTGCTATTTCCGCATAACCGGCATCAGCGCTTCCCCCTACTCTAATCCTGAAAAAATCACTTGTAGCCATTGTTGCGGAAATAAGGTCGGCAGTACTGCCTGCTGCAATCGTATAGGTCTGCAATCCGGTCACATTTCCAGTGACATTTCCAGTGACGGCTCCAACAAGAGGGCCGTTAAACTGATTAGCAAAAATTTTCTTGGCAACAGCAAGACCTCCGGTGATAGCAACGGAGGCAGTAGAAGTATTTGTTGCTTCGGTAGTATCGCTAGTAGTTAGAGTGGTAAACGCTCCCGTGTTAGCGTTTCCTGTCCCAGCACCTACGGTTCCAATAAGCGGGCCGTACAAAGAACCGGCATAAAGCTTCTTGGCAACAGCAAGACCACCCGATATGACAAGAGCAGCATCGGCAGTTGTGCTAGTAGCATCAGTGCTATCAGTAATTTTAGTAATTTTTGCAATAGTTACGTTATCAGCAAAATACGATAATCCACTTGCAACATACATTGCATAGGACAAAGTAGATCCAGTAGAACCCGATACATAAAGACTGTAGGCATTTGTAGCGTTTGTTGCTGTACCCGTAATACGAAGTCCATATGAATTTGTAATAGAAACATTTGTTGCAGCAATGGGAAGATTTGCAATATCGACGTTTACTGCAGATCCAATTGTTTTTGTAGTGCCATTATTGGAATATGTCGGAGATACAAATCTTGCTCCAGAAACATAATTAGGACTTAAATCTGCAGCAATGGTTGCAGATCCGGGTCCAATGGTCGTGTTTACAACAGTGTCTGCTGCTGAACTTATGTTGAGACTTGATCTCACAAAACTTTGCAAACCTGACCATGTGTTTGGGTCTCCTGCATTAGCTCCAGCAATAATCCACGCAGTTCCATTATAAACGCGAACATATCCTGAAGTATCAACAACATAATCGCCAATAGAGTAGGTGCCGTTAGAGGGAGCGCCGTTGCTTGTTCTCCCTAAATATCTTCCGGCTGAACCGCCCTCTAGTCCGGTGGAAGAAAAAGCTGTTCCTGTGACAATGCCTGCACTTGTCAAAGTACTTGCAAAAACAGTTGATAAAGGGCTGACAGTAACAACAGGTGTTCCACCGACAGATAGTCCAATTTGACTTACTCCAGCGCTAGAAAGAGAATAATACAGACCCGTAGATGATTGTCCCGCAAATGAATACGAAGGCAATGTTGCTGTTCCGGCCGGAACGGCAAGGCTGGTAGCCACTGAAACAACTCCGGAGCCTTTTGGCGTTAAGGAAAGGTCTGCGTTCGTTGATCCGCCCCCAGAAACAGTCAGCGATGTTCCGGTACTTGACGCAGCAAGTCGCAGGGCAAGTCCAGAAATCGGATTTGTCGTAGTGATGTCCGTAGTGGCATTTATGGTTCCGGTATTTAATGAATTTATTACATTTCGCAAATCAGTTAAAACAACTGATGAGTCGTCTTTGTATACATATGCCAAAGGCAAACCATATACTCGTCCATCAACAGTGTTAAGAACTGACGCATCTGAAGAACTTCCATCTCCAGCAACGTACACATAAGGATCATATAATTCCGTAAAGCCGGTAACTTTGCTTGATCGCTGAAAAGTTTTAGAAGGAGTAAACCAAGCATATAAAGTAGTGGATGAAATAGCTGATGAAATTCCAGATACCGTATAAGTTCCGTTGCCACTACTACTAAAAGCCGTTGTTATTCCAGTAATAAAAACATTATCGGGAACACCAATTCCGGTTATTCGTTGTCCAACTTGCAAATATCCATTAGTATTTAATGCAGCAACTGTAAGTACGCCACTGGCGCTAATAGATCCGGTAAGTATAACCTCAATACGGCCGCCCTGAGCAAATACTCGGGGATCCCCACCGCTTCCGGATATGGTCTCAAAAGGAGCAACATTTGTAGGATAGACCGCCTGAACTGTTATTGTTGAAGGTTTGGTAAATGGCGATTCTGAAAAACTGTTAATATTATCGTAATATACCGGAGTGTTGGCGTCTACACTTACCGAAAGATCAGTAATTGTCGCAGTGGAACCAGTAGTAGTAGGAGCAGAAGTTCCATAGCAAAGCACCGTTCCGTTTGTTGAAGAAGAGGTGGTAATGGAGAGAATTCTGTGAGTTCCTGAATTAATTTTAGAAGTAGAAGATATGATCATTCCCGGCTTGAGAAGAGTTGTATTAATTCCGGTCAAAGAATACAAAGAACCTGTACCTGCTGCATTAAGAAGTGCTGCTGAATTACTTTGTGTTACTGAAGTAGCAGATGCAGGAATTGTTGCAGTCATGCCACTAGCAACAACTCCTGCAGAATTTGTTGTCGCTGGTGCCGAAAGAATAATAGTATCAATAAGTTGCGCGGAGGAAAACGGAAGTGAATCTGGTTTTGCCACACCGTTAGTTACGGTAGTAGAGGTGGTAATAGTAATGCTACCAATAGTAAAAGTATTTGTAGTAGATGCAGTAACAATTCCATCAGTAACATTATAGTTACTGACGGATGCTCCAGTAGTCGTTACTTTAGTTCCAATTGGTAACGCATAGGAATTTGTATTCGCTAGTGTATATACTGCTCCAGTAGTGCTGTTGCCAGCAATGCTTGTAATTTGACCACGAAAAATATTGCGATAAATATAGTATTGTTTAGCTGACGTGGATGCGGTCCAAGTAATCTTGTTAGAATAAGTAGTACTTGCCAAACCTGTATTCGCAAGATTTCCAGCAAAATTTGAAACAGTGTTGGAAGTCATGCTTGCTAGTGATTCATTTTCAGATATATCAGTGTAAGAGTAAGATAATTTATACGCATACGTGTCGTAAAGTGTAGCTGTGCTTACGGATGATGCCGCGACAGTAATGCCGGAAAGTCTGGAAGAAACATACGAAACATTATTCGCAAAATTAATATTATATGAATCGGATCTTGCTTGGTCAACGCCAAACACTGTTTTACTTCCAAGTGTTGTTTCTGAAGGAAATCCATACGTAGTATTTGCAGTAATAAGTTTTTGAGATCCCAAAGGAGGAACCACAAATGTTGTGCCGTGCATATATCCTGAGGTCGTAAAAGATACGGATCCAACAGCGCAAGATGATGTTCCATTTGCCTTGATGGTGATGACCCCTGCTGGGGTGGACCCTCCATCAAGCTTATCAACCGATACAATAGTGGCTGTTGTTCCGGCTGTAGCGCTGCCAAAATTCCCCCCGGTGGTATTTGTTTGAACAAGAATCATTTTTGGATATAAAGCGCTTGTATTAACACCGTACATTTTTACGGTGTTTCCTGCTGCAGTAATCGTTCCAGATAGATTCGTTGGATTTGGAACTACAATAGTTCCAGATGCTCCGCTTTGATTTGCCGTCACGCTAATTGAAGAAGCTTCTGCAACTACTGGAGTAGGATCTATTGCTGGAGTTTGACGAATTCTCCATCTTGTTTGAATTCTGCGAGTTGTTTCAGATCCAAATGTTGGATCATATAATTCGTTTGTTAAAGTTGAATTATTTTGAACTCCTCCTCCATAAGGAATAACAGAAGATTTAAATTCAACCGGCGATGATCCGTCAAAAGATTCAGAAATAGTTGTCGGAATAATTTCCTGAAACCAGATTTCAATCCATAAAAAAATTCTTGAATACTGAGATGTATTTACATTGGTTGTATAAGATATTGGAATAGAAATTCTTCCATCAGTACCATTTGTATCAATAAGTCTGATGATATTTCCAAGAGCATTGATTCTTGATACGGCAAGATAAACATTATTGCTATCTGCAGTTAATGAAGATGAACGAGTAAATCCAGAATAAAATATTGATCTTGATAATTGTGCAATATTTTCTTGCAAAATTCTCTGCATTACATTTAAATCAAAATCAAGAATAGATTTTGATTGTTGAAAAAGAACGGAATCCCAAGCTTTTCCATCAACATCAATGCTGGAAATTCTACTGGTTCGTAATGGCAATGCCCCTAAATATGGATTACTTGGCTTCACGTTTATTCTCCATTAGTATGATTGTATCACATAAGGCATTCCCGCAGGTCGCCACGCATTAATTGCGGAAGTAGCCGCAGAAATAACAGGTTGAGGGAGTGTTGTTTCGTTGCTATTTAATTGTATTCTCACCGCAAATGTTCCCGACCCAGTTGTGGGTCCAAGTTTTTCGGAAGGAATTGACCACTGTGGTGCATAAATATTTACAATTACACTTTCTAGTGTATAAAGAAGTTTATTCGATAATGTTACAGTAATATTTTTTGAGGTTGAGTCAGATGTATTAGACACAGTAAGGTTGGTAATATAACAATTATCTGGAAAAGGATTGAGTTCAAATTTTCCTCCAGCAAGAGAATAGTTGTTATTTGTCGCAGTTGTTCCGGTATTTGCTGCCACAAAAGATGATCCTATTGTGGCAACAGGGATTCTGCTTGCCAGAACATTTGTTGTGGATAAATAAATCGCATTTGTTGTAAAAGTAATTGCACTATTTGCGGGATCAAAACCTGCAACAGACCGAAGTGCTTGTTGCGGATTGTTGCTGGGCAGAGCAATAACAGTATATGTTTTTCCAACTTCAAATGCAGCAGTAGTGCCATCTGGCACTATTAATTTATATCCATCAATGATGGCCCCAACTTTAAAAAAATCAACAAAGGTAGATGAAACACTGCTAAAAACAACTGTGTTCAAACCTGCAGTTGTGCTAATCATAGGAATTCCTAGTGAAACAGCAGTAGATTCGACGGAGTTCTTTCTAATACTGCCAACAGTGGTAGTAGACGTTAAAGAAGTTGCGGTCGATATCCATAAATAAGAAGGATAAATTGTTCCAATACTTGGAAGTGGAGTATTTGCAGAACTTGTATAAGATCCACTAAAAACATATGGTTTACCGCCATCAGAAACAAAACACTTTCGCTGCACAGATGTAGAGACAGCTTTTTGAATCCCCAAATTTGTTGATCGCACACCAAGAGATTGAAATTGTATTCTTAATCTATATTGATCATCATTTTCAATATCCGTAGTATTTCTATCAATTCCTAGCAAATGACCCCAATAATCCAGCCAGTAGCCGGATGCTACACGAAGATCAATTTGACCCAGAGTTGAAGTCATTTTTTTATTATTGTCAAGCAGTGATAACGCTAATGATGAAATTAATGAAAAATTATTACTTGTAAATCGAGATATTGTAAGAGAAGAAGAAGTGGAAAAAGGGCCAGTTAAAAAATATCCTCCCTCGCACAGCATGGTTGCGGGAAGATTGGAATCAGTAAAAGCATACTGAGAAGAAATAGTGCATTTTAATCCTTGATAAAAATATTTGTAATTAAAATAATTAGATAATGAATCAAATGTGAATTGTGATAAATCAAGATGTTCTGATTCAATATACACAATATTTGAGGAAATATTCAAAACAAAATCTTTTATTGAAAAGGAAATGAACGATGAGGAGGTAGATTGTGAAAAAATAGTGTTTGTTGAGTCTACAAAAGAAAAAGTAAGAATATCTCTGGGTTCTTCTTCACGAGAAAAAGCAGATGGCAGTTGTTCAAATAATCTTTGAATAATGCTAGTATCTTCAGATAAAGTAGAAGGATTTGACATTATGTTATTTCACCAATACTTTTCCTAGAACAAGAATGCTGCCAAGTGTAGGTTCTATATAATCCTGATGAGTTCCTAATGAACTTGGAACATATAAAGTAACTGACAAAATTCCGTTTATTTTTAAAATACGAGAAATTAATGTATCCGAATAAAAATTAGCAGAACCAGCAGTAGTGGAAAAAATATAATCAGCAAGAGTGACAACGTTATCTGTATAAATAATAGTATTGCTGGAAACTGTAGACGAAACAGTTGCAACAAGTCCCCATGAATTGCCCGTCCATCGCAAAATGTCGTAATATTTTATATACGGGTTGCTATTATAAAAAGTAATAACATTTCCGGGACTGGCAATATTTGAACTGGCATTATCTACTGTAAAAATAGGAGATGGATATGTGTAATTTCCAAAAGAGTCAAATCCAACAATTTTGTAGTTATATGATGAATTTCCCGATGTAGCGCAAGTTACACTAGTAATTGAGGGAGTGGATAATCCGTTGCTTATTTGTAGTGAATCAAAATACGAAACAATTTCTCTTCGAACTGATTCAGAAACAATAGATAGTGGATATCCGGAGCTAGTGACTATATTGGCAGATACAGATTGTAGTTGAATATTTGCAGCGTATGCAGTAACTGGAATGCCTGCCGGTTTATATCCGGCAATTTCATTTCCGGAGGTGTCAATATATCCATTAATAATTGATTGAACTTTAGCTAATAATTCAGGACTGGATTGAGAGACTGATGATCCATTATGAATGTATACATTCACAACATTTGTGGAAGGCTCATAAACAAAAGATTTTTTTACTGATTCATAAATATATCCATTTGTATCTGTAAGATTGGCAGAAAGAACTCCATACGAAATAGAATCAATTGTGCCTCTGGATAATTTTGCCAAAGTTTGACTAAATCGTATTCTCCATTCTTCTTCAGATTCATGATTTCTGCCATTAATAAATGCAGCAGGATTTGTAACTGTATCAATTCCGTATAAAGGTGAAACAACATTTGTAATAGTATTTTCTGGAGTATTTGATGAAATTCCATACAAATCAGATTCAACAATGACGGATATGGAAGTTGATGAGGCAGGCATAGTATATGAAGATTTTAGGGTATAAAATTGCTGAGTGCTAGGAATAGAAAATTGTGTTCCTGCAGGAATATCCAACGGGCCACTTACCGAAAAAGCGGATGAATTAAAAGGAGGAATTCTGCTTTTTCCGGTAGTAGTTGCATATCCTATAATTCCACAATCAAGAAGAGATGGAGTATAAGTTGTATCATTAAGTTTTAAATTTTGCGATGAAGGATAAATGGCAATTAATCGTGAAAACGGTAAAGATGCGCCCCCTGTTGAAAATTTGGTATTATCATCAATAAAAAAAGTATTGCTAGAATAATAATCATAAAAATCAATTGCGGAGGAAGGAAAAGATGCATTAGTTGATCTATAAATTCTGTATCCAATTGCACCAACTGATGAAGACCAAGAAACATATGCAGATTTATATGTTGCATCCGCAGTAAATGTTCCATAATAATCAGAAGGACATCCTTCTGCAATTCCAGTTAGCGCTGTAACTTTATAATAGTAAGTAAAACCGTTGGTTAAAGAGCCTCCAAGAATAGGAGTAGCGTTAATTTCTCCAGTAGGTAAAACAGAATAATCATAATCAGATCTGTAAATTTGATATGACTGAACAGCAGATAACGAATCAGTAGATTCAACAATAGGCCAAGAATACGCACAACTTGATTTAGTAGGAAATGCAAGTACTGAATTACCGGCACTTTCTGCAACAACTCCCAATGTTACATTTACTGATGTTACAGCATAACATAAAGCACTTCCGGGCCAAAGGCGTTTCGTGAGATTGGTACTTATGTCGGTAGTGGTAACATATCCAGTGCTAGATGTTGCTGGATTAGTAATTTTCCAAGCAATAGAATTAAACATATATTTACTAGTTGATCTATAAACATAATACTCTGTTGCCAGAGCATCCCAAGTCCATCTTAATGTTACTGTGGATGGTGCGGTCAAGTACGCAGATATAGGCGATGTTGCCACAGATTCTTTTGACCCATAAACTGTTGTCATGCTCCAATAATAAGTTGCTGATCCAGCAATCAGTGATGCAGATGCAGCCGTAGCGTCAGTTGCTGTAATTGCTAAATCCACTGGACCACAAACTGTTCCATACAAGATGAATGTTTTTGGAGATTGAAGAGATCCTATAGTGTTTAATCCATTTGATAATTTATATTTTCCGGTTCCACCAGTACCGGTAATAAATTCAGCAATTTGCGTGTCTGAAGATACTGTATCTGTACTGCAATAAATATTCATTCCAATAAAAACAGAATTGGTTAAGATAGAAGCAGGATTTGGATAATCAACAGAGGAAGCTGGAGCGGTAATAGTTTTGATTTCAAATTCTGATCCATTTATCCATCCCTCGACGCTAATTCTTGTATTAAAGCCATCAGTAGATGACAACGTTGGACGAACAGCAATTAAGTCAGCAGGAGGAGGTAAAAGTTTTCTTTTTAAAAGAAGAGACCCGTAAGATTTGGATGCCTCAAGAAGTGGTTGATTAAAAGTTTGCTTAAGAGATGATCGAACAGATTCCATTATACCTTGGGCATATGTCAAATTCTGTCGAAACATTTCTTGCGAAATAGATTCTAGTAAAGATCTGGTAACACTGCCTTCATTAAAATCATTAATAAATTCAGTATGACCAGATAAATACCTAGCCATTTTTGACATGATTTCTTCTTGAGTTAAAAGTCGAAAGCCATATGATTCTACCATGATGCATTATACCAATCTGTAACAAAGCACGTGCTTTTAGGTTCGAAGCGCAAGACTATCAATACTGATCTGAGTATCAGGAGAATCCCCTTCGGATACCTTTACAATTAAATTTTTTATTATTACTGCGGACAAATTTTTATTATAATATATTTCAAGAGAAACTATTTTTTGTATTCTAGGCTCTTGTTTGACGCACTCAATAAACGCAGATCGAACCATCATTAAAAACGACGATCTATATTTATAACCAATATATGCCAATGCTTTATTTCCGTAATTTGGCTGAGTAGTTAATTCGCCAAATCGCGTAGTAAGTCGATTTTTTAAAGACTGACGAAGATTTTCCACATTAGAGACTGTTCCAATATCTCCACCATAAATGCCTTGAAAAATCAGTTGTCCAGATGTGTCAAGTTTCATATCGGACCCAAGACTGCTAATAAATTGATTGGATTTTGAATTATTATAAATCAATGACTGCGTCATTAATTTAGATGGGAGAAATAATATTTCTCCATAGCTAACAACTCTTGAAAATAAATGATCACTATTTTCGTGAACTGAAAATTCAGTTCCAGATGAATACGTCGAAGAAAATCCAATTAAAGCAGTGTTAGATGTGGGAGGATAGATAGTTGTTTTATTTAATCCATTGACAGGTTCTATGTATGAGCTGTTTGTACTAAAAAGAGTTGCTTGATATGATTCAAATCCAATAGATGTTCCAATATACAATTTAACAGCAATCACTCCGTCTGGCCAAACCAACGGAGACGAAACAGTTAATAATTGATTAGCTGGAACTGAAAAAGAAAAACTGTTTCCATAATATGGATCACGAGGAAGCGGTGATGCTAGTGTCTCTCCAGAAGAGGAAATGTAAGAATATTTTACATAATATTTTCTTGCAAAAGGCACGGAAGATGATTCAAAAGATGCAAATAAATTTTTGTAATAACCAGATATATTTGAATCATTTACAATACGATATGTTCCAACACCGCCAGATCCAGTTAAATTTTCCGTTATTTTTTTAGATCCTCCAGATAGTTCTGTAGAAAAAATACTCATTCCAACAGAAAGTAATCCAGAAGAAATTGAAGTAACAGTTAGGGTAGTTCCGGATAATGATCCGGAAAAAACGCAATTTTGAGAAAAGGAAAGAAGTCCCGCATCTTGCGCGGAGATTGATGGAGGAGCAACAACCGGACAATCAAACACAAGTGTTCCAGACGGTATTGTAATTGGATTGCCATCTGTATTTGATGGAACGAGTTCATCACGAGAATAATATTTTTTTATAAAAAATTTATCATATTTAAATGACCCTGTTGAGGTGCTTGATGATATGAAAAAAATATATCTTGAACGAAGATACTGCTCGTTAATAGATTTAGATGAAATATAAGATGATAGATTTATTGAAGTGGATCCATATGTCAAAGCGGATGTAAGCGACGATTCTGTTTTTGATAAACTTAATTTATCTTTAGGATTAGAAGAAATATAAGGAAATCTTAATTTATTTATTTCAATAATTTGACCCGCATTTTGAGATCCGCCCAAATATTTATCAGCAATTAATTCTATAGTGTCATTTTGTTTTACAATATAATTTTTATAAAATGACATTTTATTACCTCGTAGAAAAATTAAAAGAACATCCGCTCAACAATATAAATAGTTTTTCATTTAAATCAAACGGAGCGCTTGTTGAAGATTCGGAAAAAAGAGAAGAAAAGAGATTCCAATTATTAATGTCATCAAACGCTAGTGATGCTTCAGCGTTCATGTCTAATACAACATCGCCGCCGGATGATAGTTTGATTGAAGATTTAAATCTATTGTCAATCATCCAAGATTCCATTGTATAGCAAATCATGCATAGTTGAGATAAATAAATATCTGTATGAACTGTGGCGATAAATTGACCTTCTAATTTAATACCAGAAAAAATTTTTGCACAAGCATGAAATATTTTTCCTAATAATATTTTCGTATGCTCGGGAGTTGCGTCTCTATAAGAAGATGCGGACTTTAAGAAAAAATTAAAATTATTAATTGACGTATACGTATTAATAAGAGAAAGTATGTCTGGATTAAACTCAAGTAAAGTAGACGAATCACGGCTAAACGTTGTATTTGGCACAACAGATGAAGAAATTACGGAAACAGGCATACATACTCCTAATCGCAATACAAATATTATGGAACAGGGGGAGGGGGAAGTGCGGGCACTATTGCTCGCAAATCGTCTATTGCAACTTTAATCACAACATTTGAGGGGAGGTCTTGAAATACATCATATGTTCCCAAAATGGCAGAATTGTCTTTTTTCAGTCTATCAACACATTGATCAAATGGTGCGGTTCCGGTTTGATGATCCGGATTAATCCACTCTCTAATAAGTTCGAGAATATTTCTCGGAAGAACGTCTGCTTTTACCAGCAATGCCCTAGTTGCAGGAGTCATAGTAGCGCGAGTTGAAGGCGCTGTTGGACTCAAGGGACTTGCGGGAGTTGCTGTCGGGGTATGAGACGGTAGATTATAGGCTTTCAGCAGGACATATGATCCGTTCAAATGATATCCCCAATAATCTCTAATTGAGAACGTAAGCAGATTTTTCGGATCCAAGCCCTCATTCATGGATCCCTTTTGGTCAGTTGAGCAAATCAAATATCCTTTTGTGTAATATTGCTTGTCGTCAGGATCTTGATCACATAGTTGTGTCCGCACCCTGTAGTAGTTAGTTTGAACATCTGGATGATATCCGTCGGGATTTGAATTGTGAGTCCATTGTTTAACTACCTGTGTAATTTTTGGTCCAGAGGGTCCATCCACTCTATCTTCATAAGAAATCCAAGGATCTTCCAGTGTTTTTTCGACAATGTATGTTTTTCCAAAAAAAGTGTAAGCATTAGTACTTATTGCTTGGGATTTACCGTTGGCAAGAACAAGACCTCCCAAATTGGTATTGTATGCGTCTAGATTAAAACTAGAAAGTGTGTTGAATTTTGAAGTTATTAATCGTGCGTTGCTATGATTTGATTTTTCATGAAAAAAATACTTATCAATTAATTCCCAAAAACTCTTGAGAATTTGAAATATATACCCTCCAACATAATATGAAAAAACCCCCCCATTGGCGACAGAAGGTACTGAACGACCAGATCGTGTTGGCTTAAGGTCTTCCAAAAGTGTAGGCGGATCGCTAGTAAATACTCTGGGATCATGCCAAATGGTCATTCCGGGGCATGGATATCCGCTATATTCCGTATAAGATTTTTTTTCATTTTGCAACATAACTTCATACCACGTCATAGAAGAATTAATATCAGTAAAATACCTACGGTTTAGCGATACCTTAGAGTTAAACAAAGCAGTATTTTCAATATTGACTGAAATATATCCAAGAGCAACATCTGTCGTTGACAGCGCTGTTCCAACAGGCACTTTAAACTCAGATTTTAAGCGACCCGTATCGTTGTGGTCAGGAGTTTTGTGGCGAGTCTTTGGATTTTCTCGTATTATTTTTGTTATTCCATTTGTTGGATCAACTCCTGCAAAACATGCGCCAGCTACTGAACCCCAATATCTGTTTGCTCCTGCAACAAATGTAATCGTAATCGTTGCATTAAATGTTTCGTTAGTAGGTAAATACGCATAATAAACCTTGGTGATTCCATTATCATAACCAGTATATCCTAAAGGAATAGTCATAAATTTCCACGGAGTGATGGCCTGTGCATCCTCTAATTGTAAAAATTGTAAACCAGTACAGGACACTGTTGGTACTTGGCCGCCATGGCATGGGCCTATAAACAAAACTATTAATCTATTATTTGAAACATGAGTAGGAATAGTAAGAGAAATATTCGTAACAGCCGTAGGAAAATCACTTGAAAAATCCGCAATTTTTACAATATTGTTCCTATACACCACGGCCGCTCCGGTGCTAGTTCTTGCGGGAAGAAAAGTGGGGGAACTCCAGTCCGGAACAGAATAGTAATACCATCCCGGTGGCGCCACATCCCCCGGTCCTTTGCCGTCTCCGCTTGATACGATTACAACTGGCTCACTTTTTTCATCCGATCCTGCGGCCACTATTGGCGCAGGCGACACAATTTGCGATTGTCGTATTATGTCCGCTGAAACAAGTGGCAACTCTTGCAATAGGCGAGGCTCTATATCAACGCCGATTTCTTGAGAATTTTTCCCAAGGCAAAGAAGCGTTAATTGATATCTAAACAAAAGAGGCTGAGCTACATTTCGAGATAAAACGTAATTTCTGAGTGTAACATCCCATTCGCCATAATCTGGAGAGTCAGGAAACTTCAGCGCCAGTCTCAATCGAACAGATCTGGCATTTCCCGCTCTGCATTCTTCATTATAAAGATCAATAATTTGACGCAATATTGCATACTGTGCGTAGCCAAACCCGATGCCGTGTTTTCCCTTAAAAGCAGTTGTTCCAGCCAAGGAAATGCTCGATACTCCTTGACCGAGATGGTCAATGTAGGTATTGCCAAGTATGCTTTGATATACAGCAACTCGTGAAGGAACTTCTATAGAAATTGATTCTGGACTTACGTAAAATTGATACTCAAGTTTAAGTTCTCCATTTTTATCAATAAGCGTCAATGAGCAAAAGACAGTTGAATCCTGATCAAAAATTGTTTTAGGAGGAGATGAGAGTGGAGATACGTCTGGAATTGCTCCAACTTCATTCGTTGCAGCGGTAAACCTTCCAGTTTGATCACTATAAATGCTTGGATCATACATTGACATGTCGTATTGCTATCTCCCTGATATATCTAGTATAGCACTCACAAGAATTTATTCTGGCTACAGAAAAAAATTTTCAGCATAAAATTGAATTACTTATGCTTCAGAAACGCCATATAAATAAAAAGAAGTAGGGTAAACAAATGATCCAGAACTGGGAGTAAAAGAAATGGTGGTTATCGCTGATGTTTGACTTGATCGACCGCCTATGCTCCAAACAGTAGGAGATCCGCTACCTCCTGAAATAATTTCTTGAGGTTGAATGCTTCTACCATAAACAGATTTTGCATTTACTGTGGAAGAATATCTTGGAATATTTATTTCTCCTTCTGAGGTATTTTCTGCATTATAAATGTTTGATGCTGACCTTCCGCAAATAATATAATTAAGAGATGGATATTGATTATTGGCATTACCCGCTCCAGAACTAATTTCATCAGTGCTGTAGTAAAAATTTGTACTATTGTTAAATCTTAGTTGTACATATTGATTATATTGATCATTTATTAAAGAAGTAAACCTAATAAAAAGATCTTTATAAATTTGAGGAATAGCAGTAAAAACAATAGATGAAACGGGAGTATCATCTGCAACAATAATATTTGAAATTGGCACAAGTGTTCTGCTGACAGTTGCGACCGCCCGTGATGATACCGCATCAGACCAATATAAATTATTTGAGGCATCTGATCGTAAATACGATCCAGAAGATGGAGCAGCAGAAGGAAGTGTATATATAGTAGATCCAGCATTCGTAGCTGGTTTAAATCCTACATAGCCGCTGACAGAGCCGGTCAGTAACAATGTGCCCTTGACATCAAGCTCCGACTTGGGATGATCGACGCCGATTCCAACACGGCCGCCTCGGAAAATTGCAGAGAATGCGGTATCTAGAGTAATTGTACTTGACTGAGTTACTGATGGTGCCGTTAGTGCTGATGAAGTTAAAAAAGTAATTGTTCCAGTGGCAGATCCTCCTGTGGAACTTGCAACTCTCCACGTTCCGTTAAAATCAGTATTTACTGCAGAAATTGTCACTGGAGTTCCGACGGGAATAGCCGGACATACGGGAGTAGCATCGTTTGTTTTAATGGCGTGAGTAATAGTAAATGAAGGAGGATTTGCACTGGACGTAATACTTAGTATTGCAGTAGTAATATTCGAGGAAGATTGAGCATGAACAACCAGTCCAACAGATTCTTTGACAGAAGAATTTCCTTGATTATATATGGAAATTCCTGCCACACCATACCATTCATTATATCCCGAATCCGTAGAAAGACTGGCAACACCTGTTGGAAATAATTGCAGAGCAGAGTCTGTTTGATAGGCAGGAGGATATATTTCTATTCCGGCTATGCTAAATATTCTCACCAATCCAGTGCCACTTTTTTTTGCAGTAACTCTAACCTGCATGCCTCGCGCTACAGTTAAAGTAGATGGGGAAGTAGTATTTTCAGTAGCGAGCCAATATGTTGGCTGGCATAGTATGCCCGCAACGATGCCGGTGGACGATCCCGCAAAAAACGAATACGTTCCAGTTGAAGTAAACTTCAAAATATTATCTATTCGTAAAGAAGAAACAGATGTAGAAAATGTTTGAAGCAAACTCATCTGACTTCCTGTTGGCTGATTTAAAGACATTGTGCCAGAAATGTTCATAATACTTGTAGAAGAATAATTTGATAATTCTTTAGCATATCCATCAGCAGATATGTCCAATCTTCCGGTTGGAGGAGCTGCGGCACCAATGCCAAGACTAGTCAGCGTCGTGGTTGCTTGAGCTGGCGAGGGTGCCCAACTTAATGTACCCAATCCGTTGGTCACAAGTGCATATCCGCTTGATCCGTCAACTGACGGAATCGTGTAGTTGCCAAAACCTCCAACTCCAACAACGCTTTCAGCGCCAGTTGCTCCAGCTCGATAATAAATTTTTCCATCAGACTTGGTGTATATAACAACAAGCCCAGCTCCCGGAGCAGCAGGAGTTGCAATGGAAGATAATTTTAAATCAGAGGTTAATTTTAATGAATTAGTGGTAATAGGCATTAATTAATCAATCGTAAAACTATCTGATCTGCTTCGAAGAGAAACAGATCCATTGCTACTGACAATACTTATTGATCCCGCGGAATAAATGTTTATATTTCCTGTAGAATCAATAGTGATAGATGTTCCTGAAGGATGAGAAAATGAAATAATTCTTGGAGAATCTTTTGGAATTGACCACGGATTTTCCGCAGAATTTCTGACATTTTTCCCAGTTAAATCAGTTAAATTATATCCTTCAATTGAGGGAGCAATTTTTAAAAATGTCCCATCTGGAAAAGAAAATTCATAGGTTCCATTTGCTGTCAAACGATCATACACATTACTTGAATGACGAGTAATTTTTGTTCCGGGTTCGTCAAAAGAAAATTGATTTGCTCCCGGTGATATAAATCCAAGACAAATTGGATTTAACGGATCACCGTACACAAAATCAAGAATTGCAAGTCCGTCATTTGTGCCTTCTAGTTTTGCATTTGCTTGAGGATTCTCTTCGGATGGCTTGGATATCGACGGAAGCCAGTGCAATCCCTCTGATTGAGTGAATACGGAAGACATTACAGGAACTCCATACCATGGCCCCGCTCCTGCTTGCGTATGCAGCCCAATGCAATCAACGGTACGAGCAGCCCAATTAACACCGATGACGCGAGCATATATTGCTCCGGGAACCCTTGAGTAGGAATTCACCCTTCCTGACCTATGATCAGAAAGACTTGAAGATCCCAAAATGCTGCTAGGAATATATTCAGAATCAGTCACTGTCAGTATCTCCGCCTGTTACTAATCCAAAAATTGGAGTAACTGGTTTGTTGTAATTTCCAGTTTGAATAAATTTGCTTCTAGGAAGTGTAAATGGATCAGAAGCAACACTAGTGTCTGCAGTCAAATATTCGTTTATTGTTCCTCTGGTAACGCCAAGGCGTGTAATAAATTGTGGAGAAGGCCAGACTTGCCATATATGCTCGACGCTTTCAACATAGTATTCCTCATCAGTATCCTTGATGTGCAATTCGCTTCCTACGGTAATATCAGTGTTTCCAATAAGAGTAATAAATCCTTGATACAGTTGATCAGTATAAGTAAAACTATCTACAAGCCATTGAGTCAAATCAGCAAGCGTGTTTGCAACTTCAAGCCCATACCTTGGATTGGAAGTGTCTAGAGCATAATCAACAAGAGGAAGCCAAGGAACTTCGGAAACCATTGGCCGGTACCCAAACTGGTCAAATCCAGCAGTATCATAGTAAGGATTGTTGTGAGGTTGATCTCCACCGCCAACAGGAATATTTATTCCAGATGAACTTAAGAAAGGATGAAGAATAGTATTAAAATATGTGTAACGATCAGATTCCTGTCTTCTCATTCTTCTTTCAAGTATTGCAGAAGTATAAATTCCAAATCGTTCAACATCTCTATTGAACCATCGTAATCCGTTGGATTGCATAGGATATTCGTGACGACGATTTCCGTCTCTCATGACTTCTTTTTTATGGGGACTCCAGCGAACATTAAAAATCGTTGAATCTTCGTTATCTTCAATAAATGTTTCAATAAACGGTTTTTTGCAGTAATATTCTATAAAATTCCACATGCTTCCGTTTTGATTATTCATCAATGGCGCAAGACTTACATGAAATCTTTCCAATTTTGATGCAATCATTGGAACATCCACTTGAGTAGACATTGTAAATATTTTTTGACCAGAATTTCTTGTCATGTTTACAACGCGCTCATACTCTGTTTTGTAAACTTTTTGAATAAAAAAATTGACCCATTTGCTTATTGGCATAACAAAACTTGAATTAATGCCACGCATATCGGTAATTTCCATTTGAGAAATTTCACTTAATACACCTATAGGAGATTGTTTGCTTAAAAATTGATGTATTGATGCCGCGCTAATATCATTGGGAATAAAAATTTGCCTTCTTTCCAGCATTTTCCCAGTATCACTGCCCGAAAGAGTATATGTTCTTCCCGGACTTCCGTCATTTGATTGAGAAGGTTTTTCTGAAAATTCTTCCGCATCGACAAATCCCCTCATTACAAGTTGAGGTTTTCCTTCAGTGGATCTATCAAGTCGCAACTCCGCTAAATTATTTAATCCAATATCAAGTCTTTTAATTCTATTATCATTTTGACCTAACAAAGGTCGTAAATTAACAGTCCATGACCCAACAGGATTGGATAAAGTTCTGGTAATTTGACCGCCCAGAACATAATCGCTGATGTCAAGTTCTCCAACAATAATCTGATGACGAAAAGATCCAATAGTAGATCCTTGTTTGGATTTCTTTGGTTCCGGATAAGGTGTCTTAGGGCGCACACGGTCGCTATCCACCATCCAGTCGTCGCCACCTATTCGTGAAGACATACTATCTTCTCCTTACCCATCCAGTAGGTAATCCGCTCCTGCTTTGTGCTGCGCGTATTGTGTCGCCGCCTAAGTTAATGTTGATAGATGTAGATCCTTCTACTTTACCAACAATATTTCCATCCTTGTCTTGAGAAAGCTTGATTTGAATTTCAAGCCGTTGGGGGCCGCTGGGTGCGCTGCCGGAATTTGACAAGTTTGCACCATCTACGGCCGATCCTCCGGTAGTAATTTGCGCTCCATTTGCCTGAGCGTTGTGAAGCCATTCCATGGCATCTATTTGCTTGCCATTTTTAAGCACTTCCCAGTCAAGATGTGGTCCTGTGGCTCGACCAGTGGCACCCACCATTCCAACTTTGGCTCCGGCTTCAATGCGGTCTCCTACTTTCAGGCCTTGTTGAACTGCAGCAAGATGCGACATTCTGTGAATAGTTCCATCATCTCCACGTATTTCAACCTGATTTCCCCACCCAGAATTAATATTAGACTGTCCGTTGTTAATGCCACTGGGAGTATCTGGTGCTTCGTTAAAAACTTTGCTAATTGTACCGCCAATGGCCGCTTGCGCAGTCAGGGGCTTTCCTTTTCCAATAAGATCTACGCCCCAGTTATATGCATTTCCGGTTGCTGCGTAATATGCTGCTGCTCTTGGATCATTTGCATTTGCCATCCAAGGCGTGCCAACGCTCCAATCGACACCTTCCTGTCCAGCAATAGGCGAAGCAACATTTCGCCCCCCGCCAGAAGGAATGCTTGTGCCGTCCATTCTTCCCATGATTCTGCGTGCATATCCTCTTGCGGAAGGAAGATTGACATTTCCTTGACCGCCGTTGTATGCGGCAAGAGCAGCCTCCATATCTCCTCCATTGGCCGCAAGATTTCCTGCAATGTGCTTGGCTCCCGCCATGATATTGTCGTGAGGATCATATGCATTCACGCCCTTGTGATATTGCGGCATGAGTTGCATGAGTCCTTGCGCTCCTGCGCTTGATGTAGCACCGGGATTGAATCCACTTTCTGAAGCCATCATGGAAAACAGAAGATCCCTTGTGACACCCTGCGAGCCATACATTTCTGCTGCCTCATCAACATATTTATTTAATTCATCATCACCTTTTCCAGTAGCAGATCTCCAGTTTGCGTATTGGGCAGAATATTGAGAGGGGGATGATCCCGGCGCGGAACCCGGTCCGGATACTCGCTTCGATCCGAGAGGAGGTCTGACAGATGAGGCGCTTCCTCCACCCGATCCCCCATCCCATCCCCCGCCTGCTCCTCCAACTGAGACTCCGATTTCAAGGCCTTCAACAACAAGACGGCTAACTCGCATTTCGTTAACCATTGTTTGCTCAATTGAAACAATTCCTGTTCCGGTATCAGTGCTGATCGGTGCAGAAGCATCACCCCCTCCGGCAGAAGATCCGTCTGGTCGGAGGCGTTTGACTTTATTAATTCCCAGTGCATCGTAAGCATAATCCATGGCTAATCCACTGACGCCTGCGGCCGCCAATGCCGTGGCGGGTCCGCCAAACACAGCTCCCGTAATTCCGCTTAATGCCGTAACGCCAGTCCTTATCAATGCTTCATGTTTGCTGGCAAAAGTTTTCCAACTGTCGTTTTTACCGTCTTCGTCTACATATGTAACATTATCGTCAAACTCTCTATGTGCTGCGTTTAACGCCTTTACGGCAGCGTAGCCCGTTCCAGCAGCTCCGAGAGCCATTACCCCGGCTCTGGCTAATCTTGGCGCTCTCCCAATTGCGCCTTTCAATGTGGCAGAATCAAGAAGTGTTGAAGCAGAAGACGCAGATCCAAGAAAACTGGATCCGAATTCCATAAAATCTCCACCCTTGTCTATGGCTTGTACCGCTGCGCCAGAGGCTAACCGTTGCAGTTGGTTCGTTCCGGTGCCTACGGCCAAGGCATTTCCGGGATTATCAATATACTGGGTAGTTGATCCAGCACCCACCCGCATCGCTGTTGCTTTAATTCGATCTATTTCAAGAAGTGAATTTAATTGATTTACATTACCAGCCAATTTCATGAACGCTTCATTTAATTCAACTGTTTGTATTCTTGATTGATTCAGTCTATTTCCAACATCCAAATCTACTTTAGTCGAAGAAGTGTTTGACTCGTTTCCTGCAATCAACGACATCAGTGAATTTCGAATTGAGTCGGGATCCCCAGATGAATCAAGGGTATTTTTTAAACCAGTTAATTTTCCAACAAATAATGATTCTTTTGATCCCGGAAGTTGAGCAGCTCCGGGAGTTTCGGAAACATTGGTAATAAGTTTCTGCAATGTTGCTGCAAGGTCATCTTTTGTTTCTGAAGTAGCAACGCGCGCATACGTACTGACAGCTCCAGCAGATCCTGTTCGCGCCAATTGTTGATATTCGGACGATCCCTGAACAGCGTTAAGTCGCTGCATCCCTGTTCCACTGGAAACACCACTGGCAATTCGCAAAGTGTTTTCATAGTCATCAGTAGTCATGCCATAATCTTGAGACAACTTATGCTGAGCAATCATGTCTTGCTCGGAAAGTTTTCCTCCCGGTCGTAGGTTTGCAAGATTACCGCCATGGAGTTCATACAAACCTCCATATACCCGAGATTTCTCAATGATGTCGCCGCCTTCCATTGTTCTGCGAAAAGCGCGCATATCCTGTATGCCAACATTTCCTGCGGCAGACGGATGCATTCTGTTATAAACAGCAAATGCCGCGGGATCATTGACAAGATTGGAGGTTGTTTGATCAATTTTGGACAACAAATCAGGAGCTCTTTCCTGAAGTTTTGCTCCTCCAAATTCTCGGGCTGTGTTGTTGGCCGATGCCAGCGCACGTCCAAGCATGCTTGGGTCAACATCTCCGCCCCTACTGGCAATGTGGCTGGCCAGATTTGTCATGCTAGACAAAACTTCATCGAGACGATCAAACAATTTTCCAGAAGCAAGCGTTTCTGCGATAACTACGGCGAATTGTCTTTGATCTTGCGTGAAGCCTCCGCTTTGACCAGAAGCGCCCACTGCTCCGGCGCGCCCAAAAGCCGATATGGTGTCATTGTAATTTTCAGCATTTGCGCCGAGAACAAAAGACATCTTTGCTGATGTTTTGGCTTGAGTCAAACTGTCAAAAGTATTTTGACGCCCCGTTCCAGCACCATATCGTCCGGCTGTTTGAGCATATTGATAGACTTCATCATGACTCATGCCAGTGCCAATAGTTAAATCACGAATTCTTTCTCGATAACTCTGTATACTTTGAGTTGTGTCATCAAGATGTCTGCGAGATAATTGACCTATGCGATAGTCATCTACTTCGGCTTGTGCGGTGAACGAATTAACGCTAGTTGCAAATCCTTTTAATGACGCAGCAACAAGATCTTTCAATGGCGTGGGTGGATTCGGATCCGAATGCGTCTGCGGATTCGGTGCCGGTTGCGTCTGGGGATTCGGTCCCGGTTGCGTCTGGGGATTCGGCCCCGGTTGCGTCTGGGGATTCGGTCCCGGTTGCGTCTGGGGATTCGGCCCCGGTTGCGTCTGGGGATTCGGCCCCGGCAACGTCCATGGATTCGGCCCCGGCAACGTCCATGGATTCGGCCCCGGCAACGTCCATGGATTCGGCCCCGGCATTGTTGAAGGATTAGTTATTGCGTCCAGAATAGCCTGAAGAAGCGCATCTGTTTGTTGTGGTGGCCGGGGCGCTGGTGCGGGTCTTGGCGCAGGAGGAGGTGGCATGATGATATGATCCTATACCTGCGACAAACTATCAAAAGATTCCAATTCATCCCAAACAGAAGTATCTGTTTCTGCTGATTTCATCATTGAAGCAAATTCATCTTCTGAAAGTTTGTATTCAGATTCCTGATTAGGACTCATGTCAAACGTTCCCTCCTTCGGTGTTACAACAGAAGATTTTAATAATTTGTTCGATGTAATGTCAGTAGAAGAAGAGTTAGAAGTATATGATTCAAGTTTTACTGTGTAATCATTTTCATAATTATATCCGTTTGGAACAGGTAATGCTCCGCCGCTTGGCCTGTATAATGTAAAGGGAGGCATTTTCATCTCAATAGAGACATCATCCCATTTACGCACTCCAAGACGAATTTCGTTCCAATATTGACGACGATAAAAATCTACGACAATATCGTCATATTCTACTTCTAAATTACGAAATTCGTGTAATGGAATATTGTATTGCTGTCGATACCATTCAAAAATTTCTTCATTGTTTATTTCTTGAATGGCTCGTTTTTTAAGATAATCCCTATGTTCCCGCTCTTGAAGCGCGAAAAGAATTCCTCCAATTTTCCCATTCACGATAGTAGTACACAAGATCTTCCATTTCGTAAATATTTTCAATAAATTTGTCAATATTTCCGTTGCAATATGCCGGAAGATAACCCGGCGCTTGAGTAACAAACTGCAACATAATTGACATCCATGTCATTTCATATGTTCGTTGATCAACTTGAATACCAGTAAGAGCAGTTGCAACAGCCTTTCCGGCCAGTCGCTGCGTATTCATGTGCCCTCTAATCACACCAATTTTCCCCGCAGGTCCATCAATTTCGTGAGCCTTTGCGGGACTGTATTCTTTTGTGTCGCTAGCAAATTTTGGTCCGATTGATGCAGATGATTTAATAGCGTCTGTCAAGGAAGAACCAGAATCCAGCATTCTCTGTGGCGGCATCATTTCTTGGTCAGTAGTCACAAGTATCTCCTAAAATAAATTCGACGTGTGACTATTGTATCACACGTCGAATTAAGTTGCAAGAGATTTTACAAATTAGATGGTCTTAGTCAAATCAATCAATTCATCCTTGGGGAAAGATGTTGTGTCAGCAGTCAAAAATCCTTCGCGATATAAAGCCAGAAATTGACAATTATGCACAGTAATAGTGTTTGCACTAAAAGAAACCGAACCAGTGTTGTAATAACAGTTTTTGTATTTTACAACAACGTACTGCTTTGTTGCGGGAGAATCTAGGTCAGGAGCAATAATTTCAATATCAAAATTTTTGCCATGAAGAACCCGCAAACTTCCCGGAATGCCTTCATCTGTTTTGTAATAAGCGCTTGATCGAAGATCTTGTTGAGTGTTGTCAAATTTTGTTCCGGCAATTGACGCGCTCGTTGACAATAGTCCAAAACTTCCTGCGCCAGTTGGCTCAAGATTTGCCTTGATTAAACTTCCGCTTTTCATTACAAGAACATTCATGTTAATAGTGTGCCTTGCGTCTGTAGGAACATAATCAACAGGATGCAATTGGCCGAGTACATGGATGGCATTTAATCCATATGCATCAGTACAACTCGCACTGTTGGCAAATCCAACAATTTTTCCATCCATTCGAACAAGAATTTTTCCACCAACTAAAACCTGACTGCTATTTCCTGTCGCCGAAGTACTCGAACCTGACATAGTATTTCTCCTATCCTAAAACGTTACGATACATACGCAGTTATAAGCAAGTAATTTACTGGCTTAGCTGGCGAAATATTAAAATCAATATAGTATGCATCGCCGAAAGTTTTGACAACAATGTTTCCGTATGCTGGATATCGAGCAGGGTTTGCTGGGTCAGCATAAATTAGACCTCTATCAGCACATCTGTCCAAAACATTTCGTACCGTTGATTCAATGGTAGACACAAGAGCCGAACTTGATTTAGCACCTACATATCTTTGAACTTCGTTTCTGACAGTTCTCATAACTGCATCCGCAGCGCGAACTGTGCTGATTTCTCGACGCGCCATTTTCATATCGCCTGTCCATGTAGTTAATCCCTGAACAACGACAAAACCTCTTCCAAGATCATTTCGAACGGTAAAAACACCATTACTAACAAGAGAGTCAATAATTTTGTTAGAAGAAACACTTTCTATTCCATATAACTGAATAAGAGAATTTGTCAAAGGAGTTGCTTCATCTTCTTGTGCGCATAATAAACCTGCAATTTGCGCTGCCAGATAATAGGGCGGCAAAGTAACAAGAAACTGGTTGGCATCAAAGTCTTTAATACCCGGCCAAACAAGCACGGCGCGTTTGTCATTTAATGCTGCTGCTCGCGCCTGCGCCTGAAGATATGTTTCTCCAAGCGAACCGCCGCATACAACAATGCGCTCACTTCTTCCTGTGGGAAGTGACATGGATTGAGCGTGTGCAAGGGCGGTTGCATGATATGATTCTTGGCTAGTCATTGGAACAACGAGTGATGCGGGAACAGTTTGTAAAGCGACAAATGCATCAGTCCAGTCAGAAGCAGTTATTTCAGGATCGTAATCAGCAATCGTTCCAACTGTTGAAGATCCAAGCATTGCTACTGATGTCACATTTGCCGTACTGGTTGACTCACTGGAACCGGCGACATTAAGCAAATATGTTCCAATTCCTCCGCTTCCGGTCCCGGTTGCGGAAAACGGAGAGGCGATAACCGTTCCGATAGGAACGCCTGTGCCGGAAATTGTCATATTTGGAACAATGATTCCACCACCATTAATGGATAACTCTCCAAGTGACCCTGAGCTGGGAACTGCAAGCGTGGTTGTTCCTAAGGTAGATGAAACAGTAATAGTTCCAGCGGCGACTGGACTTGTGGTAGCAGGAGTAGATGAGGCAACAGTCCATGTCGCATTGAAACCTGTAGTAACACATCCGGAAATATTGACACTTGTTCCTAGTGGTATAAGTCCAAATGGATGAGTAACGGTAAAAGAAGTAGAAGTAGATGCCAAAGCGCTGATAGCGCCGCTCATTTTAGTGACTGTAAGATACCGTCCTGCTGCCGCCGTTGGTGTTGCTAGATTATTAATTGTTCCAGTAAATGACGCCCCATTTGAACTTGTTTTGTATGAAAATTGCGTAACTCCGGGAACAATTGAAGATTCCGAACTTACAAGAGTTGCCGTAAGAAATGAAGATAATATTCCGTAATTAATTGCAGATACTATTTCTGCAGAAGTAGATACAAGATAATATGGAGTTCCAGTACTGGCTGGAATAACTCCTCCTGAAATATAATCTATGGAAGAAGTGAAGAATTGATCACTGGTTCCTGTCGACACAGAAGCCATAAATGCACCATCTTGATTGATTGCAGCCACAAGATTTTGCAATCTTGGGTAATCAGTATACTTATAAACATAAACACTGTTTGTGCTAGTCGTAAGCGTAACAGTTGTATTGGTAACAGATACACTTCCAGCATTAGCTGTAGTGCTTAATAGGGCAATTACTGATCTTCCAATATTATCTGTGATATAAGTAGATCCGTCATGAATTTTTAATGAAATTTTTTGTCCTATAGATACTCCATTTGGGTTAAAAGTTTTTGTAGATGGACCAACAGTTATAGACCATGCTTTACAAAATCTTCCATATTCTTTGGTAACCAACGAAATTGCTTGAGCCAATGTGGTAGCGCCATACAAACTAGCAGTAAACGGCTTTGCTCTTCCAACGCGCACTCCGTAGACCACGCTTGAGCCGCTGGCAAGCGCTCGTACCAATCCATCAGTAAGCGACTTTGACGCAGTGGACGGCCCGTAAAATGCATTGACGGCTGACGAGTCAGTAAACGCTACCGCTACACCGGGCTGGCCTCTATCAGCCTCGCCCACAACCGCAACAGCGTTCGGAGTGAATGTGGCTGCGGATGCCGCCTTGGAATCATCAATATATGAAGCTACGCCGGGGGCAATCAATGTTACTCCGCGAAATCCTACAGCCATGAGATACTCCTTTGTGTGCGAAATTTACGACTTGAAATTATTCTTTCTATAGTTTGCCATTACGCACTACTATTAATCCACCTTTGAAACTTCGCAGTCCAACCGGAAGGGGTGTCTCCATGCCAGTTCATTTGTTTCGCGTGCCACGCGAAGCCGCCAAGTGCTTCCGGCTCAATTCCTGATTGATCATTAATCCATGATTGAAGAAATTGGCCATATTCAACCGGAGGAATCTCTTCTGCAGGAAGTACTTCGGGGGTTACTTCGGGGGTCACTTCGGGGGTTACTTCGGGGGTTACTTCCAAAGACTCTTCCTCGACCGAAGGGGACGCTGTTGATCGTGCCATCATATTCTCCTTGTTACTTTGCAATTGCGGCCAAATAAACAGTTATATATTCGGTTGAACCGGCGCTGGCAACGTTCGATCCAAAAATGCGATAAAATCGAAATGGAAATTCAGAACTTACGGTAACAGGCGCAGTAGCATTATAGGCAATGGGGGTAGAAGTAATATCTACCCATTTCTGCCCAGTAACTGATCCCTGCAAAACGAATGTTCCGGCACTCAATCCGGAATTACTTACCTCAATGGTAAAATGTGTTCGTCCGGATAGTTCAAATAATGGACTTGACAGAACAGTTTTTGTCAATATGGCCGGAATGACAATGAGATTCTTCGACATGAAATAATGTCTTTGCGCTTCATTAAGATCATCAATGACATACGCTCCCGCAATATCTCCATATAATTTCTTGAGTGCAATTTCACCTGCCATATGATTTCCTTTTTATATAATATACCTACTAAAAGTATATCAAATTTGAGAAGATGATGTAGTTGTATCAATACCCGCTGCTCTAGCCAAGGCATTCCTAGCGGCTTGTGGAAGTGTTGATTGAGAAGCGATCCATGAAAGAAGTGATTGCCTTTCTTCTTCTTCTTGCGCTGCTTTTAATTCTTTGGCAATTTGATCAGATTCTGCTTTCGCTATATCAACTGTCCGTTGCGCGATCTCTTGCGGTGTTAAGCGTCGAGTCGTCTCGACGCCGGTTTCGCAGTTTATTTCGATGACGATGGCTATCTCTTCGTTATTCATCATGACCATCCATAGAGCGTAAATACTGATCCTGTTCGAAAATTACCACTGGTTGGATAGACATACAGCCTATCAATGGCCCCTAATTGAACCGAGTTTGTTTGGGAAAAATGCGCCGCACTGTGAAACAATGTGCTGGTATTTACCGACGCATTATTAGTCCCTGAATGGTGAGACTCTGACATCCATCCTTTTGATGATGTAGCAGAGGAATAATTTGTCAAAAATATCTTGGTAGTTCCAAACAAGTATTGCGCCGGGCCGGGATTTGACTGGCTTCCCGGCATAATCCCCGCAGTAGCGTCACTCGTAAAATTCAAAATCGAACCGTTTGGGCTGCTAGATCCCGAGTAAAACTGTTCCTGTTGATATCCATTGACCAGATAAGATGATTGATTGACACCGCTAAACGGGATGCAATATATTCCAACAGTGCGTACATAAGAAGTCCCGGCGGCATGCACAATTAATTCCAGATTCGTATACGTTTGAGGTATTGCAGTGATATCTACTGAGGCTGTGTCGGATGCAAGCGTCGTAGTATAAATCCGAGTAACTGCGCTTGCACCACCACCGCTGCTTACGATAAAACTCATTACAGTATGCTCCAATTCGCGCCATCAGAAACAACTACATAGTTATTATACTGTGTTGTAAACCCTAATGACGTGCTTCCATCTATGGTCTGGGAAGAAGTAGTAGCAATGGTAAGTGTATAGGCAGAAGTGCTGGTTTTCTTGATTTGATATATTCTTCCGGCGATTCCTACTGCGGTGGGAAGCGTGACGGTATAACTTGATGTTCCGCCGCAAAGAACAATATGATGAGCGATGGTAAGAGTCAGGGCAGATGTAATGGAGAGAATTGCTGCGCTAAACGCACCGGCAACGGAAAGCGAACCAGCCAACGACACTGATCCGGCGTCAACGGACAATGACGTTCCGGCAGATCCTGTTATTTGTAATGATGCTGCACTTGTTGGCATGTCAATTTCCTCAGGATGTTCCTACGCTAAATCCCACATGTGTGATAGTAAGCGTATCATACGCTAATCGTTTTCCATTCCCTGTAGATACTGTTGTTCCAGAGGCAAACCACGCTCCGTTTGTGTGATTGTATGAATTTCCGGAACTTGAACCAAGAGGAAGTTGATACAATAATGTCCATCCAAGGCTGGCTGAAAATCCCCAGATTCTTCCTACTGTTACTCCTACTGCACCCGCTCCTCCGCTAGTAGTATCCTCTCCTCCAAAATGTGCGTTAACCGGCGCGTTTCCGTCAAAATCACCATTGCCATTAGCAACGCCAAAATTAATCACTGCCCAGTCCAGAGCATCAACAGTTCCATCTCCGGCAATAAATTGTACGCGATTATACTGAGTAAAATAATTGTTTGTAGCAATTGGGCTAGCAGTGTATCCAATATTTCCACTATATGATGCATTCCATGTAGTCGATCCGGTATTTGACGACGATCCAACAACTCCAAAACTTGTTATGTAATTGAGGAATGTCCTGCTTCCTCCCGGAATTGCAAGATAAGAAAACGCAGATGGAGAAGTTGCTGACACTGTAGAATATGCTGAAGGAGTATATATTGGCTCAGTTGCTCCAGTGCTGATATCAGAAACTGTATAATTCTGTGTTGTTCCAATTACTGCATAAACACTATTAGTAATAGTAAAGTTTATTACTTCAGTTCCTTCAGTAAATCCATCAAGTGCAAGAGTGGTAGTTCCTGTTCCCACGCCAGAAGAAACAACGATAGAAAAAGTTGTTAAATTTGATTGAAAATCACTAATATTCAAGAAATTTCCAGATACTAAATTCGCAGTTGCCGTGTAGGTACCATCGGGAACTGCAATCAATTTAATACTGATTGTTTGTCCTTCATTAATAAATGCTTGAGAATTAATAATATTTACGGATGGCCACAACGTATTATAAAATATTTCTGTAATTTCGGATATTCCTGCAGAAGTTCTACCCAGATCATCAGTACTTGTTCCCGATGAAAGTATTAATCCATTTTTTCTTTTCATGATATATTCATACTTTTCATTGCAAAAAAATTATTGCACATAAGGAAGAATTTCTATAAATCCGTTTCCCCATGACGGAACATATGCAGTAGCAGTAGATGATTGCTCTAATTGAAAACCCCAAATATACACAGTGTAATTTGGAGTTAGTGAACCCGAGTGAAAAGGAAAAAATTCCAAAGCAGAACCGCCAGTCGAAGTAAGTGTTGCAGTTACCGAAAAGCGCTGCCAACTTGTTGTCAATGTGGGATTTGCCCCAGTAGCGTTATACGTATCAACAGAACCGTTTCTCCAAAGTTGAGCATTGTTGAGGTTTGTGGAAGAGCCAGAGGCAATACGCGCCCAATAGGAAACTGTGTAGGTTCCCGCAGGCAAAGCGGCTGCAGTATATGGATTTGTGGTAACGTACCAAGACCAGTACGTATAACTAGCAGCAGTTCCGGTATAAAACTGCAGAACACCATTTCCTCCGGCAGGATTGGTTATTGCGCTGTTATACGTCAGCGTACTACCTCCGTTCAAGTACAGATTATACCATCGAGAATTAAATACTCCCGCTTGAGTATTGCCGTAAGAATATTGATACAAAAATTCTCCATTTCGCAGAAGATTTTTTGTATTGGCTGTGGAATTTGTAGTCGTAGAAACTAATGTTGCAGATCCATATGATTGCAAATAGTTTGATCCACCTCCCCCGCATGGCCAGTTTGCTGCTCCGCCATACCATCCACCGCCGCCGCCGCCGTTCGCCCAGCTACTACCGCTGCCTCCGTTTGGCCAAGCATATCCAGAGAAAGTTGCCGATACAGTGGTATATGAAGCTCCTCCTGTGCCGCTACCGCCAAATCCATATGCTCCATTGCCGGTATAGGTGGAATTCATACTATTTCCTCCATCTAGTCCAGCAGCAGTAGTGCTTGCTCCTGTACCAACGTGTCCCGCATCTTGCGTTGAAGTGGTATTGGTAAACGCTGTGGTTGGACCACCACTTCCCGGTCGATCATTTGGAAGATCGTAGTGCCCATAGGAGCCTCCATGAGCGCCGCCTCCACCTCCCGCCACAATGAAGCGGGAGTTTAATGACGCCGTTTCAATAAAAGATGCTTGAGAAAATGTTGTTCCTCCGTTATATACAGTCCGTATGTCTGATGATCCTCCTCCAGAGCCGCCGCTGCCGCTGTATCCATTATTGCCACGTCCTGCAAATAGGTAATATCGTCCGGGAGCAAGTGTATAAATTGCCTCTACATATCCTCCGGTTCCTCCTACGTGATAGGTATTGCTACTCCATGCACCGGGTCCGCCAGCGCCGCCGACACAACGCACAATGCATTTTCCTCCAGATGTCACGTCAATGTAGTCCATTTCGTTTCGAAAACCAAAAAAATATGTATTAACAGAAGTAGATCCTCCATTTACTCTAAATGAAACATCAGTACTTCCTTTTGATAAGAATGCGTATCTCATTCCGCCGCTTCCAGAATTTCTTGTGGAAACTCCAATATAATTATTATTTCCTGAAAAATATCCCATCAGGAAATTTCCTCATAACTGCAAAAAGCATGCAAAGAAGTTGCTGCACTGGCAAGTATGTACAGAACATCATTTTCTTCAAGATAAATACTTGTGTCTTTGCTTAATACAACAAGGGACGATGTTGCCGGACATGCAATTCCATAGGCAAGATATACTGTAGTAGTAGCATTTTTTAGTACATACACGGTAGCAGATGCTGACGATCCCGTAATATTGGAGAAAAGCAAGGTATTTATTTTTAATACTTTTCCAGATGATGCCGCATTTGATAGAAGTGCCACAGCCGAAGTGGTGGCTAGCAATCCTGTGGATTTAGCGGTGATGGTTGATACATTTACAACATTTGGCGCTGCCATGATTATTTCCTTTTATCCAAATACCATTGCCATGGCAATGGCTTTGCCTGTTGATGCAACACTAGTCTCGGATCCAGCAGATCCACTTCGATAATATATCGAACCCGATTTGCTGTACAGAGTGGTAAGTCCAGATCCCGGAGCAGAGGGAGAAGATGACTGATCGGTAAATATAACTGTTGGAGCGCTAACAGATGTTGCGCTTAATGACAGCCCAGTACCGCTTACCACTCCACTTGTAATTGTGGCATCAGGAACAAATAAAAACGCTGATGCACTTCTGTCAAATCCAAAAAAACCTTTTTTGGCTGACGTTCCATTGTGCCACTGGAATGTAATGCCGCGATCATAGCCATCATCAATTGAGGGAGCAATGCCTCCCAGTCCACCACCAATATCAATAGTAGGATTTTCTATCGTTGTTACCACCGAATTATAGGTGGTAAATGTTCCTGAAACAGTAAGATTTCCGGAAATATTTACCGTTGTTGCATTGAGAGTGGTAGCAGTAAGTGTGGTAATATTTCCATTTGTGGAAGTAATATCAGTTAATGAGTTTCCCCAAGACATTGCTCCGCCCGTGGTGCTAGTAAGAAAATATCCCGTTGAGGCAGGAGCGCTAGACGGAAGAGTGTAGGTGACGTTTGTTGTCGGTGTCGCCGCAGATTGAAGTTGCGTCCAGTTTGTCCCTGCGGTTGTGCCGTTGAGTCTCAATGTCCCAGCAACATCGAGTTTTGCAGCAGGGGCGGTTATTCCAATTCCCACATTTCCGGAAGCAAGAACGGACAGTAGCGGTGACCCTCCCCAGAATGTCAAATCGGAACGATTGCTCGTGCTTCCAGATCCCGCATTATAAAAGCCCCACGCGACAGAGTTGTTTGTACTATTTGCTTTTCCTATTCCAAAATACGCCGTATTGCCAACAGACAACGCAGACGCAAGTCCGGTCATGACATTGGTATACGTGACATTGTCGTTGGTAACAATATCCAGAGGAATAGTTGGAGTAGTACCAATTCCAAGACGCAATGGAAAAGACGTATATCCACTCTCGTCAAGAAGAGACGCTCTTCGATTTAATGCTCCAAAGAATCCACTATTTGGTCCAATAGTGTATGTTGAGCTTGCCACTGTCTGATTGACATCTACAGTCAACTGAGTGGTGCTGACAACGGCTTTGATTGTTCCTCCCCGAACAGGGGGAATGCTTCCGGTAAAAACAAACTCTGATCCGACCGGAGCGTTCGATACTGTCCATCCTGTACCAGATCCGGTAATGGTGTTTCCGGATTGCGACGCTGTTCCTGTAGTATACGGAGCAACATACGTGTATTGACTAACATAAATTGGCTCAGTTGCGCTGTCGCCTGTTGCAATCTCAAGATATCCATTATCTGCAGACATTGCAGTAGAAGTTGTTCCATTCCATCCAAGTGAGCGATTCCCAACCTGAATACGAAATGCATCACTTCCTGTATAAAGTGCATAGATTATGTCGGTGAAATTTGCCCGAGCTGCGGTTTCTGATGCATGAGTAAGAAATGTCAAACCCTTGCTGTTATTTATTTGCAATCCTCCGGTAGCGGGAATTCGAATCTGTTCCGATGCGGAAGTATAAATTGAAAACGGCGTTGTTGTGGAACTAAGATAAATATACGCGGCTTCTCCGCCGGAATAGGTGGAGCTTCGAATACCAAAATCCATAGATCTGTCATTTGACGAAACGGTAATGTTGGCATAACTGCCCGCATTGCCATTCCCAAACCATCCACTGGTGGTGCTTCCGGATTGCCCATAACCCGTAATAACTCCATAATTAGTTGTTGTGCCAACGGTAAGAACACCTACCGCATGAAAATTGAAATATGGATTCCATGTTAACGCAGCAGTAGCACCACTGGAATTATTGACGCTACTAATTGCAAGAGTAACACCATTTGTAACACCGCTGAAATTATTACCAAATCCCCACGCATATCCGTTTCCAGCAAATTTCCAAGACGTATCATAATAACTGTTACTCAATAAGGCTCCATACGTGGCAGTAAGAGTAATTCCATTTCCCCCAACGCTCAGGGTGCTTCCCACGGGAGTTCCCGCTGCCATGCTGAAAAGATTTCCGGTAGTTATTTGAAATCCCGGAGCGGTAAAACTGGAATCCGTAGCGTTTCCGCCGCCAATGGCAAAATTATTATTGTTATATGCATACCCAATGGACCATACGGTATTGCCAGATCGAATCAAATTGATATATTGACCAGAAGCAGTTGGTTTGGTAATGACTAAAGCCCCGTTATAGGCGTTATCTTTTCCTGTTCCGGAGGGGGCAATGGACAACTTTCCAGTTACGCCAGCAACTCCGGAAACGTCAAGTTGGTATCCAGAAACAGGATTTCCGGAAAATCCAACTTCTCCCGAGTTGTTCATTCGCATGCCGCCCGTTCCGTTGAACCACGGAGCCAATACGAAATTTCCGGTTCCTACCGATCCGGCGCTAAAGATAATCGCGTTGTCATTGGCGGAAACGAGATTATTATATGACCCCGCGCCTGTTGTTCCGGGAAGAGTTAACATCCATCGAGTTGAATCAGTAAGAAATAATCCATCATTGCTTGCGGTAGTACGCATATTCAATGCGTATCCGCCAGCACTAAGATCGGAAGTCCACGTTCCCACCAAGACTTGTCCGCCTCTTTTGATGCGAAATGGCGTAGCAATAAGTGTCGATCCATCATCAGCATACGTGCTGATGTAGAATTCCGACCCTGCATTTGCACCCGTCTCGGTAGTCAATGCTGTGCCTAATCGTATTCTGAGGGTCTGTGTGCCAGTCTTGGTAAAACTTGAATATTCTTGAGATAGATTAGCAATAAGATTTGTGACCGTAAGAGTGGGAATGACTCCGGGAAGTCGAGCCGCGCTAATAGTGCCAGACGTAATGTTTGTTGCTACCGTGGTGTCCGTAAATGCTGATGCGGAAAGTCCTACGGTATCAGCAATACGTTTCTCTGTTGCCGATGTTCCGGATTGGAAATAAAGATTTCCATCAGATTTGGCGTAGATTCTGTTCTTGGAAGCGCCCGGTGCTGCCGGTGTCGTCATGGCGGACAGCACAAGTCCGGTATCGAGAATATTGACGCCACTCGACACGGAAAGTCCGCCAGCAAGACTTACTGTTCCCGTATCAACAGATAGCGCAGTAATAGCCGAGTTTGCCGCACTAATGCTTACTGACGTAGAAGATGCTGGCATTACGTATTACTCCGAAGGCTTTTGTAGAGTATCAATGATTTGCTTGTTATATGATGAAAGAAGTCTGGATGCTTCAAGTTGAAATAATTCTTCCGCACGCTGAATGGTGATCAGTCCTTTGCCTTCGCCGGTAGGAGGTAATTCACCAGAAAAATCTGGCATCTGAATTTCAGGTCCGGCATTTGCAATAAGTGATAACGAAGAAATGATGGATTGTTGCATTTCATTAATTTGCGATACTTTTTCTTGCAAGACAGAAAGTGCAGAAAGCAATGCAGCAGATTCTTGCTGTGGAATAGATTCAATGATTGGGAGTACATCGCTAGATTCCACCCATTCATCATGTTCAATTTCTTCAATTTCTCCCGTTTCGCAGTTTGCTACAATTTTTTTCATTACAATAATCCATACAGCGTTAATTTGGTATCTGTTGACCAGTAGTGCGTTCCGCCATCACTTCCTAGCGCGGTTGTCCAGTACAAATCAAATCTATCAAAACCCTGCCGTGTTTGACCAGCAGCATTAGTAAAAGCAAAATTTGATAACAGAGCGCCGCCGCTTGAGTTGTATCCATGAGTAAAATTCATAGTTCCATGAGATCCAATTTGATTTACATAATCAGCAAATAATATTTGAATTGATCCACTGGTGCTTGCTGAGTTACCATAGCTGCCAGCAGCCCAAAAATATGCATAATTATTATTTCCAGAATTAGTTCCACTATACGCGCCAGAACTATAAAACATTCCCCACATCCAAGAAAAATTTAATCTGGAGCCACTTTTATAAAAATCTATACAAAGATTAGAATTTGCCCAAGTACCTGTTGTAACAACATTTCCCGTTAATTGCAAATTTTTATATGTTAAAGGAATGTTTGAAAACGATATCCTGTTGGATAAATTCGTTCCGGGAATAGTGACAATGGATGTTACTGCACTAGGAGTTGCAGCTATGGCAGTGGAAATCGCCGATGATGCTCCTGAAGACACAGTTCTATCTTGTGAAAGTTCAAGCCACCCTGTTGTTGTTCCGCTATCAATAAGTCTTTTGTACAATTTATTTTTTGCAGTGTTGTACCACTCATCACCGGCCTGAGCGTCAGATGGCTCATTCGGCGATGAGTAGTGCTTGATGTAATCCCTTTTCGACATTACGCCTGTGCTTCCGTCCAAGACAGTCGAGTGATAATCGACGCATTTGCTGTAGAAATAACCGGCGCAACGCAAACGGCAATCACGTCAGGACCATCGGGAAATTTGTTTAACACACTCCCAAGAGAATTAGTGTTTCCTCCACCAAGAATGCTGTTTCCCATATCCCGGACAAGTGCCAATTCCTGTTGTGTTACTCCGCCAAGATTGGTAAAAAATGTCAAAATGGTTTCTCCAGAGAGAACAGTATTGTCGGTATTGGTAAAATATGCAACTTGCGCAAGGCTACTGCCGCCAACGGCTGTCCACACAGGGAGTGTTCCTCCAAATGTTCCATTAAGAACAAGATCAATCTTGAAAAAAGCGAGCGTGGTATACACGTCCATTTGGCGCAAGATCAACTGCATGCGATTGACAATTTCTCTTTGGCCGAGAAGTCCAATAAATCCATTATCCACACTAGGGGAAACTCGTAGCGCAATAAGCGGACGACGAACAATCGTGCTATTGAATATAGCCGGTGTGTTTACACCAGCGGCAAACACAAGAGACTTGTCATCATCATATCTTCCGTCCATGGAAACGGCAGAACCCCAGTGAGAAATGGTGCTAGCCTGTGCAGGACTGTACAATTCCACTTTTTGTGGAGCAACGGCAGAATACGTAAACGTTTGCGCTGATCCGTTTCCTCCGGCTGCTGCGCGGCCTGTAATATTTAACGAAGTAGTAGTTTTCCCAGAATAGGTAATGTATTCGATTGCGCCGGTTGTTACGGTGTTGTTATATACGATAACTGTTCCCGATGCAGGAAAACGCGATGTATCGGAAACAAAAAGATCTGATCCTGAAAGAGCAGTATTTGCCAGCGTTTGCGTCAAGTACGTATACGGAGCAATTGTATTTACTTCATATCGAGCCGGAAGATTTCCAGACCGCATGTATGCTTCAGTGTTGACATTATTATTGACCATTCTATGCACATACATAACTTCACCGCGGTTATTCTTGAATCCAAATCGAATCGCTCCAGCACCATACCAAGAATAATCAATATAAAACATTTGCATTTTAGAAAGGTCAAGAGTAAATCCGCTATAGCCAGTTCCGTCCGCTTTGTCAATATTCCACTGCGACTGAGGAACGCGAACTTCGAGAGTTTTGGAAAGAATTCCTCTGGCAACAATGGTTGTGCCTCGATATTCTGGATAAATATTCATGGCAGTATCAGTACTGATATTTGAAACAAGATAGGACATTCCACGAATTACGACATAATCTCCGGGTTTTAGTTGAGTTGCAAATGCGGTTCCCGTCCCAATAATTGATGAAGATCCGTTAGCGACAGCAATTGTTCCACTTAACTGAGTCGTACTACTTCTTTTTACAACATAAAGGGTTTGTCCATCAAATTCAAAAAAGAAACCATTTTGATAATCAAACATTCCGACACGGTTGGCGCTCCCGTACCATGACGATGGAGCAACCGTAAAAATGCCGCTTGTTGCGTTGGATGTGGCTGTAGCCGCCGAAGGAGTGGTGGCAGCGGTATACGTTAATGTAAGTACGTTAGCCACCGTGGCAACAAGGAATATACCGTTATATGCGGTTTCAATACATCCTGAAACACTGATATACGCTCCGGGAGCAAGTCCGTGTGGATATTTTGTCGTAATAGTGACAGTTGTTCCAGAACTGGTAATTGTATCAACTTGCAGAGAAGGTTTGAAAATTGTTCCAGTAGAAAACTGAATACCTTTTCCTGACTGATATCGAAAATACCTTCTTGTTTGTCGTGTTACTTGATATCCATGTGATGCCAATTGATTGCTGAACTGCACACCGCCGTCAAATGCTCTGTGTGTGACATACCCTTGAGTTCTTGAATAGAGCGAAGTCGTGGTAGTTGTAATTGTTCCTGTAAGAGCAGTGGAGATAGTGAAGGTATTTTTCGTAGGAGTAGTGGCAACAGCCCACGTTCCATTGACTCCAGTAACGCCGGTTGTGCCCACGATAAATACGTGATTGCCGACATTCAGCCCATGCTCATTTGTTGTTGTGCAAGTCAGTATTGTTCCATTCAGCGTCATCGCAGTACCTGCATTTGCCGCAATAGGAATTGATGATCCAGTATAGAACGTTCCAGCAAATACATACGTTTTTGATGAGTCAAATAACGTAGAAGAAATCTGCGTGGGAGCAACAAATGTACGATAGGTGAAAGACACATTGGTTGAAATGGTATCTACTACCCACCATCCGTCGGCGTTTGCCGTGTCGTATGTGCCAATGATAAAAAAGGGAGTTCCAACGGCTAGTCCGAGTGTGCTAGTTGTCGTCACCGTTACGGTAGTTCCAGAGGATGTAATATTGGAAATGCCGAGCAGCGGAACGGTTGCATCATAAAATGCGCTTGGTCGCAAATTCAATGTAGAAATACTTTCCCACTTGGTTGGTTGCGTGCCATACTCAAAGTCTGTATCAATCAGCGACTGAGGAGTGCTTGTCCGCATTTTGCCAACAGGGTCCATGAGCGTTTCTGACGGAGTAATTTCAGAATACGTCTCCTCAAAAAGAATGCTTAACTTGTCAGTCGAAGAATGAGCAGTCGTGTTATATGCCAGCACGATGGTGGTTGTTTCCACACCCAGCGTCGCTGTTGGCGTGCATGCGGTAAACCCCAGATCTGGATCACTAAAATTATAAATGACAATATTTCTCGTAACATTTGTCACAAGGAGAAGTTGTTCGGCACGGATATATTTACCATTTACTACAATGGTTCTTGTAGATGGAGTAAATGAGTATGATTCCAAAATTACATGCTTTGCCATTTGTTTCTCCCCGAAATATTTTCAATCGCCCAGCACTATTGTACATGAACTGAACGGATATTTTCTGCTTGATTGTGTAATGCTTATTTTATTTATGACAGAATAGGAGCTTTCCCCAGCGTCGGGAGGATTGTATATAGTGATTCTACCATTTCTGACGCGATATCCACGATATCCATCATAATCCATGATCCAAGGATATGAGATTTCTTTCACGTATGGAGTCAGTCTTCTGCCGCTGATGTACAGTTCCAAGTCTTTTGAGTCAACAATTGATAGTATGGTTGTTTGATCTTTTTTTAACGCAAAAACTGTCTTGACGCCATCAAATTGTGAAGAGATAGCATTTGGAATAATGGAGTCATAGATAAATCCGGGAGAAGGAGAGGTGCTGGTATTTCCCGAAATCTTGACTCCGGCAGTGAAGTTCTGTTCAGCGGTCCATTGGTTTTGCGCCGAAAGAGAAATTTGCCCTTGGGTAACAGGATTGACGCCAACCACAGTTCCCTGTGTTCCCGAAACAACGCCATCAGTTATTGTGGCATCTGGAATATAGACGAAATTCTGTGTTGTTCTTTGAAACCCAAAGAATCCCCTTTTTGCAATAGTTCCATTATGCCACTGAAAAGTAATTCCCTTGTCGTATCCATCATTGACGAGAGGGGTTAATCCACCGGTTCTTCCTCCAAGATCAATTGTAGGATTTTCAATAGCGGTTATTTGTACGCCATTGGTAATGAATCCGGAAGAGAACGTTTGCGCCGTTGTCCAAGTATTGGCATTGGCAAGATTGATCGAAATGGTTTTTGCAGCAGATCCGTCAAATGTTGTTCCGCTGTTAAAGAGTAATGAAGATCCAACAGAAAGGGATGCGCCTCCGCCACCGCCTCCCGTGCCGTTTGCCGCTGCGGTGATTCTTCCCTTTGCATCAACAGTGATGTTCGTATTGGTGTACGATCCCGCAGTCACTCCAGTACTGGGAAGGTCCAAAGTGATGGCCTGTGATCCCGTCCATGTTGAAGTGGCTATGGAAGTTGCAGTGTCGTATGCAGATATTGCAGCAGCAAAAGTAACCGATAAATTGGAAGTGCTTTGCGCAGAAACAAACGATGACCAATATAAATTATTGCTTCCATCGGAGCGAAGGTACTGTCCGGCAGATGGTGCGGAAGCAGGAAGGGTGTAGGTAGTGTTGTCTCCAGTCGCCGGAGAAGTGATTCCTACATATCCGGCTGTAGATCCCAGAAAGCGCAATACACCTCTTCCGGTTAGCCTTAGACGCTCTGCGAGATTTCCGGATCCTCCAAAAGTAGAAAAAGTCAAGTCTGTAGTCCCCGAACCCGAAGAAACGTTTCCAGTAAACTGACTTATATCGGTCTGAACTGCGCGTACTTCTGCAGTATACGCATTATTAAGTGCAAATCGTATTGCTACTGAACTTCCAGTAGATCCATCAGTATTATTTAAAATCAAATTTGCGCCAAGTGTCGAAGAATTTTTGCGCACTTCCAAAGATGACGAAGGCGCTGTTGTTCCAATTCCAACATCTCCGGCAGGCGTGATTCGCATGCGCTCATACGCAGAAGTCTCTGTCGTGCCACTGGTTATGCCAGCAGCAGCGGTGCGGAAGATGATTGCACCACCGGCAGCAGTTCCAGTGCTGGTTCCGCCAAGGAGCGTCAAAGGACTGCCAGCAGTATCAGTGACTCCACTGCCTGCATTGGATCCGGAGATTTGCGTAAATATTTGATTTGCATTGAGTGAAAGAGTTTTTGCGGCCGACCCATTAAACGTAGTGCCAGAATCAAAAGATAATCCAGTTCCAGCAGTGAGCGAGTTCGTTGTTGTGCCTACCGTACTTCCGCTAGTTGCTGAGGTAATGCGTCCTTTTGCGTCAACAGTGATGTTTGCATTGGTGTACGATCCTGCGGTAACGTTCGTATTCGCCAGCGTCAAGGTAATCGCTGACGCTCCGGAACCCGTGGCATCTCCGTCAACGGTGATGGATTGGTTTGCCGTCAAGTATGTTGCGGTGTCTAATGCCCATGTATCGGCCGCGGTTTTCTTGAGGAAACCAGTCGTTCCTACGAGTCCTGCGATAGCGGTCAAATCAGCATCGAGAGACTGAGCATCCGTAATTCCGTACCCCGATAACGTCGTCGGGTTTGTTGCGGCTGTGACTCTTCCCTTGGCATCTACCGTCACGCTCCGGTATGTGCTGGCTGCAACTCCCGTATTCGTCAGGGACAGCGTTGTCGTTCCATTTGAGATAGACGCAGACAGTCCTGTTCCTGCCGCAATATTTGCTGCAATGGTTAGCCCAGATGAAGAAAGAGTCTTTATTACCATTACGTCATTTCCACTCCAAATGCACTGAATGACACTGAAGCGCTACTTGATGAAACAAGAAGATATTTATTCGTTGCGTCTAGAGTTACTCCGATGGTAAGAAATACCGAATCATTTGCATTCACTGTTCCGTCATATGCAAGATATCCGTCATAAGCATTTGCTCCGGAACCTGTAGGAAAACTCGTGGACGCAGACACACAGACGCGATACGTAGCAGATGATCCGCTTGTATTGCATACAACGATGGTGCTGGCAATGCTTGCTGTGCCAGTACATGTGTGCAACAAATTCGCTGTTGATCCAGCAGGACTACCGGCCGCTGTTGCGGTTATTGTTCCGAGTCTTTTGTATGCTTGTGCCACTTTTGTTTCCCTTGCTCTAAATATATCATTCTTGTTCAGAGTAACAATGTCTTGTCTGTGATTACACAATGTACTATGCTACTAAAGTTTTGATGTCCTCATTCCACTAAAATTCATCCCTGTTGGTTGCGGATAAGATCCTTGGTTCCAGTCGCTAGATATACCTACATAATATTGAGTACTCGAAGAATAATAAAACTGCGTTGTCGCGCTGATGGTGCTTCCAAGAAGCAGGGTAGATGGATTATGGAAACGAGTCCCTGAAACAGTCCAGTCGTCTTGACCAATGGTACAAGCGGCTCTTGAGGTGGATAGTGAAGGTAGGTGCCAAAAATGCAACGTATACCATGTTCCCGCAACAAAGTTAAAATTTCCGCTACCGACATTTCCCAAAGATGCGCTAACTTCGGTTGGGTTTGCGCTATTATTGTTGCCAAAAATAAAAAGATTAGAGGAACTGGTTGCAACTCCGGCAGTTACCGCTATTCTGCTGGTATTGGCACCCCATACATAAGATGCCGAGGACTGGCCTGAGGCATTAGTTCTTCCATTTGCTACTGGCCAAATTGCAATACTGGGATCTGGTGCATTGCTCGATGGGCACTTAAAAGATGCCTGAATAAGGTAATCTCCAACATATGATTGAGTTGGTCCAACTACATATTGTCTGGCAAAAGTAGCAGAACCCGCGGTCATTAATCCGTATGTGGAACTCCAGCCATATTGATATGCGGATCCACTCCAAACATAAGGATCAGCAGTGTTCGTGGTTATGCCTGCGGGGGCAGAATTGCTGAAAAAATTCCAAACAGTAGTATTTTGAAAATCTATAGGAGTTATTGTCGATGTGGTTGCCAACAACATTCCGGAAGAATTTGCAAGTCTTATTTCAATATAAAATGAATCAGTTTCTATTCCATCCTCACTTACCAACGTTTTTGTAAATTCTCCCGAAGATGTTGTTCCCCATTCGGAATATGTGGTAAATGTTCCAGTCATTAATCCATCAGTAAAATCTGCTGCTAATACTGATCCTGTTAATGAAACAATTGTATAATGTAATGTTAATCCAGCCGTCGCTTTGGATAAATTGATCTTTACGGTAAAAGCCGTTCCTTCGGTGGGAGTAAATGACGGAGTGACAGATGTCCAATTTGCGCGAATTTGCTGAGGCCACGTCGCTTGCCTGACATGATTGTATGCCTGAAAAGAATCATATATTCCTGAAATTGACACAGGAGCAAACCCTGTCGCAGATGCTTGCGAGGGAAGATTCTGTGGTCCAATGATTCCGCCGTTTTTTATCATTTATTTTCTCTTATACCGGGTAATCTGTTGTGTACAGCGACGGGTATCTATTTTTAAAAACATAATAATTCTGCATTATTTCGGCGTAAGACAACACTCTGTTATATGCTAATACAAATGATATATAACAACTTGAGAATTCGGATGTAGCATTAAAAGTTCCAAGATAAAATGCATTTGGCCCTTGCGACCCGTAAGAGTTAGGGCCAAAACTCAAAGCAAGTCCATCGTATAAAGCCCAACTGTCAGAAGTATAATTTCCAGTGCAAGTAAATATTCTCCAGTTTGTATCGTTGTTTTGATAGGTAATATTTGTGCCTAATCCTGCACTTAGATCGTTAATCCATCCTTCAGAATAATACCTTCCATATCCTCCGCCATGATATCCCAATAAAAAATTATTATATCTTCCACTCACCACGCGCCCCTGAATGGCCGTGTTAAAAATTTTTGTTCCTGCCATAATTGTATGATTTGTCGTGGAAAGATTTGGCCCCGCAGTTCGAATATATTGTCCAACTGTACTGGATGTGGCGGTACATATCATTACCCCTCCATCTGTGGTTCCGCTCCAAGTAACCCCATTGACAAGAGTGCCATTATTTCCAGATCCGCTAAGATCAGTCCATGTTGTGCCGGTACCCGGATAGCTTGCAGTATTTCCTGCATCAAGATGCAAAACAAGGCCCGAAGAAACAACACCGAAATTTGCTCTGCCGACAACGTCAATGTTGTTTGATCTTTTTTGCTGACTTGACCCTATGTATCCTGCGTTATTTGAAAAAAAAGACATATATTACACCGCAATTTCTTCATAAGAACATACTGCCTCAAGCTTGCTTACGGTGCTTGCGGTTAATCGAATACTATCTCCTTCTTCCAGATATATTGCACTTTCCCTAGATAGCAAAACCAACGTTGCGTTTGCGGGAACAGAAATTAAATAGGCTATTCTATAAGACGTAGTTCCATTTTTATATAAATCAGCAGTAATATTATACGCTGTTGTTCCGTCAACATTTGCAATAATTAAAGAATTAATTTTTAGAGATTTTCCTGATGCTGCCGCATTGGAGGCAATTGCGGTTGCGGTAATAGGAACTGCAAGTCCTACAGTTTTCCCATACATCGTTGCGACTGACACGATATTTGGTGCGGCCATTTTTTTAATCCTTTATCGAAAAAATATTGAAAATGCAACTGCCCGACTAGCACTAGCCTTACTGTTGAACGTCGTCCAGTCCGTAGAACTCAATGCTCCTCGGACAGATGACGACGCTGTCGGAAGATTAAGAAAAATTGTGTCAGGACCAGATTGAGA